GGAAAAAAAGCCTGCAAAAAGCACTACAAGGAAAATAAATGCGACTGGTGTGATGAATTTAAGATCCTAAGAGAATGTGCACCAAAAATAGAATGGTAAAGTATGGACTGCAAAGAAAAGGAATGTAAAGACAATAGTATAAATTGGGTAAAGACACTTCCTTCAAAACCTTGTCCCAATTCAATATATTTTTTAAAGACCTCTGATGGAGTTTTGATGTATGTGTCTTCTCTAACAGGAGTACTGATTCAAATAGGAGGTTCTAGTCAAGGAGGTGATATAACAATAACGTCACCTGATTCTAGTATAACTGTTATTCAAAACGAGCAAGATTTTCAAATTAAAGTTTCAGATATTCTTCAAATACTAATAGAATCAGCTTTACAGCCAGGGGATAATATATCAACACTTATAAACAATGCAGGTTATATTACAGAAGCTGATTTAGGACTACAGAGAAGCCTAGAAGAAGGAAGTATTGGAATAGTAGACACACCTATATTACTTCGTCAGAATATAGGAAGTAATTTTGCTTCAGTATATATTGAAAATGGTGCTTCATCTTTAACAGGAAGTCAGTCAATAAATTTTGCTACGCCCACTAATAACTTAAATATCGATAGTACGGGGTTCACCATCAGAAGCGATAGCTCTTTACCAGCTAAGTATTTTGCTGACTATTCGGTTAATTTTACAAACAGAAGTTTAGTAGATAAACAATATGTAGATAGCCAAGTAAGCGGAAGCGGGTTTATACCATTGACTCAAAAAGGGGCCATAAATGGAGTAGTACCTTTAAATTCAAGTTCTACAATAGACGCTATATATTTACCTAGCTACGTAGATGACGTATTGGAATTTAATAATTTAGGAGCTTTTCCTATAACAGGAGAAACAGGGAAAATATACGTAGCTAGAGATACTAATAAAACTTATAGATGGTCAGGAAGTGCATATATTGAAATATCTCCTTCAGATGTAAATTCTGTTGCAGGACTTACAGGAATTATCACATCTGCAAACCTTAAAACTGCTTTAGCATTAAACAATGTAGATAATACATCGGATATTGATAAGCCCGTCAGTACTGCTCAAAATACAGCTATAAATGCAAAAGTAGCAGATGCCATAAACGATGGGACAACTACAGTAGCACCTTCTCAAAATGCAGTATTTGATGCATTAGTTTTAAAAGAAAATCTAGCTAACAAACAAAATAACAGGGCAATAGACGGAACAGGTTCTAAATACCCAACAATAGATATTATAAATAGCTCATTCGCACCTTATGACGACATCTATCCTCGTTTGATGTATGACCAATTTTTCAAATATCAAGCAACAGGAAGTGGATTAGATGCAACAGGGGCTATCCCGCCTACTACAGTAGGAACAGCAAGTAATGGGAGTATAGCTTATGGAGTCGTACCTCCTTTTGTAGTAGTAAATACTAGAAAGTATGTAACCGCAGCAACAGCAGGATCGAGTTGTGGATTGAGAGATAGTGCCTTTAACAGGATTAACACAAACCAAGGCTATTATTTTTCACAAAGAATAAAAAATGCAGATGCTTCTATAATATCAGATGTTAGGTGCTTTTACGGATTAGCTACTACTGGTGTTATGGCTAATGCGGATCCTTCTGCCTATGTAGAAAGTTTAGTAGGCTTTGCCGCAGATAGTGCTGATACTAACATGCAATTAATGTATAAGCAAGCAGGCATTCCCTTTTTTAAAATAAATCTAGGGGCTTCTTTTTTAAAAACCAACAGTGATGACTATTTTATGGAACTATGGAGAATAAAAGGAAGTTCAATTACATTTTATAAAATAACCAACCTTACAAATGGAGCTATGCAGCAAGGTAGCGTTACTCATAATTCAGTATTAACTATTCATAATAATAGAAACAATGGGGCGAGTAATATAGTAGCTGGTATTGATTTTATAAAGGCAACACTACATTTAGATGAACAATATTAATTAAAAATAATAAAAAATGACAGAAGAAGAAATTCAATTTCAGATCGAACTAAGGATAGACTTTTTTTTACAAGAGATGCAGACCTTCAGCTATTATACTATGGGTAAATACTTTTATGGAATTAAAATACCTGAAAATGTTGCAGCAAACATAAAGGCCGCACATGAACAGTTTATAAATGATATGAGAGTATACATACCTAATTTTGAATTGGAAGATATTCAAATGAATGGTAGATTTTTAATGGGCTATGATGGTACAGCTACAGTAAATGGTAATCAGGTACTAGAAGAACTAAAAGGAAACCATGAAATATACTCTTTAAGAATTGAGGGAACTCTAATAGAAAACCTGCCTGACACAGCCTATGATAAAATAACAGGAGAATTGTACTATCCTATGGCAATTGGCGAAAAATTTCGCTTAACATATAAACCTAAATAATTAATTTTAATACACACCTTTAATAAATGAAAAAAATTCTATCACTATTATTAGTATCTTTTACACTATCTGCCCAAGATGTCTATCAAGAAAGCGGTTCAATTAGATTCCATACACAAAATAAAGGAGGAATAGGTGCCGAAAGAAGCTTTCTTTTACCTCTAGGAACACATGATAGCATATTCCCTACAATGCGATATAAAGGAAGATTTCAATATAATTCTTCTACAAATAAGTTAGAATATAATAATAATAGTTCTTGGAAATACTTAGCAGATGAAATCTGGGTACAAAATAACTTTTTCCCAATACCTTCTGGATTAGCAACACAGTATTTAAGAGGGGATGGTACTACTGCCAATTTCCCCACAATACCTTCTGCACAAGTTCAATCTGATTGGAACTCTTTATCGGGATTGGGAGTGGTTTTAAATAAGCCAATAATTCCAACAAATACAAATCAATTGACTAATGGAGCAGGATTTATAACAGGCTATACAGAAACTGATCCAAATGTCCCTACTTACAGCAAGTCCTTGACAGCGTTTTCGATAATAAAGGCCTCTACCGACCCACTGTACAAAGCAATAGGGTACTCACCTACAAGTTTAGAAATCACAACTGCTTTAGGAGTTACTCCAATTAGTCAGGCACAAGCAAGAGCCTCTATAACTTTAACGACTACGGGTTCAGGACAAGCCACTTACAATAATTCGACAGGAGTACTTAATATTCCAACGCCTTCAATACCAATTCCAGATTATACAAATACAGTAGCTGTGGCAGGAGGAGTAGGAAATTCAGTATTCTATTTAACATCGGATAAGACTTCAACAGGAACAGCTCTGTATACTAATATAACTTGTGTACTACCAATCATAAATGATTCTACAGTAAACTATACTTATGGATGGACTTATAATTCCACAACAAAAGCTTTAACTGTAAACGCTAAATCCTCCGCAGGAATAAACGTAGCCTTAGTAGGTCTTACACTTTTAGGTTTACCTTCCCCAGTAGCGAATGGAACAAATATTCAAATTTTAGTAAAAGGTAATTAATAAAAAGAAAAATAATGATTAGAGCATTTTATACAGATTTACAAGACACGGAATTACAAAGAATTATAATCAAGGCTTTTGAAGATTTAAGACAGCAAGGTATTGAAGTAAATGAATATCATGACTTGGAAGAATATTTTGAAATTCCCGAGAGTGGGCTTCCTCGCCCAAAACGTCCAAAGAAATCTTAAAAACATAAAAATGTGTCAAGAAAATATAAATTCGTGTGGAGAAGTAATATTCTCACAGTGTGTGAATTATGAGGAAGAACTTCCCGACTTTACTAAAATTACAAAGTCTTGTGTAAATCTAGAGGATACAACAAAAGATTTGTATCTAATAGCAGGAGAGATAAAAGAAGAGATACCTGAAAACTTGATTGAAACTATTGAAGATTTTGAAACAAGGATAATTTTACTAGAATCACAGGTACTCGCCCTACAACAGGAAAATATTTGTTTGAAAGATATTACAGAATGTGTTAACATACTGGGAGATGATCCTTGCGGTTCCCAAATAACAAATCTAGGTCAAGTTTTAAACTACATAATAAACAGATTACCTAATGAATAAGACTAAGAAAAGCGGGGCTCCAAAACCCAAGCCAAAGACCAAGAAGTAATGGAAATTCTTGCAAGGAAATTACAGACTATTCCAATATTGTTAGTTTTCATGTATATAAGCGTCTATAATTTTATTGAGACAGACTTTTATGCAGACTACTATGAAACATTAAAAAATATAGATAACACTCTAGTCTTAATTTCCTTGCTAGCTTTCCTATATAAAGGCTATGAACGCTGGAATTTGGAATCTCTGAGATGTTTTTCAGCAGTAATTGTCCTAAACATACTGAGTGAGTTTTCCCACATGTTAGGAGAGAGAGATTATTACAGGTGCTATTTGCTAATTCTCTATATTTTTATAGCATCTTTTATCTTAACAAGCATATACAACAATGATAAGAATGGATAAAATCCTAGATATACTGAAAACGCTTGTTACTTTGACCAATAGGCAGATAATAATAGTACTCATGGCTGTGATAATTGCAATAATGTCTATAGCCATATATAAACAAGACGAAATAATCAAGAGCAAAGATGATACTATTAATTCCAATAATATCAGATATATTGATAACCTTAATGCTCTTCAAAATAAGATCGATGTACAAGAAAAGGAAAAATTTAAAATCATCCAAGAAGCTCAAGAATATTTCAGAGCAAGATTTGAAAAACTTGAAGATGAATCACGCAGAAACTTTAGAGAAGTGAAACAAATTAAAAACTTATGAAAACAGGATTATTTAGTATAATAGCTGGGTTTTTACTACTGGTATCTCTATCCAAAGCCAATGATAATCACCCAATAGTAGAAAAAATTATCTTAGAGGAAAAGACCTTTGAAGAACAGATGCAAGAAACAGAACTTTATAAAAAAACAGTTCCTGTAGAAGATACTATAATGGAGACGCACAAACTGATACAAGATTTCAAAAATGAAAAAATTAATTAACGACTTATTAAAATCACCGAGTGGGAAATATTCTAGAAAATCTGTAATTATTATAATTACTTTTTTAGTCACACTTTCTTTAGGGGCTTATATTGTAATAGCTGAAGTTTTAAACACCTATGCATCAGGCGTATTCAACTCTCTATTATTATTTTTAGGAGCTCTGCTGGGAATATCAGTTTTTGACAAGAAGGTGGAAAATAAGTCAGTACCTAATATAACAGAAGAGACAGAAATTTAAAAAAGTTTAAAAATGGTAACAAGTAAAGACTGCTTAAGCAAGTACGGAGACCCTAATTTAATAGAAACCCAAAATAAATACTTTGAAATTTGGGTAGTTTCAGAAAATTTTCTAAAAGCTTTTTCACACGTAAGATTTTCAGCAGTTGGTACAATAGGGTTCCCAAAAAAAATATTCATCAATAAAGATTTTAGACCCTTATTAGAAAAATCTCTGCAAAATGTCATAGATAGAGGTTTAGAAAGAGAGTTGAAAACATGGGATGGTGTTTTTATAATTCGTCAGAAAAGAGGTCTGACATCACTATCTTTACACTCTTGGGCAGTAGCTGTTGATATAAATGCTTTTGAAAATCAGCTAAACAAAGAGCCTAAACTATCCAAAGAATTTGTAAGATGTTTTACAGACTGTGGCTTAGAGTGGGGAGGAACGTGGGCTAGAAAGGACGGGATGCACTTTCAAATAGGAAATTTACCTGTAAAGAATACAACACCTTCAAAGGAAAATCTATATACGGTAGTATCGGGGGATACATTATCTAAAATTGCCATAAAAAATAGAACTACCGTCACGAAAATTAAAAAAGACAATTCTCTAAATTCCGACTTAATACAAATAGGACAAAAATTAAAAATATGATAGCATTAAAAACATATTGGAGAGAAATTGTTATGGGAATTATGGCAATATTTATTATCCTCCTACTTAAAGATTGCAATCCTGAACCGTCTACTGTTACAACTTATAAGGATGTGAAGATAAGAGTTCCAGAAGTAATAGGGACTTTAATTCCTAAGACAATCACAGAGTTGCCGAGTCAAGGAACTGATTCAATTATTTACAAAGACAGGCTCATATACTCCACTCATCCTTTTGATAAAAAACTCGCCGAAAAATATTTAAAAGCAAATGACAGTTTAAAAAGTATAATATACATCCAATCAATACAAGAGAAAGAAAATATTTCAGATTTTTCAGATAATAACATAGAACTTAAAGTCCGAACAAAAGTACAAGGTGAATTAAAAGATATAAAAGCAGATTACAAGATAAAAGAAAGGGAAGTAACAGTACAAGAAAAAACAATCACCAATACAATTGTAAAAGAAGCTCCTAAGTTTGGGCTTATTTTGGGAGGCGGTTACAATCACTCTTTAGATTTAAATAACAACTCAAGCTTTGAAGCAAATTTAGGAATAAGGATTAAGAAACTGACTGTTCTAGGTACGGCAACAACAGAAAAAACAGTAGGTGCAAAAATATTGATAGAATTATGAAAACATTAGATATAAACTATGGCAGATTGTAATGACTGCATTGAACAGGAAGTAGATTCTTGCCAAGGCGAAAAAAAATACACAGAGTGCATCATCTCAAAAACAGCAGTACCGATTTTAGGAATTTCTGCCAATGAGCAGTTAGATGTGTCTATCGTAAAATTAGCAACAATAATACAAGGACTTACCGCAAGGATACAAGCTCTTGAAGAAAATTTATAAAAATGTGCAAAAAAGATTGCGGATGTAATAGTAATAATTGCTTTCCTGATAACATGTGCAGGGATTGCGAAGTGAGAACAACAACGGACTGTATAACTGTAAACCCAGAATTACCGAACATAGGGACAGATGCAGGAGAAGTGTTATCAACAGTTTTAGAACTTATAGATGAGCGTTTGAGTATTACTCCACCAGTACCTACAATTTCAATAACGAATGTGGGAACAGGAGCACAGAGCTTCAAAGGACTCAGCAACTTAGGGAATTATGAATTCAGATCTATACAAGGCTCCGAGAATGTAATAGTAACACAAACAGATAACAATATAACTATTGAAGCCCCAGACCAAAGAACTTATACGGCATCTAACGCAGGTAATTTAGGAATTGGTGTCTATAAGGACTCAACAGTAGGTTCAACAAATACTCAATTCAACTTTAAGAATGTCAACTCCACTAATACTGGGTCAATAGGAGTAGAGATACTGAATGCAATATCTCAAACAAATGACAATATTACCATATCTGCAAAAAAAATAAGCTCAGACTCACTTACCATAACAGAAGATGAAGGGGTAATATCGATAAACACTCCTACAACAAATTCAATTCCAGCTCTTTATGTAAATAATTTGCATACCATCTCAGAAGAGGAGTGGATTTCCTTGGGTGGCCTTCCCTATAGAGGCACGGGATCACTTGCCACACCTTTTACAGACACTATAACAGGATATGTTGCAGGAGTTCCTCAGAAAACTCTTAACAGCTCTATTGGGAACGCTTTACTTGCATATTTAGGTTCAGGTACACGAATATCCCCTGAAAAACAGGGACAAGAAATAGTTATACAAAATAATACAGGAGAATATATCTTTAACAGCGATTTAAACTATAACTTTATTAGATTAAAGATTCAAGGTGCGGTGAGTTTCACATATAGCGGATATCTAGTAAATATGGATGATGTTGCCAATTTTGGTAATGACAGTCAAGATTCAAGAGTCACTATAACACTAGATGGAGAGAGCACCCAAGCAGTGGTTAATGGATTAGGATTGCTTAATTCTGGAAATAAGATAGCGACAAACACATACCAAAAAGTAAAAAATATAACCATAGATGGAACTGGAATGTACTACGACACTTCTACGTACACTGCCGATAAGTATATGTTTACTTCAGATCCCATAGGTCAAGTTAATGGTACCACAGGATGTAATAATGATGGTAATATCGCGATATCAATAAGTGCAAGAGCTCAATCTTCAAATAATGGTATTTGCAAAGTGGGAGGCAAGTCAAGGATTGAGATAAGTAAAACAGTAAGTTCAGGCCTATCAGGAATATCAGGAAACACGTCATTGAAGGCATTTTATGTCACAGGGGGATCTATACGTATGTTTAATGCTGTCATAAGCTCTCAATTTTTAAGGGATAATGTATTTTATATAGAACCCTTGAATGGATTTACACCACAATTCATAGCAAGAGATACTAGATTTACAGGATCGGGAACAGTTTGGTTTAACAAGGCAAATAATAATCAGGCAGACTTTGATATGGCTAATTGCAACACTTTATTTTTCACAGGTACCCAGCTTTTTAATTCAACAAATTTGTGGCCTATAACTTTCAGAAATAATTTATTTGAATCTGTAGCCATAGATTTTACAAAAGTAGATTTTACAAAAGGTAACACAATTTCGGCAATAAATACGATTGGAAATAGTGTCATAGAGACTTTACAGACTTCTCCATCAAGAACAGCAGCAGCAGCAGATCCAAGCTTCGCTAAAAATAGTAAGTTTATAAATACTAACTCTGCAAATGTGGACAAGGCTACATGGTTTATAGACATAGTTATAGTATAAAAATTTGTTTTCTTTTTTCTTGGAAGGAGGGTGAGGGATAAAACCTTTATCCTCCTTTATTTTTGGTAAATAATAAATTAATGAATTTTTTTAATCCGATTTTATTCGGTAAATTTGCAACATGAAGAATGCTGAATTTGTAGACTTGGTAATAAATCAGGCAAAAGATAATAATGTAGACGCTGTTCCGCCAAGAAGATACATTCTGAGAATGGGCAGGGCATCTTCTATGAACCTAATCGCCCAAAAGCTCTTAGAACGGACTTTATATAGGGAAGCTTCTCTTTTCACTACAATAGAATGTATAGAATTGGAAGCCAGTGATAGAATAAAATGCCCCTTGGTCGATTTAAGACGCTGTGGTACATTAATGAGGTCAAAGAAACCTCTACCTAAACCTATTTTTAGCCGATTAGGGAGCTCCATTAAGAATGTAAGAAGTATTGATGGAGGTTTTGAATTTTCAATCGGATATGAGAATCAAATCAGGCGGGATAAAAAAAGAAAATACCAGCATAAAGGAGAAGTTTTTATTTATTTAGGAAGCGATATGCATATATATATCCCTGATGAAGAAATATACAATCTTTCTTTAGACTTGATAACTTTGGAGACAGAAAAGTGCGGGTGCGATGATGAATGCAAAAGCGCGTGGGACTATGAGTTTATAGTGCCTGACAGATTTTTAAAAATAGTCGTGGACGAAACAGTTCAAAAAATACTTTTAAGAAAACAAACACCAGAAGATCAAAACCCAAATGGAGTCAACGGATCATAAATTTCTATTCTTTAAAGAGACAGATATTACAGAAAGAGAGTCTTATGAGTATTTTAAGAAGAACAAGAGATTCACTCACAAGCCCTTTGACGAATATAAAAAATGGGTCAAAATAGCTAAAGGATTAATGCACGCAATGAACCTTCTATCACAAGAATATGATGCAGGAGTGTACTTCCAAGAATTGGGATATTTATTGTTCTTGCCAAAATATAAAGTAAAGGGACGCAGAATATCCCTATTAAGAAGAAAGCCAGATAGGTTTTATTACGAGCAGAGTTTCATACCTCTTTGTGATGAGCTTATATCGTTCAGGACAGAAGGACATTACTTAACAGACAAAGTTTTGATTCCCGATTTGAAAAGATTAGACAAGGCAGATGAATTTTACAAACAACTCAAGTATTTGAAAGGAAAGATGAACTTTTTATCTCCTAGCAAATATTTTAAAATTTAAACAAGACATTGGACAATATATCAATAAACGAACTTATAGCCGAGATAGAGGCAAAATACCCCATATTGGCAGAGAGTGGCGATATAGATAAATCTTCTATTGTGTTTACAGTAATCAATGCTCTTAGAAAATTTGGAGTCAATGTACAAAATTTAAAAAGTGAATTTTTAGATATTGATAATTCAAGAGCAATACTGCCTCAAGATTTCAAATCTTTAAAATTGGCATATATTCTAGAGCCTTTAGGATTCACAGTTTCAGGGGATAGAGAAAACCTTACAGACAACTACGTTTACAGAGAGAGAATAGAAAATCCTGCCCGATGGAATGAGCTTACCAATGAGTACATAAAAAGTTGCAATACCAAGATAGTGACTGAAAAGATAACTATCAAAAACAGCCATTTACATACCCATTACAAACACCGTTTTTTAGAACTTGAAGGAACAGTGGAAGCAAACTCTTTAGCAGCAGACTGTGTAAATAAAAAACTCAGAGTAAATAGTCCCTATAAGGCAAGCATATCGAATTCAGTATTAAATACTAATTTTGACAAAGGCAAGGTCTACATACAATACTACTCCCTACAGACAGATGAGAACGGAGACATGGTAATCCCTATCTTTTCAACAGGGGCTATATATGACTACATAGAAAACCTTATAAAAATAGAATTATCAGAGTATCTTATAAACAATAACTTAAACCCGCAAGGAATAGGACAGCTGTATACGGTTTATAAACAGGAGTCAACAGGACTAAAATCCTTGGCAATGAAAGAATCAAAGTTTAAAGGTCTGGGTAAAAATTGGGATAAAAAATTCTCGGATAATAACAAAAAGCATTTCGCAAAATATTTTAGATTTCCAAGGTAACTATGCAACAAAGAGAAGAAGGAAGCATCCCTTTAAAGGGTATGAATAGAGAAAATAACATAGACAGACTACAGGAAGGGGAATTTATTTTTGCACTAAACTCCGATACTAATGGTCAGGTCACTCATAACGAGCCCTCAAATTATCTAAATGTAAATTTTCCTCAAGGATACAAGGTTATAGGTTTTAAAAAGAATGCGCTAAAAAACGTAACATACTACTTTTTAACCAATAAGGAAACACTCAAGTCTTCGATAGGATATGTCGAGGACTTTTTGACTTTTCACGAAAACCAAGACCCGATAGAAAACTGCGTAGGCTGTGGTAATGTAAATACACTTTCAGAACCTCTAGAGAGTATAACACAGCAACCCGAAAACATTTATAGAGAGCTTATAAACGATAACTGCCTGGAAGTAGGTTCAGGCTTAAATTTCAATCAAAATTATCCAATAAAAAACCCAGTCATAAAAAATGAACAGTCAGGCACTACTTTATATTGGGAAGACAACTTAAACCCTCCGAGATTTTTAAATGTTACGGACACTTCTTATTTATATGAATTAGAGGTCGTATGTGGAGATAATATAATTACGGATTGCATAGATGTAAAAAAACTGCTTCAATTTCCTGAGCATACTCCATTATCTATTGATGCGGTATCTAGAAATACAGGAGGAAATCTTAGAAACGGTACTTATGAGTACTTTGCCTGTTACTGTGACGCAAATGGGGCAGAAATGTCTGAATATTCTTCAAGTTCGGGAGTGATAAAAATATTCAATGAAAATGATAGAATTTTAGATCCCACGGAACTAGACGGGCTGACTTCCTATTCTATAAAATTAAATATTTTAAATTTAGACAAACAGTACAGATACTATAAGGTAGTCTGTGTTGAAAGAGGAGTTTTAAACTCTAATATATTTGCTTATGAGGAAGGTATTTTCCCAACTTCAAATGACACTGTATTGGCAACTACATCGGGCAGGATTTATACAAATACTGACAGGGATACATTAATCAGCCCCAAGAAAGAAGTAGAATTAAACGATATATTCATAAGAAAGCCAAAAGTTGAAAAGGGAGAAGGAGAGGCTATTATCGGCTCTAGAAAATACATACACGGAATAAAAAGAAAAGAGGAGCTGAATATACAGCCTGTTGTAAATCTGATGTCTTCCCTATTGAAATGGCAGACTTCCATTACAAATGAAAACTTATATAAAGACGGCGTCATATCAGCCGATTATTTAGGGTACCAAAGGGATGAAGTACAGCCTTTTTCTTTAAGATTCCTATACAAGGATGGCGGAAAAAGTTACAATTTTCCTATAGTGGGCAGACCTGCTAATAATGAAGATCTTGAAACGGGATATTCGTCTCTTATGGGCGATATTACAAATTGTGATACCAACGAAAGAGATTTCAAATGGCAGTATATCAACACGGCAAAATTAGAAAAGACCTGTAACATAGCAACAAGCGGAACAGAAGTAATACAGCCTAATTCTAGAATATGCGTGATTGAGGGAGTTGATGAGATTCCTGCAAATACTATAGAAATAGAACTTAACACTTCTTTCGATAATTTAAAAGATTACATTGAAGATAATCCAGGAGTAGTGATTCCTGAGATAACACCCTACCTTTTAAATCCGTACCCAGAAGCCCATTGTGTACCTGTTTTCGGAACAGTCTACACTTCGGGCACCCTAATCGCGGGTAAAAACTACATAATTTATAACTTAATAGCAGGGGATGACTTCTCTAACGTGGGCTTTACGACAGAGGGTGTAGTATTTACAGCTTTAGAAGATGTTCCGCTTAATTGGAGCAATCAAACAGAGGTAGAAGAAACTGTTTGTGAGACTCCGACTTTGGATGAATTTGAAGTATTTATAGACAGGGTAAACGGAGAATTCGTGAATAGGGAAGAATCACCTTTTCCTGAAAGCTATGAAAATTTTCCAAGTGCATCTTGCAACTTCTATGAAAATTCTTCAACGGGAGAGTATGTCAGAGACACCACTTTCGAGTATCTTTATATGATGCGTCCGCCATTAGATCCGACCCCAGGCAGAAAGACCACTTTAAAAAGAACGTACAGTTTTACAAATGAGGGATGCTCGTCTTCAGCAGATATAATAAACATCTCTCCTACAAATAATAACGCGCAAAGATACTTTTTCAATTACAGGGGAGCAGAAACTAGAGCGGAACTAGAGGGCAGTAAAGAGTCTACAGTCACAGAATTGTCTTCAACAAATGGATTTTCAGAGAAGATTCAAGCAGGAGCCTTGTGGTTCAAAGCTACTACCCTAAATCGAAGCAAGTTCATTTTGGAAGTTTCAAGAACTCAAGATCCGCCAGCCAATGACGATATTATTGAAAGTGCTACAAACCCAACTCAAAAAGTAAGGGTTTCCCTTTTTCATAAGTGTTCAGATGTACAGGCTTTTTGGGGGGAGATAATACCTATAAGAAGCCAGAGTCTAAAATATAAGATAGAAGCTTATAAAAATACAGACAGCAGGTTAGAGATAACAGGAACTTCGGGAAGTGCAAGCGTAATTGTAAATGCGCAATCCTACCCTATTGTTTTTGACACGGACTTAGAGACTACTGTTAAAAATTTTATGCTTCTTAATGGTAATGATTTGGTTACTTTAGGCATAAGCATAGAAACGGCGGATAATATCATAAGCCTAAAATCAAATGTTACTATGACTGTAACAGTTGATAATTTGACAGGAGATTTGACAGGAACTTCCCAAAATAATATTATCCTAGTAAATGATAACATTATATCTCTGAGCAATCCTTTTGCTTCGGGGGAAATGTTTGTTGCCATAGATCCTTGGGTAAATACTACCTATGGAGTCCCAGAAGACGATACTCAAGAGAATGGGTATGACCCTGAGGCCACGCCCGTATTAAAGTACAGAACGGCTCCACCAGACGGATGCTTTGCTGTAGTAACAAGAGACATAGCCTATGAAAGAGCAACAGTGTCTTGGACTTCTATACAATTAAATAAATCAGAGAAGTATTCTACTTTATGCACTTACTTTCTTCCTGATAACTTAGAATGTGAGCCTATACCATATCAGCAAGGAGAGTTTTCATATTGGGAGAGCTTAAGAACTTATCCTGACAACAAAGACTTGTATGACAGCTCTTGGCTGAAGATAGAGCCTAATGACATACCCTCAGACTTAAGACCTAAATTTGAGGCCTACTATGCTTCTGGCTTGGACGATGAAAACTACTACACTTTAAAAGGTACTACAGATTTCAGGTGTGCAAAAATCAGACATCCAAAAATGCCTGACAATAGAGTCGCGCCTTTCATAGCCAATCAGGATATGCCAGCTTTTACAGAGAGTTATATATATCCACTAGGCGTATATATGGACACTAGAGTTGTTGAAGGCATGCTAAAAGTGGCTGTTAGAAACAACCTTATGACTCAAAAAGAGTCTGACAATATCTACGGTTTTGAAATTCTGCGAGGAGACAATACTTACAGCAAGAGCGTTATTTCCAATGGCATTGCCTTTGATATGTACAAATACAACAAAGATGAAAAGGAGTACTTGTATTCTAATTTTCCCTATAATGATTTAGGCGGAGATTTATATCATAAGCCCGATAGAAATTCCACAGGCGGTATACAGCATCCTTATGATTCAGAAAGAAATAACAAGTACACTTACATATCACCTGATCTTCTACATACAAAAACACAGCTAGGGACGGAGATTTCAATACAAGGGTTTGTAAAGGGGACGGCAAAAAGCAGTTTTACAGAACTTGAAGACCACCCTAGATGGACTATTTTAGGGAGTAAGGCAAGAAGTACAGCAACAACTCTTGCAATAACTGAAGTAGCGTTAGAAACTGCCATAAGCATAGCGGAATTAACGGCACAACAGTTCTTTGTTGCGGGATTTGTAGTAGGTACAAGTTTCGGTCTTGTAGGAGCGATACTTTCAGGAGTTGCCTACGCAGTTAGTGGTTTTACAAAGATAGGACAATATAGATATGATTGGATAAAATCTTTCAGGGACATTGGAGCTTCATATAATTTTGCATACTATGGATACTCTCATGGGAATTACAACAGTATTCTTATAAATAACGATGACCAGAATTATTTCAAGCCTTTGACTGTTTCAAGATACCTCCAAGACGGAGATTTTTCACTTGTGGATACAAAAGCAGGAGAAACTTACAACATCAATAACTTTCAAAGAGAAAAGTCAGTCTTTTTAGGACTTGGGGAAAATTTTTTAAATTACCCACAGGCATACATAAGTATTGATAATTCTAGCATAAAAAATACGTCCAGCCGTGCAATATCAAGTACTATAGGGTGTGATAAAAGAGAGTATTCCCCAGAGATTGCATCACCTTACATCACAATGAAAAATTATGTCCCAGACCAATATGGGGATATTGATACTGTCAGATGGCTAACAACGGGAAAAATATTCAAATTAGGCCTTGATAACAGCTGTCAGCCCGTATTCGGAGGAAATGTAAGCATAACACGATTTACCTATAAACGTAAAATACCTTTTTTCAGAAGAACGGCTTTTGGCACGCCAGACAAGACAACCTATCAGTACTCAACGGCAAGTAACATAGGATTCACTAGATTTTATTGTGACTATGAAACAGACACTGAATATGACGGACTTTTAATACCATTCCCTGATATTGACTCAGATTATGAATTTGATTGCAAGCCAGGAGGTAATAAGTTTTACATAAGACCTTCTAAATTTTACACGGCTTACTATAGCGTAGTTGATTTTCTAGTGGAATCAGAGATGAATCTTAATACAAGGTATGCCACAAAAGAATTAAATACGCATTTTTATCCTGTAGCTTCTGATTTGGAATATATCACGCAAGAAAAAAATGTCTCAATAACTCAGCCTGAGAATATTTTATATAGTGGAGTATACTCACTGCCTACGATTTATACAAATACAGTAAATCTTCCTTCAAGTTATGACAGGGAAAAGTGGAAACAGATTTCCCAAAATACCAATGAAGTCATCTGGTCGGAAATGGACAATAGCGAGTATGATACCTATTACGATCCTTATTTAGTTTACAAGCCTTTAAATACTTACCCTTTCAACACAGATTCAGGGGTATTAAAAAGTTTGAAAGAGTCAACAAGAAATCAAGGAGTTGCAAGATTTACAGGAGGAATGCAAGTATTCAATACTATTGACAACTTGGCTGAGAGAATTACGCCTCAAACCAAAGAATTGGGCACAGGAGGTATTTTTGGCACTAAACCAGTAGAATTTGTAAAAAGTTCCCTTGGTTTTACAGGAACACAGCACTATAATATAATAGAAACAGAATTTGGAGATGTCCACATAGATTCTGAAAGAGGGCAGGTAATATTTTTAAGTAATAATGCCGATAAGATTGAAGATATGGCATACTCTTTTTCAGGAGAATTGTCAAATATGCAAAGATGGTTTAAAAAACAGCTTCCTTTTAAAATCAAAAGATTCTTTAAAGACGCAGATACAGATAACCCGTTTACAGGATTAGGTATTTCGGGAGGATATGATTCGGTAAACAAAAGGCTGTTTTTAACGAAACTTGATGCCGTTCCTAGAAAAGAGTATGAAGAATGTATGAGATACGACCCTCAGACAGGATTTGCTTTAAATTTGTCAGAATGTGAAGGACTGGAACCTAATCCTACGTGTGGTCAAGACTTTATCTATAATGAAGAGACAGGATTATGTGAAAGAATAAGTACAGTATCAATATGTCCTGTGGGGTACACTTATAACTCTGAAAATCAGATGTGCGAACAAGTATCGGAAAATTGTATTTCTGATATTGTATTGATTTTAGACAACTCTGGTTCAGTCAGTACTGTAGAAATGGCTCAGCTGAATGCTTTTGCCAAATCAATAGTAGACAGTTTTGCTGATAAGATAGCCGATGACACTATAAGAATGGGTGTTGTAAAGTTTGGAAATGATGCAAATATAAGAAGAAATCTATCAAACAATGTGGATTTCATAAAGCAGGCTATTGATTTTCCAAGAGAAACGGGAAGTACGAATATAGCAGCAGGATTATGTCAAGGAAATACCGTAGTAACAGGCTTAAACAGCAGACCTTTGGCTCTTAAAAAAGTTGTCCTAATAACAGACGGAACTCAGACAGGAGGATTGGAAAATTTATGCGACACGCAGGCAAGTGATGAAGGAGTTCTTGAACTTGGAGCTATCATGAAAGACAACGGAATCAAGATAACTGTAGTAGCTTTAGGCACAGAAGCGGAAAGAATCAGTGTTTTAAACGCCTATGGAGGCAGAAGTGTAATACCTGAAACAAATTATCCCCTATCATCCGAAGGAACTGGGCTTTATGGTTATGCAACTTATGAAGCTGAATTTCAGGATGCCCAAGATATAGTCGATAGTATTACTGCCGAACTTAATTGTGTAGAAAGTATCGATCCAGAGTCTTGCGATTCAAGTTGTGAAGAAGATTTGGAATTGGGAGTTTGCGTTTGCGTATTTACAGAAGAGCCTACATTTGAAGATGTTTTACAACCTATAGATGTAACAGACGTAACTTATTTTGAAGACAGGTCTTGGACAGTGAGTTTTAAATTTGAGAGAAAGGGGTGGAACAGTTATTTTACATCAGTCCCAAACTATTACAATTCTCACCAAGATTTCTTTCAGACAGGATTTAATACACCTCAGCCAACGTTATGGTCACATACTTTAGAGAACAGTTCTTTTCAAGTTTTTCAAGGAGAGTTAAAACCTTTTGTGGTTGAGACAGTTTATGCCAATAAAAACACAAGCAAAATTTTTGACAATTTCAGTATAAACTCAGAAGCTTTGAGATACCAAGATAACTGGTCTTATGCACAATGGGCTAACAAAGGGTTTAATAAAACCGTTCTTTACAATAATACTAATAACACAGGAAACCTTAACCTAAAAGAGCAAAAAACAGTTGGTGATGTAGCAAAATACCCAAAGACTAATTTAGATAATACCCAAGATATTTTATTTGTTCCCCAAGACGAGAAGCAGTATATAAACTATTTCTATAATCGCGTAAAAAAAGAGAATAGAAATATACCTCAATGGACTTGGGATGACAATAATATCTACAAGGAGATAGACAGAAGAGCAGTCAATTTCTCAAACCAAAGGCTTTTGGAAAGAATGAGAGGAGACTCATTCATAATAAGACTTGAAAACGATTTGGAATCAAGATTTAAAATTAATTACAAAAATACTCAAAACGATGCCACCTATTACAACAATTAAACAATACCAAAATGACCCTTATGAGCAGTACACTCGTAAAGTGGCATCGGCTGAGAGTGGAGGAAATACAACCGCCAAAAATCCCTTTGGTGCGGCGGGACTTTTCCAATTTGTACCTTCTACTTGGAGGGCATTGAATGAGAAATATAATCTGGGATACTCGCAAGATGACAGGTTAGACCCTGAAAAATCTAAAAAAGTAATGAAGCTTTTTACGGAAGATAATAAAAAGCAACTTTCAAAAAGACTAGGCAGACAGCCTGATGATTATGAACTTTATTTAGCTCATGGGTTTGGTGCGGCGGGGGCAGGAAGATTAATAGAAGGTTTAAACAAAAATCCAAATACAACAACTGAACAGTTCTTTTCTCCAATTATCTTAAAGCAGAACAGAGCCTTGCTTTATAATAAAGATGGTTCCCCAAAAACTCTAGCGGATGTAGGAAATCATTTCAAACAGAAGATGAACATCCCACCAACTAAGTATTCAAATAGCGAAAAAGAGATAACTCCGCAAGAAACAGTAGAAAATCTCAGAGAGGTTAATAACAGATTAACAGATTTGGTATTTACAAAAGAACTCCCTAACTTTGGAGGAATATCCTATACCCCTCAAGAAGATGAAGACATTAAAAAACTTGAAGAGAAACAGGTAGAAAAAGAAGTAATAAGGGAAAAAGAAATCATAGCACAACAGCAAGCATCTCAACAGCAAAACCAAGAACCCTTACAAGAAGACATAGCACAATACTATACTGATCCAAACCAAACTTATGAAGAAATAGACAGTTTCTTGCAAATGCAACAAGGAGGTACTTTATATGTTGATAATCCGAGCGACCCAAGATACCAACCCTACAGAGACAGTCTATATCTATATGAAGAAAACAACGCATTAAAGAAAGAGATACAAAATAATCCTCTTATTTATATGAGCGGTATAAGAAATGTCAACAACAGTAATAACAATAAAGTTTTTGACCTCAGCATCAAAGAAGACGAAAACGGAAGACAGATTGGAGGAATCAAACCTATTTCCCGCACCACTTTTGCAAGTACTGTTGCAAATCCTATAGAAGGCCGTCCCGATATAAAGACGCAAATTTCTATAGGAAACTACAAAAAGCCAGAACAGCCAGTTCTTGTAAAAAATAAGGCAGGTTACGATGCTCAATTAAATTTAACTAGACAACAGAGAGATGTACAAAAAACAGTTTCTAAAGTAGAGGAGCAAGGTGTAACACAAGTATATAACAACGCAACCCCAAAAGCAAGCCCAGAAATCATACAATATGCTCAGACACCTAATAGTTTTTCACTTTCAGAATACAATCAGAGAATGAATGGTTCCCAAGGATACGGTTCAGGAAGACAGGACAGCGAAGCAGATTTAGAAAAAGCCTTGAGAGCCTTGGAGTACCAAGATAGATATAACCAAGATATAGAAAGACGTTATAATAATCCCGAAGCTCAAAATAACCCAAAAGCGCAAGAAAGATATAATACTTTGAGAAATTACCTAGATATACAGCCAAACTATCAAATTGGAGGAGAAATACCGACTTCACCTTTAGGTATGTGGCAATATCCAAATCAAATGGTAAGAGTGCCAAGCGGGAACATAACAATGAAGGGAATTGACCATAAAATTCTAGGAGTATCTGAACAAACAGGAGAGAGGAAAATAATGTATCCAAATGAAAACTATTTATTTGATAACACAAAAACAGTAGTTGAAATACCTTTAAAGCAACAAGGGGGTTCTATAAATCATTCAGAATTTCCACCTGGAATATGGTTACCTGAAATTCCCGTATCTAATGTAAGTAGTTTTTTACAGAATTTGGAAAGTATGAATGGTAATAATAACAATTCTAACTTCTATCTGAACGAAAATTCAAAAGATTATAAGTACTGGAAGGAACGAGATGCTTATTTTAATCCAAAAAGAGTAAGAGGTATAAAAACGGATGATATGGCGGTTAACTTTTTATACAGGAACGATTGGCTTTTAAATACACCATTAGTAGGTAACATTATAAAAAAAGCAGCAGAAAAAGTATCAAAAAGTAATTATGGGTCTGCCACTATAGGAGCCCCAACGGTAAATCTTGCAGATAATGTACTAGGTAGAAAAGAATCAAATTATGAAGGTAATTTAGATAATAATCGTCCAAATCTAATTAATCAATATTTTTCTAAAAATGCCATTTTACCCAATTCTCAATATAGTCCTAAATCAGACTATTTGACATTTTTACCATCTTACAGTATTAAAGGAGATTTTGAAAATAGAATTAACACAGAAGATTATAATGAAATATTTAAAGAAGCAATAGAAAGAGATGTCTTTAGGGATGTTGATTATAATAATTTTTTAAATGATAAAAAACCAGTGTATTCTCCTCAGACGGAAAGAAGCGTTTTGTCTGAGACATTGGGAGTAGATTTAGGGGGACATAAACTAGGAGTAGCGTGGGATGAAGAAGTAGGTAGACCTTACATGTCGATTTCAGATTCATGGGATTTTGAACCAACCCATTATGCTAAAAAATGGACAAGAAATTCAAAAAGCACAAAAGTAGATGAACAAAAAGCCTACATACAATCTTATTTGATGCACAAAAGTGGAAATCCTTTTAAAATATACGATAGGTTTTATTTTGACCCAAAAACAAAGGAGTATATTACTGACGAAAATATCAAAAAATTAAGAAAAAGATGAGTTACGAAAAACTAAAAAAATTCCTTACCCTGCCAAAGGCACAAGTAGGAATGACAGTAGGACAAAATCCTTATAGCAACTACACACAGCTGAACGACTACTTAAACAATATGCCTTCCACGCAACAAGGAATTTACCAACCAGTTAATTTACAGCAAAATCAGAATAACAGTTATGAAGCTTTGAATGCGAGGTTAAATACAATGCCCTCTAGTCAGATAGGAGTCTACCAGCCTGTAAATTTAGGAAACCAGAACCCGCAGACAAATCAAATGGCAGTTTACCCCCAAGAATCTAGTATTCCTGACTATGTGGCACAAGGCATGGGACAGCAATGGATGAATCAAAATCAGCCTCAAACTCTTCAGGCACCACCACTAACAGCTTACGACGACGATTCTACACCTCAGTTAGGAGCAATAAGTACAAACTACAAAATTCCAGAAACAACTGTATCTGGTCTAAATACGCAAGGAGGTTATCAGTTCAATACGGCAGGGAGTGGAGTAACAAGAAATCAAGCTTTAAATGCTGAAACAAATTACAATAATCAACAAACAAATCAGCCTTTTAGGTTGTTTAACCCATTTGGAGGAATTGATACGTCTACGGCCTTTAGTTATGGGGCTTACAATCTAGGACAAGGCAATACAGGCTTAGGTATCTTAGGATTGAGTAAAGGATTGCTAGGCACAGCCAGGCAAGGATTTTCAGCTTACGGATTAGGGAGAAATCAAAGAGATTTATTAAATCAACAAAATAATCAATCCATCTATAATTCAACACCCCTACAAGAAGGCGGAGTAATTAATTATATGGAAGACGGAGGCTCTGTTAGCGTAGGTAAATTCCTAAGTGGGAAATATATCACAGATTCCTCCAATCCGACAACAGAAATTGAGAAAAACGAGTTTGTATTGAATGCAAAAGACGGTCAAGTTCAAAAAGCAATTGGAGAAACCCACGAAAAAGGAGGGATTAAAACTAATCTATCTGAAGGCTCACAAGTTTTATCTGACCACACTAAAATAGGGGCAAAAAACGCAAAAGAGCTATCAAAAGAATTAGATATTAAACTAAAAGCTAAAAATACTTTTGCGGATGTCTTAGACAAATACTCAAAGAAAATCGGCGTAGAAAAAAACATTGAAGAGGGTGAAAAACTTGTGAATCAAACAGAGGAAACTCTAAGAATGGATGAAACAGATACCAAGCAAATAAATTTAGACTTCGTACAAGAAGAAACGGCTAGAATAGAAGCTGAAAAAGAAGAATTAAATACTCAACAGCAAGAGGCTTTCAAAACAATTTTTGATAAGCAAGAATCTCAAAAAACAAGCTATTTGCAAGAAGGTGGAGAAACATTGGCACCAGCTACAGAGGAAGAAGCAATTAACCCTAATGACATAATAGTTCAAGTACAGCAAGCAGTAGCTCAGGGAGCCCCTATCGAAGAGATACTTAACAACTTATTGTCAATGGGATACTCCGAAGACCAAGCTTCCCAAATTATCCAAGCTTCCCAGTCACAACAACAACCCCAGATGCAGGCAGGAGGAACAGCGGGTGCAAGAATAGGGGATTTCTTAAAATCTGCCAATCTTTTAGCGGAGTCAAAAGGAGTCCAACCTCCAAACATTAATCTTACAAAAGGAAACCTGACTAAAAATTGGACAGAACTTCAAAATTGGTTTGTTGAAAATGCACCTGAAGAAGTTGTAAGCTACTTTAATGAACAGCCTATAACAAACAAGGGTATGGAAATACTACTAAAAGACAGAAAAGCAGATTTAAAGGGACTTGGGATAGACACTAATAGAAAACCTAATAGTTTCACTGCTGAAGAAAAAAAGGCAATTCAAGAGGCAATTCCTTTAGATAGTAATTTTATATTGAACCAATTTGCAGATGGTAAAGTAGATTATAGATTTCCTCAAGCAACTATCAGCACTTTAGCACAAGCACAGCCTCAAAATCAAGCAATCACAGCACCCCAGTTGCCATTTACAAGTACTGCACAAAATCAGAACATACCTGCGGAAGACTTAGTAGCAACGACTAATAATTCGCAAGTTCAAAATCAGCAACAACAGAGAGGAAGAAATATTATACCGATGTTACCTGTTGTAGAAGGGCTTACTCCAAGCGCGGCTCTGATACCTAGAAATGACCAAGTTAATTTTAACAGAATTGAACCTACTCTTAGAACGCCCGAAGCTTCAATAGCAGCGATAAACAATCAGACTAATTATATTAACGAGCAGAGTTTTTTATCAAACCCTAACCTCGCACCGTTTCTAACAGCAAATAACTTAGGAACAACACAACAGTCTGTTAATAAAGCTATAGCAGAAACAGATATTTATAATGCGGAGGCTGTAAATAGGGCAAACCAATATAATGCCAATATAGGAGATAAAGAGCAGTTGATGAATATAAATCTTGGACAAAACTATGAGCAGAGATTATTCAAAACCCTTGACAATCAAGAACAGGCTTGGAGCAGATACTTAATAAATGAACAGCTTCAAAACAAACAAAATTGGATGGATGTAAATAACCTGAACCTGACTAATGCAATGACTCCTAATTATCAGACAGATGGTTCAAATGTTTACTTCTCAAACCCTAGGCAATATAATCAAGTAAACCCTGAACTACAAGCCCAGCAACAAATGTGGCAGAATATGACACCTGAACAAAGGGCGCAATATGTCTCTAATTATAAACAAGACGGCGGATACATCTATGAATTTGAAGAGGGTGCAATTCCTATGACAGACCAACAAGCAAGGGAAGTAGCTCAGGCAACAGGATTCAGTGAGGAGTTTGCAAGAGAGTATTTCAGACAACAAGGTAATCAAAATCCAAACCTCAATCAGTCAATACCACAAAGAAGACCTTTGAACCTTGAGGGCGATATGATTGCTGATATTACTTCGGGCACAAATAGATATACGCCTGACGGAGGAGTAATAGTTGGAGACTATAAGAAAGTATGGATGAATAACAGACCTGAGTATTTCACAGGAAGAAATCAGCCACAAGAGGGAAGAGATTTCACCTACCTTTCTCCTCAAGATTTTACTAAATTTCAGCAAAGTCAAAACTATAAATCATATAAGACGGGATATAATACTCCAAAAGTAGCTTCTCGATAAATATTCAATTAACATATTTGTTCAAATCAAATTAAATCCTTAAATTTGCCTGCTTAACATTAATAAGTGGGCATTTTTATTTAAAAAACTAAAAATTGGCAAATTATACATCAAAAGACATAACCCTAGCTCCCGTTTCAACGAGTATCAATCTACCTTTGATACAGCAAGTGTTGCAGGTAAAGCAGGGCACATACAACCAGGCGGATGCACAAGTCCAAGCAGGATTAAGCTCACTGGAAAACTTAAAACTTTTAAGACCCCAAGATACAGAATATCTTAATTCAAAGATTAGAGGTATGACAGCTTCTTTAGATAATATGCAGGATAAGGACTTGTCTAACCCCAATGTGGCTTCAAATTTCTACTCCACTATCAAATCGGTTGCAAGAGATCCTTTTGTAGTCGAGGCGGCATCTAACACAGTTAAGTACCAACAGTTTCAAGGATTGATGCAGGATGTCCAAAAAAAGAATCCTGATAAATTTCATCAAATAAACTACCAATTTGCTTTAGATAAGGCAGGATTGAATGAATATATGGCAGGAACTACAAATTCTTTGGGAAGTTTTTCTTATCACAACTATTCAGATGTAAATAAAAATCTTGTAGACAGGCTAAAAACTTTAAAAGATTTAAAAGGGGATAGAACTATTGAAATATTAGGTACAGGTTCTAATGGAATAGCAGAAGGGCAAAAAGTTGTAAAAAAATTAAGCGGTCTTACACCACAAGAAATTGTAGACTATGTTCCAGGAATGATGAGCACGGAGGATGAGATGCAATTGAGAATTAATGGGTGGTGGACAGGTAAACAAAACCCTCAAGCAGTAGAAACCCAATTCAACAGTTATATACAAAACCAAACCCAAGACTATGACTCTCAGATAACAGAACTTAAAGCCTTAAGAGATAATAGTGCACAAAATGAAGCAACAAGAAACGAAGCAAGACAAAAAATATCAGCCTTAGAATCGCAAAAAGAACAGTTTACAAAGAATATAGGAGGAGCGAATTTAGAACAGAAAGGTTACTTCCTAAACAAGAACGAGTATGTAAAGTCTATTGCAGGCATGGCAGGAACAGAATGGAATACAACCTACACTGTTGATGAAAACTACTACGCCAAACAAAAACTTGCTTTAGAATATGAAGGTTTGCAGATTAAAAAAGATACTCTGCAACTAGCAAGAGAAAAACAAGCTAATGAACTTGCACAAGCAAATGGAGTTTTTTCTGATAGTGGTAGAAGTGTATCCCCAATTTCAGCAGACATATCTCAAGAGATTGACTCAGTCGCACAAGTGGCAGAAGAATTTACAAATAGAAATAACGATTTGATAGGCTCGATACAGCAAGTTTATAATTCAAATAGGGTATCAGAAGAAACAAGAAATCAATTTGATGCAACAATGAATTCTATGGGATACACTCCCACAGGAGAACTACTTGACCCGCAAAAACAACCAACAGTCTCTAGAGCAGATGCGCTGGCAAAAGCCTATGAAAAATCCAAAATGAATTTATCAGACCCCGAATCGGCAATGGATATCATACAGAAAAAAGCTTTAGTTGAGAATATAGCTTCTGATTACAATAGTTCAGTGGGTAGGGCAACTAAAGAAGAATTTAACTCAAATCCTGAAAGATATTCTAGAAGCTTCTTAAATACCATAACAGATTTAGAGTACCAAATATCAGAGCCTTTAGCTTTAGATACCTTCTTTGGCTCAAGAAATCAGAATAATGAAAGACAAAACAGACAAGAAGCTGTTGTAAATAAAGCCAAAGAGTTTATTAAAAAGATTGGAGGAGAGAGAAACTTAAAAAACATTGGAGCAAATACCGAAAGAGTAGAAGAATTCAGACAAATTATGGAAGAGATGGACTCCAATGTAGAATTTTTTACCCTAAATCCTGTAACCTCGGCTACTATTAAATTAAGTGATAGGGGGTTTGGAACAGCTGTAAAAGAGAGAAGTAAAACCATAATCAACCAAGGACAAGCTACAAGAGCCTCTTTTGCAAGTGGAAATCAAATTAATATTTCTAATGAAGCCGAGAAAAGTTACATAGTAGGAGTACTGCCGTCAACAGAAACTAACAGACTTTTCGATACAAAAAAGAACAGTGCGCCGATTACAGTTTATAAAAGAAACGTAGGAGGTCAGCCAACTTTAGTAGTTGAGCAAAATGTAGGGTTTGATGAAAAAAATGGAAGAGCAAAAAAAGCAACCACAACACTTTCTCCACAAAGTGCAGGATTTGAATACTTGAGCAGAATAGCAGATTTAGATGAAACAAAAAGAGGACTTAATGCAGAAATAGCTAAAAAAGGTTTGGTTATTCAAACTACACCTGAATTTCTAGAGTCTTCGAAAGCCCACACGGCAAAAGTAAATAACCATCTACAAAAGAGCATACCTCAATCCTATTATCAGACAGGGGCTTTGCTATACAGCCCAGCAAACTACACAACAGCAGAAACATCTTCACAAGCTTACCAAAACGCCTTAAAAGGAAGATTTACGCCAGAGCAGATAAAAACAGTTTCTGACCATATTTCCAACAACATATCCAATTATAAATTAAGCTTAAAACCTATAGACGGGTTTTGGAACTTATCTTTGGATGATAAAAATACAAAATATAATTATAGGGAAGGATCAACGGGTCAAAAATACTTAGAAGCTCCTTACCTAGACCTAGTACAAAATTATCCTCAAACTTTAATTATGGATTTTTTCCTAAAAGAGCTTTTGACAGACCCTAATGCCTATAATAAGATTCTAAATAATGGAAGATAAAAATCCTATATTGACACCCGCTTTAAAATCTATGGAAGAGGACATCAGAATAAAAGCTGAAATGCCCCCTGCCATTATCAATTCGCCAAATAGAATAATAAGTGATGTAAAAACAGATAATAATTTCTTTTACAAAGCACCTGTGGCAACACCTCAGAAGATGACTTTTGAGAGTACAAACTATAATGTAGACGATGCCTATGCAAGACTTAATGATGGTACTTACATAGCTAAATATGATACCTATAAAGCAGGAGCAAATAATAACGAACTTTATGCTCAAAGCCAAGGCACAGGAGAAAAGTGGCTTAATGGACTAGCTAAGTTTGGAGGAAAAACTTTAAATGCGGTTGTAGGAGGTACAGCAGGAGTTGTGTATGGTGTGGGAGCAGGAATAGCAGATTGGAAATTTGACTCAGTTTATGATAACAACTTTTCAAACTGGCTTGGGGATTTAGATACCAAGATGAACTATAATCTTCCAAATTATTATACTCAACAAGAAACAGATAAAGGTTTGGGCGGACAATTATTCACTTCTAACTTTTGGGCGGATAAAGTTTTAGGAGGGTTGTCTTTTACAGCAGGAGCAATCGTATCAGAAGGTATTTGGGCTTGGGCTACGGGAGGAACTTCTTTAGCAACAACAGCTGCGAGATGGTCAACAAAATCGGCAGGATTAGCAAGAGTAGCGAACGGTACTTCTAAGTTCTCACGACTTCTAAAAAATTCATTATCTGTCGGAGAAGATGTCGCAAGAGTAGCTGATAACAGCTTAGCAATTCCAGGAGCATTGAATGTAGACAGAGCTGTAAGATTTGGTCAAGCAGCGGATGCTTTAAACACCTTGAGATTTACAATGACTTCGGCAGGATATGAAGCGTCTGTGGAAGCCCTACAGTATAAAAAGGAACAGGAAGAAAACTTCTATAGAAACTTTCAAGAGCAAAATGGGAGACAGCCTGAACAAGAAGAGATAACAGCTTTCCAAGATAATCTTACCTCCTCTGCAAATGCAGTTTTTGGAGTCAATATGGCTTTAGTGGGAAGTGCAAATCTAGTAACCCTAGGAAGAGTTTTCAATTTAAAATCTCCTGTAAAAACAGGATTTGGAGATATGTATAATCGAGCTCTATACGGAATAGGCAAAGCTACGCCGTCTAGACTGCAATCTATAAATAGAAAAGTAATGCCTTTTGTGCAAAATGCCATAACAGAAGGTTTATACGAAGAGGGAGGACAGTCTATTACGTCAGCTACGGCAGGTAAATGGCTCGAACACGCATATGATACCAATAACACAAAAGATTCTTTTGATTTGGCGGGAGCACTATATGAAAACATTTCTCATCAATATGGCTCAAAAGAAGGCTGGGTTGAAAATGGAGTGGGAATAATTATTGGTATCTTAGGAGAAGCTGGTACAGGTAATACAAGAGGTGGTGTAAACAGGCAAGTACAAGAATTTGAAAATCGTTCTAAATTAAACGAAACCTATACTTCAAAAGCCTTGTCAGAACATTTCCTGATGATGAACCGTGTAAATGGATTCAATAAGCAGTCAGAAGAGGCACAAGCTAAAGGAAACTTGACAGAAGCTAGAATTGCGCAAGATGGAGTTATATTCTCTCTATTAAACAACAGGCACCAACTAGGAGATTCAGTAGATGATGTGACTCAAGATATACAAAAAGCTTTAGGTACAGTTACACAAGAACAGCTTACAGAAATGGGAGTTGAAACTGATTTGACTACTTGGAAGGAACAACAAGTAACAGCTTTTTCAGAGGTTGCAAAATCATTCAAAAAGAATAGACAGTTTGCTGAATACATCATAGGAAGAAACCCCATAGCAGGAATACAAGAACTAGATTCTGAAAACCAACTTTCATCTTTGGGTGCAAATAATACTCAAGAAGCCTTAATTCAAAGTTTGGCTTTCACAATGATGGGTGGGCAACGTTCCCATACAATAATGAAAGAAGCTGTTCAAGAAATGGCTCAGATTTTAGATTATGAAAAAGTTAAGGCTTTAGATACAATATCAAGTTTAGAAACAGTAACACAAGAAAAAAGAAATCAGGTAAATATTGCCATAAATAGAAGCAAATCTTTAGAAGAGCAAAGACAAAGGCTAGTGGAACAGTTGAGGAATATTCAAGAAACTACTCAAGGTGACATTGATACGGGAAATAAAGTCTTAAGATTATCTGACAGGCTTTTAAAACTTACTAATTTAATTTCAGCTAATGAGATAAGCTTGCAACAATTTGCAGATGAAATAAACTTAAACAATAAAACTTTAGAACAAACAACGGGAACTTCTTTAAATCAAGGTATAGATATTCAAAATATCAGTGTAGAGGACTTAAAAAATCTTGACTCCAACACTAAAAACTTAGACCAAGTTTTGAATGCAATAAAAGCTTCAAATCCTGAAAATTCCGCCAGACTCGAAGCAATTTTAGAAGAGTATAACAACTCTAGAAAAACATTTGGAGCCTATCAGTCAACTGTATTAGCTTTCAGGGACGGTAAAGTGAATATAGATAATATTAATACTTTAGTCGGGCGAAAAGTTTTAAAAAAGAACAAAAATTTAGACTCTGCTACAAAAGAATGGCTATCAGAAATTCTAGGCAATTATACTCAAGAAGCAGTAAGAGGCTTAAGTGAGATTTCTGAAATGAGTAACAGAGATGCAGTTATTTCAAATGAGTCTATTATAGATAAAAGGAGAAGAGGCGATATCTTATCAGAAGAAGAGCAGGCTTTCTATAATGAAAACAAGCTAGAGATAGATACTTTTATGAAAAGGGAGCCGATGCTTCCAGTTGTACCGTTACCAACAGCTAAAACCAAACTTCAATATTTAAGAGAAAGGCTTGCTAATTTAGTTTCAAGATCTAATAATTCCCTGACTTTTATAGGAACTTCCACAGATGAATTTCTTTTGGAGAAGCCTACGCAAGCAGAAGTAGACGAATACCAAGCATTATTAAGAGGAGAAACAGGTGAAAAAGCACAACTTTATCAAAAGCTTGACAACTTATATGAAACACTTCTATCCAATGGAAATAATGAATCAGAAGCTGAAAGATTAGCTTTAGAATCACTTACTGAAGAAGAAAGAAACCTATTGAGACAAAGAAGTCCCCAAAGAAGAGAAGTAGAAAACATCTCTGAACTTTCAGTGGGGCAAAGAGTTTCTACCTTATCTGACCAAGGAACGGTTACCGAGATAGAAGGAGATTTGGTTACTATCCAGCTTGATGGTAAAGGTACACTTACAGCTAATCCAAGACTTGTAGAGATATTCACCCAGCCTTCAATAGTAAATCTAGACAGACTTGAACAGTTGAGAGAAAAACTATCAAATTGGAAAGTTCTAGACAGTTTTATAAATGAGGAAGGTTTGACAATGGCTGACCTTGCAGAATTGATTCAACAGCAACAACAGAATATTTCAGAGCAGGAAACCATAACTGAAATCACAGAAGATGATTCCTATGCTATGACTCAAGAATCACAAGCAGGAGAAAAATTAGATGATTATACTTTGGCGCAAAATGTCACAGGAAACGCCACAATAAAAAGAAATAAAGACGGTTCTGTAACTTTGCATCACATATCAGCACAATCTCTAGTAAATATCATAGGAGAACCTTTCCAAGTTACGAGAAAAGACAAGCCTATTGACATATCGCAAATCGCAATTGGAGATATAGTTACAACAGAAAGCGGATTAATGTTTTCAGTAGAGAATGGGAATATCTTGAAAATGAGAAGCGAGGTTTTTGACAACATCCCATTGTTAGTAGTAAGAAGTGCTTCTACAAGTTGGACTTATGCAGATTTATATTATTTTAATGGTTCAGAATATGTAAAGAAGCCATCAGACTTTTTTGAAGATATTCAAGCAGATGAAATCTACAATTTAGAACAGGGCGCACCTATAAGATTTGAAATAGGAAGACAAGATGCCTATTCAAAACAACTTTTAGACAAGTATAAAAAATTCCCTAATGAAGAAAACCGAAAAGCTTTAACAGATGGTATTAAGATTTATTTAGTATCTAAAGGCAAAAGAATTTCAACCCTAAAAGGAGAAAGAGGAGTATCCCCTGATAATTTTAAACTTCTAAGAGAAAAGGCTTTTGAATTAGCAATACAAGACAGCTATGAAGTAGATTTGCAAGCGACCTCAACAGTTTCAGCAGTGTTTTTAGGAAGCCCTCAATTCTTTATTTCAGAAGATGGACAGTTAGAATCAAGACCATTCACAGAAACATCTTTAGATAAAGTTTTGACAAAAGGATTTGTTTTAAACGGCGAAATCGTAACATCAGAAGACCTACCGCAAGTAAATACCTCTTATGTTTCTAAAATCTCTAAACAATACCCTCAAAGAAAAATGCCTATCATAGTTGTTAAAAGAGGGGGAAATTATGTAGCTTTGCCAATATTTCTAAATAAAAATCCTTTGGGGCAAAGAGGATTAGACATGGTGGAAAATGCTTTAGAGACAGCAACAAGCCCAATAGAAGTTGCAAAGAACTTAAACGCTCTGATTAATCAAGAAGGCATTAGGACTGAAAAAATTCTACCGCAAGAAGTTACGGATGAAAACCTTGAAAGAATCAGAACAGCTTTCCAAGAACATTTGATTTTTTCGACAGCAGATGAAATAGCTTCACAAGATTATAATAAGGCAAATCTTTTAGTGGATGCTCAGATGTATATTGATGCAGATAACTTAGACCAAGTAATCAATGCGCCAAAAGTAAGAATAGATATCCAGAATATGCTTTTTAACCAAGAGGCTACTTTTGATACCTCGGATGTAAAAACTTCGGTTGAAAATGAATTAGATACCTTGGCAAAACAGCTTTATAATGATTTCATAAGAAATGCTTCTACAACCTATATAAATTCAAGAGGAGATATTATTGAAAATACTTATACAGACGCTTTTGATGAGGAATCAATGTTGGAAGGGGACTCACACCTCGATAAACTTCATAACATAAGAATTCTAAGAGAAGCTTTTAAAGTAGACTTTTCTAAAAACAAGATTCTGAGAGACGCAATAGGAAATGAAAAAATTGAAAGAGTCAGAATACTTTTTGGTATTTTAGACAACATCAACAAACAAGTAAAGCCTAAGGAAGATATTCTGAAATCAGGTAATAATAATACTAAATGTTAAAATATTAGGAAGTTAAGTGTACTTAGATTATATTTGCTTCCTAATATTAATTAAGATAAAAATGGAATTAAAATCAACAAAATTACAATACTCGGAAAAGGACAATGAGACCACATGGTTTAATTTTGGAGCTATAAGTACTATTCAAGAAATATTACCTAAGATAGAAAAAGACAGCGAGTTATACCAAAAGCTAGAAGAACATAAGGATTTCTCAGAAGAAATTAATTCACGTATTGTTGAGAAATATGTAAAACAACATCTTGAAAAAGGAAAAACAGAAAATTATGTTAATCACGAAGTACCTCTTCTTTTACCAACTAGACTTCATACAGAAAAAGAAGTAAGAAAAATACTGAAAGAGGCAGGTTTGAATAATTTCTACAACTTAAAAGTCTTAGTCACAGCAGGGGTAGAAATTCAGGATTTAGAAACTATGAACAAGTCAACAGAATTGTATAAAGGTATGAAAGAAGCACAAGAAAATGGAGAATTGGTATATAAATTTACGCTACAACCAGGGCAAAAATTATAAGTATGGAGAAATCAAGCAAATATTTTGATGGAAAGTTAAAAACAAACTGCACACTTGAACAAAACGGTGTTGTTTACATAGTGTCAAGAGTAGAAGAAAACGGAGATGTAATTATTTTCGATATCTACGACAAAGAACAAAAAGAGTCTATACTAAAAGGAGGATATTTATTAACAGGAATGCCATTAGGCGAATAATATGAAATTTAAAGATAAGTTAAAATATGCAGTACCTTTTATACCCCTTTTTGGATTACTTTTAGCTGACCCAATATATAGTTGGACTAAAATAGGTAAGTCTGAAAAATATGTTTTAGAAGACAGGTTTGTATTTACTGGAAGTGCCATAACTCAAGTAATAAGTATTTTAGGAATAATAGGTTTTATAGTGTTTAAAATATTAGTATGAGCTGTAATATAATAAGAGAGAATGGGCAAGTAACAGTAGTGACGGATCAAGATACTCCGTCATTGCTTTTCCAAGACCTAAGGGAGAGATTTACCCAAGAAGAAGCTTTAGAAATTTATAAGGCTTCCAAGTCTGAGGCGTTTGAAACAGTAAATAGAGCTAAAAATGCTTTATTATATTCAGTGAATCAAAATGATGTAAAACTTTCCAGACAAATCAAAGGAAATTCTATTTCTTATATTCCTACAATTAAAGGAAAAAGAATAGGTACTCTGAGAATAAAAGGGGACAGGGTAGATATGATAACTATATATGATGCTTTCAAAGGCAAAGGATATGGAAAGAGTCTCTATAAACAAGTGGCTAAAGACTTATTTCAAAGAGGAATACAGTTAAAAAGCGATAACGCTTCAAGTCAAGATGATTTGAATGTATGGGAGTCCCTTGTGAGAGACAATCTAGCTGAACAGATACCAGACGGAAGATACCAATTTATACTTCAAAACAGTTATCCAAATGGTGAGCCCTCAATGCAAAGCGTTTTGGAATTCTTAAGAAATCAAAATAGAAACCAAAGAGAATTAAATACAGAAGAGAAAATTGAGCTAAAAAACTTGTCTTTAGGATTTCAAGGAGATTTGAAAGCGGAAATGAACAAAGTGTTTTATGATGAGCAAGGTTTCTTTACAACAGTTCCTCAAAAAATGCAGTCCTTGTACTCACAATACGAAATTGATAGAATTTTGAAATCACCAAGCCTGCAAAATCAAATCAAAGAAAGCCTAGAAGCATTTCAGAATACAGAGTTTGACTTAGTTACAGAACAACAAATACCACAAGAACAATTACTCAAATCAAATACTATTGGAAGTTTTGGAAAAGCTCTATATGAAAACCCAAACCACCTAAAGCAAGACTTAATGGAAGAAATTGCGGGCGTGGAGGAAGATATGTTTGAAGAAAATCCTTTCATAACCTTAGAGGAAGCACAAGCATTTGTAAAAGCAAGAGTTTTGGCAGATGTTGATGGACTAATAGTAGAGCCTAATCTAGGTGATCGTTTGGCAATTTCAGCTACGATATTAAAGAGCCCATATAAAGCAATAAGCGCAATAGTTAATATAACAAATATTTCAGATGAAGTTCTTTTAGAGAATCCAAGAGAGACTTATAGAGCTTTGGATAAGATAGAGAATGAGGCTTTGAAAATGGGTATTGATGTTATAGGAATAAAAGACCAGGCAGATAATCCAATTTTAAAACCCTTTTTAAATGCTTTGGGGGGTGTTATGGAAAATCCTGTGCAAGAAAACTTAGCAACATTTTCCAAACTTTATACAGAGTTCTTTCCCAATCAAATCCAAGAAACAAAAGCTATAAGACAACCTAATGATAGAGATTATATTTATCTAAGAACAGCTTTGAGCGAGGGTGAAGTTTTCAATCAAATCGGGGCGATAAAAAAATCAGAAAACTTGTATGTCCAAGTAAACGATAAGACTCTAGAAGAGCTTTATGAAATCGCTTATTATTACAACCCAAGCCTTACAAAACAAGAAAACCAAAGACAAGCCCTAAGAATAGAATCTCCGCAGAGAGAAACAGCAGAAAAAATAAATCTTTTCAAAACTATTTTAGGATTTGATGGTATAAATGAGGGGATAAATGATGGTATAAATGACACAGCTTTCATAGGAAACTACGAGTACCTTACAAATGATTTCGTGGCAGAATTTAATATAAAAAGCCTGAGAGAAAAGAAAAAGAACTCTCCAATGTGGTTAAATTTCTATTCAAACTTTGAAATTAACGAGCAAGGAATAAATCTAAAATATACAGATGATTTAACACTTTCAACAGTAGAAGAATTAGCAGATGAAAATTTAAGGCAGTATTCCCTGATTTCAAAACAAATGCCAAATCTAAATCAAACTACTTTAGATGAAAATCCAGATATCTCCCAAAAAGAAAGAGATTACTATGTAAACAACCCACAAATGGCACCCCTAATACAAAGCCCTACAATAGTAGATTCAGAAACCTTAATATCGGATAGCCAAGAAAGGTTTACTAAACGACAAGACGGAAGCTTATGGGAAAACATATTTAATCAAAACGGTAAAAGCCTGTTCAAAAGACAAATGGTAAACAAGTCACAATATAACACCTTTGGAAATCCTAAACCCCAATTCAACGAATACAACTTAGACTTGAAAGCAAGCATGTCAGACAATTCAAATGTTAAAGATTCCACAAAAGCAAAAAATATTTTAAAAGAAAGTTTTGATTGTTAATTAAGTTTACTATATTTGTTGAAAATATATAAATATGAATGTACTATCATTGTTTGACGGAAAATCAGGAGGACAAATTGCCTTAAACAGAGGAGGTCACAAAATTACAAATTATTATGCATCTGAAGTAAATACCGATGCAATTGCAGTTGCTATGGATAACTACCCAAATACTATTCAAATAGGAGATGTCAGAAATTTAAAGTACTGTGAAGGAAAACTTTTTACAGATAACGGAGTTTTTGAAGTTGGAAAAATAGATTTGTTAATTGGAGGAAGTCCTTGCCAAAATTTGAGTTTTGCAGGAAAGAGAAAAGGATTGACTACAAAAGAAGGGGTTGAAATAACAGATTTGGAAACTTATCTATTACTAAAAAGTGAAGATTTTCAATTTGAAGGGCAATCTTATTTATTTTGGGAATTTGTCAGATTAATGAGAGAAATTAAACCTCTTAATTTTTTATTAGAAAATGTTAAGATGGTGAAATATTGGAAAGATGTTTTTGATGAAGTTATGAAGGTAAAAGGAGAGTTAATAAATTCTAGTAACTTTTCAGCCCAAAACAGACCTAGATATTACTGGACAAATTTAAAAATAGATGAATATATAGATTCAAGAATAGTGATTGAAGATATTATAGAAAAAGAAGCATCCCTTGATTTACATGTTAACATAGAAGGAAAAGAGGGAATATTTACAAATAACTATTATCAATATGATTTGTCAGGTAAGAATAATGGAAGTCAAGATCAAAGAGGATATTATCAGACAGGTAAGTGTGGTACTTTAGACAGAGGCTGCTCCAATAAACATAAGCTTTTTATTGATAAAAATACTGTTAGAAAATTTACAAGGAAAGAACTAGAAAGGTTACAAACCGTCCCTGATAATTACACTAAAAAAGTTTCAAAAAACAAAGCGGGTGAAATGCTCGGAAATGGTTGGAATATAGATACAATAGTCCACATATTAAAAAACTTAAAACAATAAAATGGCTTGTGAAATAATTTATAAGAACGGCAGACAAATTGGAGTAAATGCTCCTGATGGCAGACCTTCTTTAGTTTTCAATCAAATATTAAATATTCCTCATATACAAAATTTCCAAGAAGCTCTAATAGGGTATACAAATCTTTTGTCGGATAATAGCAATCAGGAATTTCCAATCAGTTTTCAAAACCAAGGAGAAGAGTTCCAGACATTAAAAGAGGCTCTCAAAAATAGCAAACCTAATTCTGAAATAAAGGTGGTTGGAAATGGAAAATCTTTTATGACAATCGACGCTACAATAAATCCTCAGACGCGTTCAGGCCTTTTAAATTCTCTAATCAAAGAAGACATCCTAACAGGAAATTCTTTTTTAGATGTTGATGGGTCTAAATTTTTGGAAGTGACAGGGAATAACGAGCAAGAGAAAGCAGTTTACGCGGATGTAGCCAGAACAGTTTCAAAACGATATAAAGGAGCATTTTCAGCTTTAGTAGGGCAAGATTATAATATTACTTTCAAAGAAAGACAGGAAGTTCCCAAATCAGAAAGCTTCAATCAGCTTACTCAAAGATTTGATGAACCAACAGCTGTTTTCATAAAGACTTTGGAAGAAATTTCCTTGGAAACAAATGCCAATAATTCTGCTTTGGAAGAAATTCAAATCATACCTGAAAACGAGCTTCAAGAAAAACTATTACAGCTATTAAATAAATTAGGTGTAAAGACTACTTCTATTGAAAAGTGGGCGGAAAAATACGCTAAAAAGAACGGTTATGAGCCCTCAGCAAAAGCTCTAACGGATTTAACAAATAACATTGTAGCTTTCAAAGACGGTGTCATAAGTCAAGCAGACTTGATTGAAGAAGTGAGCCATTTTATTATAGCCACAAAAAATCAAGAAGAAATTGCAAACCAAAAACGCAATGTCCATAGAACTAAAGAGTGGGCAGAATTTGCAGAACAATATTTTGAAATCTACTCGGAAACTTTAGAAGGTGAAGCCTTAGAAGATGCTGTCAGAGAAGAAATTTTAGGGAAGGTTTTAGCTAATTCCCTGCAAGATAATTTTACAAGGGAATCGGAACCGACTTTGGAAGGCGGTATTGTTGCAACTTTAAGAAACTTCTTTCAAGATTTCTTTAACCGTGTTTATGATTTCTTTCAGCCGAACTATCAAACCCAATTAGAAACATTCACCGAACAAGTCTATAGAGACCTTATGAATGACTCTTTGGATGTAGATATCAGGAATAAAGAGAATAAGTCTTATACGCTCTATAATGCAACAGGACGTACAGCTTTAGCCCAAACTATTCAGAAGTCTTATGAAACTCTTTTAAATCAGCAATACGCTTTAAGAAATTCCTCGGCGAATAAAAATACCCTAAACAAATTAAAGCAGACAATTGCCCTGACAGACGAAGCTTCCTTGAAAAATTCAACATTACAATTGGTAGCGGTTGCTAATTCTCAAGCAAATTCTCTTTTAAAATCTTTAGAAAACGCCGATAAAAATTCAAGACATTTCACGTCAGAAGAAAATGGAGTATTTCAATCAACAGTTTCAAGACTTGCTCCAATGCTAAGACAAATCAGAGAAAGCATTAATGACAAGGCTATTGCAAAACAGATCGATGATGTCCTACAAAAGATTTCTACAATTGAAGGAAGAGTTCCCGCAACAAATACAAAGGCAAGAGATTTGATTGTTGAGAGAGTCATCAGAAAGAATAATATGACTCCTGAACAGGCTAATAAATATCGTGAATATATCGACAATATTTCAAGAACAGCAGAAGCTGACACAGGTTGGTTACATGCCCATTTAGGAGGATTAATCAATTCAAGAGATGGTCTTTTAAATTTGGCGGGAGAAATAATTGAAAGAACACAATACCAAGAAAGAACAACGCACCAAAACCAAACCAAACCTTTCTTAAACCGTTTGGAAGCTTTAGGATTAACAGAGAGTCAAATCCCCACAACATTAAAAAAGCTTATCTATAATGGAGGAATAATCAATGAGAAAGATCCTCAAAAAGTTTTGGAAGTTGATAATACAGAAAAAGCTAAAATTTTATCTACGATTTTAGGAGAAAACTTAAATAAGGACACGGTTCAAGAGAAGATTGATTCAATGCAAAGCGAGTATGATTCCCTACAAAGAGAATTAACCGCAAATAAAGAATTGAGTCAAGAAGATATCAATAAGAAAACTCAAAACAGAGATGAGATTTCAGGACAGCTTGCCAATCTAGATAAGGAATTCAGAAAGACTTTTACTCAAAGATTTGAATCTTACTTTGACCCTAAATATTTAGAGAAGCTCCAAAACTTTTCTATCACAACAAACGGAGTAACGATTGATAGAACTTCTATTCCAGATGATGTCTTGCAATTGGATAAATTATACCGTTCACAAATCGGGGAAATAAAAAAACAAGGTGAACTTACTTCAAGCGATATCGCGGAGATAAAAAACTTGACAAAACAAAAACTCCAAGAAGCAAATCCAAGGTATTCGGATGGAAAATTGAAAAAAGGAGTTATTGAAGTTTACGATAGAGGTTTAAAGAAATTTACTTACTTTTTAAAGGCTAATGAAGACCTATCAGATTTAGACTACTCAGAAGCTCAGAAAGTCGTGGGATTGCAAAACCTAATGCTTTTAAACTCTGAATTCTACAAGGCTAATTCTAACTCTCAAGGAATTCCTCAAAAGTTTCTAGACGAATTAAACAGCCTAAGTACAGAGCAAGAGAAGTTTGACTTTTTAAATAACAATGCAACAACAGATTTTACTCAAGAATTTTGGGATAATTTTGATCCTAATAACTCTTTGGTAGCAAGACTTTTAGAATTGGGCTCACCCGAAGCTTTAGAATTTGCACAAAACATCAGAGAACAGCAATCAATAATCTCTACAATTATTCGCGGAAATAAAAACTTAAATAATCCTTCCGAAACAGATGTTTTTGCAATGTATGAAACAGAAACATCTGCAATAAGGGATGCCCAATCTATTTTAGAAGTTCAGACCGCCGAGGCAAGAAACATTCTAGAAGAACAAGAAGCAACAGAAATCCAATCAGTTTCAACAGTTAATGAAAGTTACAGAAAAGACTTAGAATCTAACGAAATAGCTTCAAACAGCCCACAAGAGATTGATTTCATTCTAAAACATGTAACTTCAAATGGAAGAAGCAGTATAGAGTCACTAAGAAGAAACTTGCAAAGACTTCAAAAAGGAGAATCTGTTATAATGACACCTTTTTTGACTAATCTTATAGAAGGGAGATCAGATTACGATAATGTCTTAGCAGAGTTCGCTAGAAGAAAACTTTTACCATACTATAAGAGAACAGAGCCTCAAGGATTTACAGAAGCTTACGAGGAACTAAAAAGAAATGTCTCTGAAAACCAATCAGGAGCAGTTTTAGACTTCATTGAAAGCGGAATAGTAGAAGTAAAGCCAAGTTGGAGCTATTATGACGCGATGGCAAATGTAAATCCTAAGTGGATTGAAAATCGTGACGCGCAAAGAGACCAATACACAGAAGCCTATAAAAACTCTGTAAGAAATGATGAGTATTATAAAAGATATGGAATAGACGAGCAAGGAAACGCCACTCAAAACATTCAAGAGTTTGAAGCGAGAAAAATACTTTTGGATTATAATGATCAAAGCTTGGAAAATTATGGTATTCAAGCAACACATGACAGGTATCAACTGCCTCAGTTTTTAAGGAGCGCGACAAGAAGACTGACTGACGGTTCAAATAAGTTAAAATCCCTAAAAGAAATCGCTTCCGATATGACAGGCATCAGGGAGGATGAAGCAGATTTAGGGCAAGATATATCAGGAAATTTGGCGAAAAAAGGGGACTCATTATTGTCAGTACCAACTTACGGGGTAAGAAAACTAAAAGACCAAACGGACGTAACAGACGAATTACTATTGTCTTATGCAATGTTCAACCAACAGTCGGCTTTATACAAAGCAAGAAGAGAAAACATCTCAGATATGCTAGTTTTAGAGGATTTCATATTATCCAAAGAAAGAGATTATCCAGGCAAGAAAGCTGAGGCAACAAACACCTACAAGATGTTCAACTCTTTTCTAAAATCAAATTTCTATGGCGTAAAAGAAACATTCAGCCAAGAAGTAACAGTTTTAGGGAAAAAAGTAGATTTAGGAAAACTGGCAAGGACTTTCAACAGCTGGGTAAGGTTCTCAAATTTAGCGGGTGTAACGGTACCTTTGACTTCAGCCCTACAAGGAAAGACCCAAGAATTTTTAGAAGTGGCTGTAGGAGAAGTTTTAGATAAGACGGCTTATAAGGAGGCTCAGAAAGAATTTGCAAGGAAAGGGAGTCAGCAGATAGGAGAGATAATGAAATATAATGGTAAAGCTGAGATCTCGGTTTATGGTGAAAGATTTGGTTTGTATAACTTGACAGAAAGATTTGAAAACTCTTACATCGGTAGAGCAGGGAGAGGCCTTTTGAAATCATCTTCTGCCTTACATAGTGCTGGAAACTATCCTGTAACTAGTACTGTCATGCTTTCTGTTATTTATGACTATAGAGTTTTCGGCGGAGAAGTAGTAACATACAGACAGTTCAAAGAAATTAATGGAAAAGATGACAGATTACTTTGGGAAAAACAACCTTTGTTCAAAGATCTGATTCCTGTAAAAGATGGAGTTATTGCGCCTAATTACAAAGGTATTTCTGAGCAGTTGAATATAAGTGAAGAGGAAGCTGTAGAGAAGGTAGACTTGATTTTAGAGGCAATTAATGCAAGGACGGCTTCGGCGGTTCAACGTGTCGATTCACAAATTCCAAGTTATCAGAAGAGTTTGGCGAACAGGAACGCAATTGCAAATTTCTTCCTTTTACATAGCTCGTGGTGGCAAGTTGCGGCGCAGAACAAACTGAAAAGTAGAAGCTACAATATTTCCGAAGGGGTTTGGACTCAAGGTTCATGGAATACTGTGTTCAATATGACAAACAGCTTAGCTCAAAATGTTCTAAAACCAAAAGAGTTAAAGAAAGTTTGGCAAGAGTATATGACAGATGAAGTCTCAGTTAGGAACTTACGCAGAACTGGTTTAGAGCTTGCAGTAGCGAACGCATTAGCAGTGGCTGTAATATTACTTGCCAATATGTCAGATGATGACCCCGAAGATCCTGGATTTCTACTTGCTTGGAGCGAATATATGCTTCTAAGAGTAGCAGTGGAACAAACTTCTTCTACCGTTTCTCTTCCTATGCAATTAGACTCAATGCTTTCAAACCCCCTTATTAGTGCCGAGAAATTCAAAGATTTAGGAAATATACTAGATTTAGCCGATTCAAACATTATAGATAGAGGAACTTATGCAGGTAGTACGGTTAGGTACAAGTGGATGTCAAAAAATCTACCGTTTATTAGGGATTACAACAGGTTCAGGGATTTTAATTCTGCTAAGGACACCTATTACTTTTTTAATAAGAGTACTCTTGAGAATTGGACATTCGCTACAGTTTTGGCAGAAGATGAAGCAGAAGAATAGTTTGGCACGATGTTTGCTATTATATGTACTTACAAACATATAAAGTAAAGATACAATGAAAACAGAATTATTACAAATTAGGATTAGCAAGGAACTAATGGATCAACTAAAAGTGCTATCAGAGTCTAATGCTATTTCAGTCTCCTCTCAAGTCAGAATGTTAATTAAACATGCTTTAAGAGATGTCTAAAAATAAAACCATTGTAGAATTCATTTTAGATTCGAATAAAAAACATAATAATTTTTATAACTATTCTAAGTCTACATATATAAATTCAAAAACACCTGTAATTATTACCTGCCCAATACATGGAGATTTTTCTCAGACAGCGAGTGCACATACTGCGGGTAATGGTTGTAGAGAGTGTGGTAAATTAAAATCTGGGGAGGCTGTTAGAAAATGGACAATCGAAACATTCAGAGAAAAAGTACAACAACTGCATTCAAGTTTGTTTTTCGATAAAACAGTATATGAAAATCCAAAACAAAAAGTCAAGTATGATTGTCCCCTGCATGGAGAAAGGCAGTCCTTCCCCTATACTTTGTTAAGAGGCTCTGGATGTAAAAAATGCGGTTATAGCAGTAACAACCAGCCAAGATTTAATGACAGAACAGGCGAGATATTTACTAACAGCAGAGGTTGTAAATTAGAAATAATAGCTTATAGAAATGCTGATGACTTAGATATACAGTTTGAAGATGGAACAATAGTCAAAAATCAGAAATATAGTCATGTGAAAGATGGGATGGTTAAAAACTATAATTTCCGAACTGAAACACAAGGATTTTTAGGATATGGTAAATTTAATTGTAAAGACTCACTCACCCTATTTTATTCAAATGTTTGGTACAACATCTTTAGTAGGTGTTACAGTAAGGAGAGGCACGAAAAATATCCAACCTATAAGGATTGTATGGTAGCTGAAAAATGGTTTAATTTTCAGAATTTCGCTCAATGGATGGAAGACAACTATAATCCTGAAACTATGAGGGGATTTGAACTAGATAAGGATATTTTACAAAAAGGTAATAAAATCTACTCCTCAGAAACTTGTTCTTTTGTACCTAGAGAGATTAACAGTATATTTGGAAAGAAGAAGTCAAAAAATAATAGTAATCTTCCAACAGGTGTTAAAATTAAAGGAAATAAGTTTCAAGCAAGAATTTCAAAACTCGGAAAAACAACCTACCTTGGAACCTTTGATACTGTAGAGCAAGCCTTCCAACCGTACAAGACAGCTAAAGAAGACTATATAAAACAAAAAGCCGACAAATGGAAAGACTTGATCGATCCAAGAGTCTATGAAGCCCTTTATAACTACACAGTAGAGATAACAGATTAATAACTAACCCAAACATAAATAAACAAAAATGAAACAGCTCTTTAAATTTTATTGGTTCAACCTAGTAGCGCAGCTAAACGCCCTGACACTCCCAAAAGACGTTCCAAGTGAACCGATTCAAGACGGCGAGGACGTAGCCACAATGTTAGCAAAATTACAAGCCCAAATAGATGAATTAAATGCCTAAACACAAGTCCCCTTTAATTAGGGGATTTTTTATTTTATAAAGTTTTGTTAAAGTAAATTTCCAATAGAAAACATTTCATATATTTGTAGAAGAAAAATAAGAGATATGACACCAAAGGAAAAAGCGGAAGAATTGATTGGAAAGTTTGATATAAAGCACAATATGAAATTGTTAAAAGGTAAACTGCCTATTTCAATGTATAAAAGCCAAATTAAAGCATGTGCAATATTGGCAGTTGATGAGATTTTGGAAGAAAATAGTTCCTATCAAGACTTAGTAAGCGTTTACCAAGATAAAGATAGAAATTGGAGTGTTTTAGAAAGACAGAAATATTGGCAGGAAGTAAAATTAGAACTAGAAAAATAAGAGATATGTATATAATCAACAAATTAAGCTTAGAATATTTTGAAGGAGACTTATGTGACGGTGGATTTTATGTTAAAACTAAAGATAATAAATTACGGCATGTAGACTTCATTTTAAATAAATACTTTGAAACAGAGGTAGAGGTTCAGAATTATTTAAAAGACAAGAAACCCATCAATGTACCTCCTAGTCAATTTTCACATCTAATAATTCAAGATTTATTGGATAAAAGATGAAATACTATTACCACCACTTCGGAGATAAAGAGCCAGTTGAAGTATTTATCATACAGGAGTCAAAAGGTTTAGTTGAAATAAATCGAGACCCTAAAGCAAGAGCAGGTCATTGGAAGAGTAAAACACAATTAATTATAAGATGAAAGCATTAATAAATTCAAGGTTATTTAAACCGTTTAGAAAAAGTTTTTTGAAGAAAATTGAAAATAACATAGTAATAGAGAAAGACTATTTTTGTTGTAAAGTAAGAAGTTGGCATAGTATTTTTATCTGTTGGAAAAATTTGAAAGAGGTAGAAGCAAACATGGATTCTAAATATTTAAATAAAGGTTTATCTTATAATTGCAAATTTTCTTGGTTTAATACGAAAAGCCAAAGACTAAATTTCTTAGATGAATGTCTTTTAAAATTTGAAAACAATGAAAAATAACGAAACTCCAAATACGTATGGCTGCGCTTTGATGATTTTAGCTTTTTTCGGCGGATTTGCACTGATAATTTGGGCGGGAAGATGTTAACAACAAGCCTAACCAAAGACATTTGGAATAACTTTATAGCTAAAAAACAAATCACACAACAGGATTTAAGAGCTATCATAGAAAAGCATTTAGGGAAGGAAGAAACACCAAAGCAATTAAAGCCTTTTAGAGTCGGCGAAATATATCAAACCAAAGGCCAAGTTTCAGAACCTTTTAAAATCGCGGAAATAAAAACTAAAATAAAAGAAGGTAAAACAGTTCCATATTACTTCAATGGAATTTATTTAAACAGAAAACATTTAGGAATTTGCCCAATAAATGCAGAACAATTAATACAGAAAACAGTATGAATAAACATATTCTTTGCACTTTAGGACTCCATTGGTTTAAATTCCAATCTAAAAAGATAAAGTATTTCGATGATTCCATGAGAAAATTTTCAGCAAAAATAGGAAATTACAATAATTGCGGAGTTACAGAAAAATATGAATGCAAATATTGTGGAAAAACTAATTACGAACATACAACAGATTTTATTTTATGAAACTAAGAGAACAATTATGCAAGAAATAGACACAAAATATCTTTTAGAAAAAGGATTAGAACATGATGATAACGTCTTCAAAGAGCTGTATTCAACCCATAACATAGAAACTGAATGCATAGGTTCATCAGACCAAGGCGTGGCAATTTCTAAATTTACTAAGAAACCCTCAGCACAAAAAATCCGCGAAGAAAAAGAAAAGGTAATAAAACAGTTTGAAAAAGCAAATAACATTAAAATCTTAAAATGGGAATGAAAGAACTTAAAATAGCAAGTTACGAAACAGTAAAGTTAGCCGTAAAGAAAGGTTTTGATTGGATTCAATCGGACGATAAATTTTATGATTTTTATGGGGAGTTAGATTATACGTTCCAAGGTTACAAAGAGAGTACAAGCGAATATTCAAGATATCCCGCACCAAGTTTAGAACTTTTACAAAAATGGTTGAGAGAAGAGTATAATGTGCATATTAATATATTCGTACAAAAATCAATAGGGTATAAATTAAATCGTGCTTTTTATTATTCAGTTACAAAAGAAATTGATGATATACGTGTAAAAGAAGTCACTAATAAACTAGATAAAACTAAAGAAATTTTCAAGGAATGGGTTGATAAAAAAGCAAATAAATCCTACGAAGAAGCTCTAGAGTTTGGAATTAATGAAGCACTAAAATTAGTCAAATGAGAAACATCTTACACCTCTGTGCTGATATAGGTTCTGACAGCTATTTCTATCAAAAGGACTCTGATTATAATGTTATTTTAATTGGTGAGGAAATCGGCGTAGAAAACTTCAAAACCGATTTAAAAATACATGGAGTAATATGCAATCCAGTTTGTAGAGAATTTTCAACAGCCAAAGGCTTTCACAAAGAAAATGACTTAGAAAAAGGTATGTTTTTAGTCAATCATTGTTTAAGAATAATTGAAGAAACTAAACCTGAATGGTGGCTCCTAGAGAACCCTTATAATGGAAAGCTCAAAGACATCTTAGGAAAACCTAAAGACGTTTACCAACCTTGGGAATTTGGAAGTCCTTATACTAAAAAGACAGCTTTGTGGGGAAATTTTAAAATGCCCGAAAAGAAGTTTAAAAAGTGGGAAGACGTTTTGAAGAATGAAAACTTATACGTAAGACCAGGAAGAAATAAGCCGTCTTTAGCCTTCCTACATAAAAGTGCAATAAACCACTTAGAAGAGTTTTACCCATTCAAAGAAAATATAAAAAATGACTCGGACTTTCGAAGCCTGTGCAGTCAAGGATTTGCAGAAGAATTTTATAAAATGAATAAATGAAAATATTTGAACTGACACAATATGATTGCGATGGAGACAGCCATTCAATTTGGTCGCACAAAACTAAAGAACAAGAACAGTTTAAAGCAGACTGCGAATGGATTATAAGAACTCACATAGAACAATTATTCAAAGAGCAGGAAGAAGGTTATTTTGCAAGAATAGCTACTGACGAAATAATAGATCTTATAGAAGAAAATCTAGAAAAATTAGGCTATGAACAAGTTAAGTCAGCTCATTATGGACTTAGTTGGACTCATAAGGCGGAAAATATTTTAAAAGAAATTCTAGAAGAGGACACTTTCAATAAATTAATCGAACATAATAAAAAGACATGAAAACATTAATATTATTTTTACTCTTTCCGATTTTAATTTCGGCGCAAGAACAAGAAACAGAAGTATTCCAAGTAAACGAAGCAGGTTTGCAAGAGTTAGTTCCTAAACAAATAATCATAGAAACAGAGTACACAACAGAAAGCTATAAAACAAACGAATTAGGAATTAGAAACCTTTTACCCGAAGTAGTTATAGAAAAGAAAAACGAACAAGACATAGAACCAATTAATTATATAGAGGATGACAACAAAGGAAGAAGTGTGGAAAATCCACGATAAATTAGAAGAATTAAAAACTCAGAAAAGTTTAATTGGCCTATCTGAAATGGAGGATATTGAACTAAGAAACTTAGAAGTTAACTTTTATAACAAATGGTCTGAATTAAAAGACGCTTAATTATGAAACAATTTAAAAACAAGGTATTGTTCATCAAGGATGAAGAAATGCTGTGAGAGGTTGAAAATCTTATTTTAGATGCTGGTTTTAAAATTGGTCCCGAATATTGGCTATGCAAAGAAGATTATTATAATTTTCTATATTTTGATGAAACAGACTTCAATATAAGCATTACGGTAGAAGAAGACCAAGAAATAACACTAGAACAATTCAAAGAACTTTTAAAACAATAATTATGGTAACAAACAAGATTGAATTAACTTATGGGAGCTTCTCTGCCGACAATGGTAAAATAGAAGTAAATAATTATCCATGTGGAGAGATGTATGAACTCAAAGAAGACTTTTTACAAGAAGTTGAGAGAGTATTAAAGTTTGACGGCTCTTTTAAAATCGGCGGGAAAAGCATTGAAACACAAGAGATTGAAATTCACGGATTTTTATTTATAGACAGAAAAGAGATAGAACAGTTTTTAAATTGGTTTGATAAAGTAATGTAATATGGAAATTAAGGAAATAGTAAATAAATTAGTAGGAGAAATAAATCCTCTAGGTTGTGCCTCAAGAGATCCTCAAAGATTAGAAAACTTGAAAGTGATGTGTAATTTAATAACAGACCTAATTGAAGAGGTACAATACGTATCAAGGAATAAAGACAGTTATGAAGGTTCGGTAAAAGTTTTAGGAGAATATGCTGATAAATTCCTAAGAGAGGGTATTAGGGAGTATGTTTAGCTTCAACAATAATATCGCCGAAAAACAAATAAGAGACAAAATCACGTCAACTTGTAAAAAGATTAAGGTAAAGGTAGGAAAGATAAATTGGACATATAAATGTCATTTGAATAGTGTAGACTTCGCCATAAAAAAGAAAGACAAAGAAATTGCTATGGTAATGGCTTATAAAAACGGCTATGGAGTCATTCACTTTATAAATCTGCACAAAGGAAAATACATAGACAATACTTGGGGAGTGTGGTCAGTAGAGTATGATTACTACCTGATTAGGAAAATACCAAGAGAAGATTTCTACAAGGTTGGAGATATTTTTGATAGTTATCGTTTGGAACTAAGAAACAGTTTGAGTTGGTGGGTCAGAAAAACTTCTACAGAAACTTGGTAGTAAAACGTTAAAAAATTAACAAACATTTGGATATTAAATATTAATGTAGTATATTTGTAGGAGTATTATGGAAGAGGAACTAAGAATAAGAGTTTCAAAAGAACTTAAAGAAAAAATAGAACAAAAAGCAAAAGAACTGAATATTTCAGTTTCCGCTTTTGTCAGAATGAAATTAAGCGAGTAAAATGTACAAAAGATTAAAAGTAAAACTATATCCAACAGAAAAGCAAAAAGAAATGTTAGAACAGCATTTCCAGGGATATCGTTTTTCCTACAATCTGTGCCTTGAGTACAAAAAGCATCTTTGGGACAATTACAAAGTAAATGTCTCAGGTTTCACAATGCAAAAAGAATTATTTCAAATAAGAAAAGAGTCTGAGTGGCTTGTAAAATGTAAAGCAGAGTGTGTAAGAGATGCCGCTTTAAATGTTGAAGCTTCATATAAAAAGTTCTTTAAAGGCTCAGGATTTCCAAAATTTAAGTCTAAGAAAGGTTTGCAATCATTTACAGCTTACCAAGCAATATACTGTAAAAATAATAACTTAACATTCTTTAAAAACAAAATAAATTTTAAGACCTCTGAAAAGTATAATGAACTTTTAGAAACACATAAAATAAGGCAGTGTACTTTCAAAAGAGATTTATGTGGAGATTATTTCGCTACGTTTTTAATAGAAACTGAGGATACTAAAATTCTAACTAAAATAGAAAGTAAAATTGGAATAGACTTAGGAATTAAAGACTTAATTATCACATCTGAAGGAGAAACTTTTGAAAATAAAAAGTATTTGCAATCAAGTTACTATAAATTAAGGAAGTTACAAAGAAAGCATTCAAAAACTAAAAAAGGAGGTAAAAACAGAAAAAAGTTAAAAATAAAAATAGCAAAAATAAACAGAAAAATTACAAGACAGAAAGAGCATTACTATCATCAAATCACAAACTTACTATTGAACGATAACCAAGTCATAGTAGTTGAAACATTAAATGTAAAAGGTATGATGGAAGAAAAGAAGCTTTCAAGACATATTTCAGACGTATCTTGGGGATTATTGATTCAGATGTTGGAATATAAAGCCAATTGGTATGGTAGGAATTTAATTAAGATAAACAGATGGTTTCCCTCGTCTAAAACTTGTTCAGGTTGCGGTAATATCAAAGAAATTCTACTTTTATCTGAAAGAACTTACAAATGCCAATCTTGTAATTTAGAAATAGACCGTGACGTAAACGCGGCGAAAAATATTTTAAAAGAAGGGATATCAGGGACAAAAATGCCCGAAGTGCCTGTGGAGAATTCTTGCATTAGCAAGGTCAGTGAAGCAGGAAATAAACGTATAACGCCGAAAGGCATAAAACAACTATAATTTTGAACTACATTTACAAACAAAAACAATACGAAATCCTAGACAAAGAACTAGAGCTTAAAATTAAAAAAGTATGAATAATACAACTTTTCTAACATACGATATTGAAACATACCTTTCAATTTTTTGCGCTGTCTTTAAATACAAGGATAGATATAAAGTTTTTGAAATTAGTGAAAGAAAAGACGAGTATGAAGAATTAGTGGCTTTTTTAAAACAAGGTACTGAGAATAAGTGGTTTTTCATTGGGTTTAATAATGTTCGTTTCGATGCTCAAGTTTTACAATGGCTTATTGATGCTAACGCTTCCTTTAAAAAACTTTCGGGAAAAACAAAAGCAAAACACATTATGGAGTTTGCTCAAAATGTTATTCAAAAAATAAATAATAAAGAATTCCCACCTTATCAAGAATCTAAATTGAGCTTTCAACAATTAGATTTATACCTTCAGTCACATTACAACAACCGTGCTAGATCTACGAGTTTAAAATGGTTGGAGTATTCAATGAATTGGAAAAAAATCCAAGACTTACCTTATAAGTTTGACGAAGTACTATCGGCTGATAAATTCGATGATATTATAGACTATTGTAAAAATGATACTGATGCGACAGAACAGTTTTTTATAAAATCAGAAAAACTTGTAGAATTAAGATTTGCTCAACAATTGGAAAATCCACACTTAGAATTATTTAATAAATCGGATAGTAGTATAGGAGAAGCATTGTTTTTAGATTTGATGTCGCAGAAATTAGGCATAGAAAAACCAAAACTTAAAAAAATGCAGACAAGACAATCTGTAATTAAATTAAATGAATTAATTCTACCTTATATAAAATTCTCAACACCTGAGTTTAATAGTGTTTTAGAGTTTTTCAGAGAACAAGAAATAACAGAAAATACAAAGGATGCTTTCAAACACTTGATGGTCTTTGATGAGATGGAATATTTCTATGGATTAGGCGGGCTTCATTCAGCTCGCGGAAATTCCATTTTTAAGTCGGATCAAGAAAACATTGTTCTATCGATAGATTTTGCGAGTTTTTATCCCAATATTTCAATTAAAAATAGATTTTATCCAAGACATTTATCGGATTCTTTTTGTGATTTATATGAAGAATTATTTGAAAAGAGAAAATTAATTCCCAAATCAAATCCTCAGAATACTGCAATTAAGTTACTTTTGAATTCTGCATTTGGAAAAGGAGGAGATGAACATAGCTTCCTATACGATAAATTCTTTCAAATGGCCATTACGGTAAACGGTCAATTAATACTTTCTATGTTATGTGAACAACTTTCTCAAATAGAAGGTGTGAGAATGGTTATGGCGAATACTGATGGAGCAGAACTTGTAGTTCCAAAAAATAAAAAAAGAGAGGTTTATGATGTATGTGTAGGAATTGAAAACTTAACCAAACTTCAATTGGAATATGGAACTTATGAAAAATTATTCATTAGAGATATTAACAATTATTTAGGAATCGATATTAAAGGAAAAGTTAAAACTAAAGGAGCTTTTGATATTGATTTAGAATTACATAAAAACCGCTCACAAAGAATTGTACAAATAGCAGTTAAAAGATATTTTGTAAATGATGTACCTGTAGAAACAACTGTAAAAAATCATTTAAAAGTCGGCAATTATGGAGAAATTGAAAACCAGGGAATTTATGATTTTTGCATAGGTAAGAAAATTCAAAGTAATCAAAATTATACTTTGGAAAATGATGAAAAAGAAACTGTAAAAAATATTGAGGATAAGGTTATTCGATTTTATGTTTCAAACGATGGTTTAAATCTAAAGAAAAATTATAGTGATGGTAGACAGGAATTAACAGTTGGTGGTAATAAAGTAACTATGTTTATGGATTACTATGAAAAAGAAGACTATAAAATTAATTATGATTATTATATTAACGAAGCTAGAAAAATCATAGAAAACGTAGATGGTACAACCGAAAGAATTGAAAATGAAAGAAAACTCGATAGAGAGCGTTTAAAGAAAGAAAAAGAAGAAGAGAAGTTTGTAGCTTACTGCATAAAAAAAATCCCCACAACAAGACAAAAGGAGCTTTATAAGAAGGATTGGCTTATAGAAAAGTATGGTGATATAAAAACAAGAGAACAAATCAAAGAGGAGAAGTTAAATCCAAGTTAATATATTTGCTTTCCTGAAATTAAAATTCTATATTTGTTTTTTAGATTTCTTGGCGGAGATTTTTGAAAGTTAAATATTACAACAAAAGACATAAATAAGAGATACCTGTATGAAGCTACCGCCATAGCCGACTACAGGTTTTCTCGTTTTTTATAAGCCCAAAAATGGAAAAATTTAAAAAAGAATTTGAGGAGTTTTTAACCCCGTCTATGATTGATTTAATGCTAACACCTTTAGAAATACCCTTCAATACATCTGCACTATTTAAATGCTCTACGAAATATGGTGTGGTTTTGCAAAACTTACACAACTTAAAATCAGGCAGAACACCTACTATAAAATCCGCAGAAAATAAGACTGAATACTTTGCTCAGCAATTATTTGAATTTAATTCCAAATTCTTTGATTTTTTTAATGTTGTTGAATATGTATCTTGTTTCAATGTAATTATAGAGAGTAAATATGGTAAAATTAGGGCGACTGCTAAGAATTTACTAAGAGGTTTTAAACCATCCATACAAACAGCACTTAATAAAAAAGAATACTATTTAAATAAATTAAAAGATTTAAATCCTGATTTTTTAAAAGAGTATGAATTGATTTCAGATTATACAAATGAATCAGGGTATGGAACATTTAAATGTAAATATGGTGAAGTGAGGATTACTTTTAATAACAGTTATAAATACATTCCAAATATAATTTCTTCAATTGATAAAACATCTTTCTTTTTGAAAAAATTAGAAGAGAGTGTCCCTAACTATAAAGAAAAATTTACAGTAATTAGTGAATATACAAAAGCACTTGAATACATGATTGTAAAAGATAAATATGGAGAGTTGAAAATTACTGCAGGACAATTATTACAAGGTCATACACCAAATGTATCATCCGCTTTAGATAGATTTTCATATAGAGTTAATCAATATAGAGAAGTGCATGGGAACTCTTATAGTTATGAAAAAGATCATAACTATTTAGAAAATATAAAAATAACTTGTAATAAATGTGGTAATATATTTTCACAAAAAAGTGACAATCATTTAGATGGAAAAGGATGTAATATATGTAGTACGAAACGAGCAGCGGAAAAGATGGCAATGTCTTATGAAGACTTTTTATTTAATAGTTTAAAAAATGGTAATATAAATGTAGATTTTACAGATTGCGGATATATATCTTTAAAATTACCTCTTAAGCTTAGATGTACTATTCATAATGAATTTTTTGAACAGACCGCATCTAGTTGTAGATATGGTATGGTAGGCTGTCCTTCATGTAAAAGAGATAATTTAGGGTTTTTGAAAAATTCATTTGTCAGTTCATGTAAAGGTAAAATTGCATTAATGTATATATTAAAAATAAGTAATCACGAAGAAGAGTTCTACAAGATAGGTATTACTAATAGGACAGTAGAGAAAAGATTTGCAAGGAAAAGGGAAATGCCTTATAATTATGAAATAATCTATACAAGAGAGGATGAAGAATGCCCAGGCTGTATTTTTGATTTAGAAACCAACTTGTTAAACAAATACAATTCTTTCAAGTATCAACCAAATATTAAATTTAATGGCTATACAGAATGTCTAAGTATTAAAACTCCAATAGAAGAAGTCATAGAAAAGTTAAAAAATACTTAAATTCAAAACAAGAAAGAAAACTAATCATTATATTTGTAGAAGAAATGCTGTTAGAGGTTGTTTTTAATCTTTTTCGGCGAAAATTAAAGAAATGGAGAAATTAATACTGGATAACCAACTAATACTAATGCAGATTCAGCTAGATAAAAGTCGAATTGGGGTTAGCTATATATCAGATGAAACCAAGAACATATTAAAAGAGCAAATTTTAATAACTAAAAAAGCTTTAGCAAAATGTTCGAAATAGGTCAAACAATCGTATGTATAGACTCATCTATGCAAACGCACACAAAAGACGAAATTGAAAAAGACATGCCAAATTGGATCAAAAAGGATAAGAAATATACAATCAGAGCCTTACACGATTTCGATTTTGTTTTAGGCATTCTTTTAGAGGAAGTTAGAAATGATTTAAAGTATTTTAAGGTGGTTAATAAAACTATGGAACCTGCTTTTGCTTCTTGGAGGTTCAGAGCATTAAAAGAGAGCGAGAAAGAAGTAGAAACGGAAGTTGAACAATTAGAAACAGTGATATGAGATTTTTTAGAGCAGAAGAGAGTTTTGAAATGGGAATTTATCGGAAGACAATGGTACAAAAAGGCAGAGTTGTTTGCTTTAGCAACTATTTCACTTGGACAGTCTTGGTAAGTGATGGAGATGAAAAAACCAAGTTTCTTTATGGTGGCTCTTATGGGGCTTTAGAATTATTTATTGAAGGAAAATTAGTCCCCTTAACAGAAAAAGAACTTAATAAAATTAAACCACACCTCAGAAAAGAACATTTCGGTAGGGATTTAGAAGAACAATGGGACTATACAAAACAGTTTAATTTTAGACACAAATAAAAATGGGATCACGTAAAAAACATTTAAACATCTTAAACGGCTTTTATAGAGTTAGAAACGGTTTTGAAATTAATTGGTCTATTTACGATTGGGCTTTGCCTTTTGGGTTTGGTTTTACTGATTATTTATTTTCAGTTTCTTTTCTCTGTTTTACATTCTTTTTCCCGCGAAAAACAAAAGATAACTCATTAGGAGGAGAGGTGTCAAGATGGTAAAATACATACAGCTAAAAACAAAAGAGCAGTTCAAAGAAGTAATGAAAGAATACAACTCTAAGTATCAAGATTGGATGTGGGACACTTTCAGAGGAAATACTTGCTATGTACCAGAGGGTAATTTTTTAATCAGTTTAGATAAAGCTTTGAAATTATGACACTAATAATACTAATCCTCTTGTTCATTGCTTATAACTACTATAAGCCCGACATTGAATGGATTGAGGAGAGTGAGATTTTGATTATGCATTACCGTAAAGGGTTAGGTAGGGATTATATAATTTTGTGGAATAAGAACCGTTTTTAATTCTTTTTCCGCGCCAAAAAACTTAATTATAAAAATGAATTGGAAAAAGCACATAATAGAAGAAATAAGAGCAGACGGTACAGTATATTACAAGCCTTACGCAACACTTATTGAAAAGCATTCTTGGATACCCTTTTTAAAAAACAAAACAAACTATGTTGTAGGGAAAGTAATGTATGAAGAGATTTACTACCTCACGGCTTCTGGGTACGGGACGCACAATTTTAGAGATGAAAAGTATGCTTTGGAAGTCTTAGATAAAGCTATAGTGGAAAAAGAAAGAGAAAAGGGTCAACAGAAAATAATAAGTAGAAGAATACTATGAAGGCCTCAGTAAAATTAGCTTTTAGTGTTGTACTGAATTTAGCTTTTATTGGGCTTTTTAAAATAAATAAATTATGAAATTAACAAGAGATATTGCAAAAAACTTCGGATTTCAAGAAGTACCGCATTTTACAATAGGTAATAGTCTAACTTTAGAATTGGGTAGGAATAGATATCTAAGTTTATCTGATTTGGATAATTGTAACTGCATGCTTTATTTGTGCGAGAGGTCAGAAGAAAATCCAAAAGAAGTGATAGATTTGATTAATCTTCATAATTGGGATTACGATAAAGAACTGACAGTAGATAAGCTAGACAATGTTTTAAAAATATTTAATTTATGAAACTAATAGGAATATACAAAGAGTTGGTTATTAAAGGTATCTATTCTGCCACCCTAACTTATGATTTAATTTACAATCAATTTTATATAGATTTGGCAACCCAATCTAAAAGTGACTTATATTTGTATGAAGATGGTACTATAAGAGGTAGGTATGATTACGAAAATACTTTAAATTTAGAAGATGCCAATCTATTTGAAACACTTTTAGAAGTGTATGAAGAGTCTAAATGCGGGAGAGATTTTGGTAATTCTGAATGGGAGCAACATCTAAATTCAGTCAACTAACTGACGCAATTAACATTAATACAGTCAATTGAAAACTTTATTATTTCTTTAACTTTTAATTCGGCGATTTTTAATTACCTTTGAAAAAACAAAAAGATGAAAGCAATATTATTTACAAAATCAGATTTCACTCTAGGTGAACTGATAGGAGAGACGGAAGATTTATTAGATGATGTCTTAGTTTTAAACAGTTGTTATACAGAAGCCTATAACATTGAAAAAATTGACACAGAGAAGTTCGATCAAATCAGAGGGATTTATAACGATACTTATTCTGTTGTTGATTATGTTTTTGGCGGGCAAACAGAAGATAGTTTAAGATTAAAAGATTTAAGGAAATTTGCACAAGAGAATCCCGAACTTCTCACAAAACCAATTGAAAGAGATGTAGAAGACGGTTATGTTTATTCAGCTTATGACAGTTTTGTTTATAACGATAAAAGGCTGATATTATGTTAGAAGAAAACTTAATATTTGACTCACTCAGCCTACCACAATGCTGGCAATATTGGGAGGAAACAGGAGATTTAAAACCCCTAGAAAACGCATCAATAGCTCTAAATAAAGTTCTAAGAGAAACTGTTCAAATTTTAAAAACAACGAATCCTGAGAATGTATATTTAATTAACCGCTTAAAACAGTTTATATAATGATAAAAGAATTTCAAGGAGATTTTAGGTGGTTAAGTGGTGGAAAGAGTTTTGTGCAAATCCTAAAAATACGCCAGGACAAGTAAAAAGAGAATCTAAGAAGATAGAACTCATAGCTAATTGGAATGATATTAAACTCGATGTAATGCAATCTTGTATAGAACAAAAATTCTCACAAGAGCCTTTCAGAACATTACTTAAAAATACAAAAAGTCTGCATATTCAAGAAGGCAATAACTGGGGAGATAAGTTTTGGGGAGTGTGTCTTAAAACTAGTAAAGGCGAAAATAATTTAGGTAAATTAATAATGAATTTTAGAAGCACTTTATAATGCAAGAATATAAAAATTACAAAACATTCAAAGAGTGGAGTAGTGAACACTTGATGTTGGCATTATATCAAGTAGAAGAAAGTTTTGATTATTTCTTGGAGCTAAGAATTTCAGAACTTGAAGCTCTACAAGAAAAGTGTGAGACAGGGTGTGAGAAGCAAGCTAATATCAGAGTTATTAACGAGTTAAAAAGATTGGGAAAATAAAATGGATGATTACTTACAAATTAGGTTTCCTTATTACAGGGCAAATATTGAGAGTAAGCTTCCAATCGGAGAAATAACACTATATGACTATCTCTATAGCATAAAGAATCCTAAACCACACATAGAAGAGATATTTCAACAAATAGAGAAAGCGAGTTTAGCGGGAGATAAAAAACTAAAAACAGAATTAAAATCTAAAACGTTTTATTTTACACCATGTATAAAAACTGACGGTTTAGGCAGGTCTTATGAAAACATTACATCTTGGACAGGAATTTTATTAGTTGATATAGATAATCTAGAAGTAGAGTTTGCAAAAGAACTAAAACAACACTTATTTTATACTTACCCATTTATAATAGCCTCTTTTCTCTCAGCATCTAAGAAAGGAGTCAAAGCCTTGGTGCGGATTCCAATTTGTACTTCTGTTGAGCACTTCAAGTCTTATTACTATGGACTTATGGATGAATTTCAAAACTACTTGGGTATCGATAGCAGCTCAAAAAATTGCTCATTACCAAATTATTTGACATACGACAAAGATTTACTATATAGAGTGGATGCAACAGTTTGGAATAAAAAAGGTATTCAATTAGATGAATTTAAGGTTTTTGAAGGAGAGATAGAACCTCTAGAGAATATATCAGAGGAAGATGTTTTAGGTATAAAAAGAATGATTAGAAACATGATGCTCAAAATAGATTTAGAACAGACTGGACACGTTATTTGTAGAAGTTCGGCTTTATTATTGGGTGGGTATGTGGGAGCGGGGTATTTAGAATTTGAAGAGGCGCAAGACTATATGTTTGATCTAGTGGATGAAGTTGAATACTGTCAAAAATCTCCAAAAACTTATAAACAGACAATTGTACAAATGTTAAAAAAGGGAGCTTCTGCACCATTAATATATGAAAGATAAATATTATTTTTTTCACCCTGATTGGAAGACAAGAAAAAAGAAGTTTTTAAGACTTTGTGAAGAAAAAGCATTCACTGTAGAAAAATTCCGCGAGAAAGAAAAACACACAAAGAGAATAAAAATAGAAGAATGGACAGACGTAGATTAGAGATAGAAGGTCACTATGTAGACCAAGAAGATGGCATTACAACTATTTTAGTACCTATTCAAGACCTCATTGAGATTTTAGATTATAATGGCTACACGGTAATCCAAGATAGTGAAAATAATTTAGACCACTATGATAAAGTGAAATTTGAGGAATTAATAGAGAAATACTTAAAAGCTTCTTGGAGTGAAAGAGAAGAAATACACAAAAATGCCACGAAACAATAAAGAGTATTGCCGTAATTGGCACGCTAAAAATAGAGAAAGGAGCAGAGAACTAGCCAAAGAATATTATCAAAGAATTTCAAAGCCGATTGAACCTTTAAAGTCACAAAAAGAAGTAAACAAAGTCCTTATAAATAATCCTCAATGCTTCTTATATGACTTGGAAGTAGAGAAATGGTCTTTAAGACATTGGAGAATATTTCAAAAATTAACAAAAACAATATGAAAGAAAACAAGACACTAGAATTAGACCAAAATTACTCAATAGAAATTACAACAAACGATTTCTTTTTAAAGTATGAGAAAAAGCATATTAAAGACGGTAAAGAAGTGAAATCCAAAAATGGATGGTCATTTCCTGACCTACTAATGGCTTTAAATAAATACAGAGTAGAATCACAGAAGCAAGACAGTTTTCAAGAGATTTACGAGGCCACAGAAAGAGTAAACCAAACAATCAAAACCTTAAAGAAAAATGGCGCAATTTAAAATAGACCAAGACTATACAATTGAAGTAACAGAAGATAATTTTACTTTAAGACATAAAGATAAAAGTTATCCTTACAAAACCTTGAAATTAGTCCTACAACAGTATTTAAGTTTAGCCTTAGATGAAGATAATTTTGATTCAGTTTTTAAAAACGCCGAAACAGTAGAAACAAAGATAAAAAGACAGTTTAAAAAGAAATAGATGAGATATCAAGAATTAGAAATAAAAGTAATTCAATGGGCGAAAGATAAAGAAATTCTTCAAAAAGCAACACCTTTAACACAGTGGTCGAAAACAAGGGAAGAGTTGAATGAATTGTGGGAAGGCTTAGATGCTCAAAGACAAGGGCTGGAAAATTTTGTAAATGAAAAAAGAAAAGTAGTAGTCACAAATGAAGAAATTATAGATGCGCTGGGAGATATTCTCGTCACTTTAATAATTCAAGCCGAGATGCAGGGCTTAAAATTAGAAGACTGTTTAGAAAGTGCTTATAATGTAATTTCAAAACGTACAGGTAGGATGGAAAATGGACAATTTTTGAAAGACGATGTCTAATCGCAAAAAAGCATTGAACTCAAAAACACTGCCTCTGGATTTAATTTGGAATTGCTACCTAGAAGAATGCCACGAAAGAAAATTTAAAGTACATTCGATAAACACATTCCAAACAGCAATCAACCAATGGTTAAGATTTACAAATACTAATTTGAATTTATATCTAGTCAAAAAGTTTTCAATAAACAGCTTAGAACATAATGGAGAAATTATAAAATATTATTAGATGGATAAGGAAATTAATATTTTAATAGGATGTGAAGAATCCCAAGTTGTTTGCCAAGCTTTTCGTGACTTGGGGTATATTAATACATTTTCCTGTGATATTCAACCAACTTCTGGTAGTCACCCTGAGTGGCATTTGCAAATGGATGTTTTAGAAGCCATAAAATTAAAAAATTGGGATTTAGGTATATTTTTCCCAGATTGCACCTATTTAACTGTTTCTGCAAATAAATGGTATAAAGACCAACCAGAAAGGAAAAGTGGAACTTTAGTTGGTCAAAAGAGAAGAGACGCAAGAGAGGAAGCTATTGAATTTTTTATGAAACTGTATAATTGCGGTATCCCCAAAATAGCAATTGAAAATCCAATTGGGGTAATGTCTTCAAGATTTAGAAAACCTGACCAAGTATTGCAACCATGGATGTTTGGGCATGGAGAGACAAAAGCAACTTGTTTGTGGCTTAAGAATCTACCTAAACTAACTCCAACAAACATAGTTGATGGTAGAGAGCAAAGACTGCACCTGCTTCCAAAGACAAAAGACAGAGCAAAAATAAGAAGTAAAACTTTTCCAGGAATAGCAAAAGCTCTAGCAAATCAATATTCAAAATATTTAGAAGATGTACATCAACTTTAAAATCATAGATAAGTTCCTAAAAGAATTTAAGATAGAAGATTTATTTTTTATTCTCGCCGTAAAACAGCAAGACCAAGAGAATATAGAAGAATATTGTAACTTAAGTTCGAGCCAGAAACTCTTAGATTTAAAATACCTAAAGCGAATCAAAAACGGTAATTTAAGAATTGATAAAAAAGGTACAGAGTTTTTAAGAGATTTAGAGAAGTCGGATGAAATTTCGGAATCAACAGAAGTCATAGCAGAGTGGTTGATAAAAACCTACAAAGATAAGGAAGGAGGAATTGTCAAGAATAAGACCGAGACAAAACGTAGAATTCAATTCTTCTCAGATCAGACAGGATTCACTCATAATAAACTAGCTATACTTTTAGGTATTTACTTGGCTAATGTTTACGATAAAAACTCAGGTCAAAGCTTGCAAGAATTTATGGCAGAGAATAGGATGGGGGTAATTAGTTACCTCGCTGATAATATTTGTTGGAAACCTAAAGATAATTTTGCCAGACATTATAATCTAAATGATTCACCATTATATCAATTTTATTTAGAACATCAAGAGTACGTCGAACAAGCTTGGCACGAAAAAGGAATAGAAATATGAAAGACATAAAAGAAACATCAAAATTACTAGCTGAATATTTAGGTTGGAGATATATAGGCTTTAATTCGGGCGAAAAAGATTTAAAATTAGGATGGTATAAGACTCAGAAAAGAGCTTTACCTAAAATTATAGAAGCTTCTATGGTTAGAAAAAATCATTGGATTATTTTAGATGATAATACTCTAGGTAAATATGTATGCCGTTCACACAATGAATTAAGATTTTATAACTCCTTTGATTGGCTTTTTGAAGTAGTTTTAGAATTTATGAGTGATACAGAGTTAGATATAATTGTTGACGCTACTCCAAGAGTAATGCACAACAATGTTTGGATATCAGAATACCATAAGGATTTAGGAATAAGAGAACAACTGTTTTATGCCTTAGGTGATGCAGTTAAATACATAAAAGATGGAAAGAAAGTTAGTTTATAACTCAGTAATTTGTTTACAATGTAATGAGACTTTGGTAAGCACACATGTACACGATTACAAAACTTGTAGTTGTGAAAATGGGACAATGTGTGATGGTGGATTGCAATATGGAAGGGCAGGAGGCAAAGATTTAAGTTTAGTTAAGCCAAATTACCTATATACAGACTCTCCTCACGAACAAATCAGAGAAGTTTTTTCAAGAGGTAGTCGCGGAGAAGATGGAAAACAACCTTTACTCTACATAAAGCTCAAAAATATTGACAATCAATACTTAGACGCAATAATAGCTTATGAAGATAATTTAAGACCACATAACCCCTTTCTTCCAATTTACCGCGCCGAAAAAGAGTTTAGAAGAATAAATGATAAAACAGTCAGTAATGATTGAAATAACGGATAATAAAAATATGAACAAATGATATTTACAAAAACATTTTTCTCTCCTTTCAAACCTTTGAAATGGAAGTTCCACTTTGGTGGAGTTAAGATAGGCGTGCCCTATTTCACACCAAGAGTATGGAAAAAAGCAACTCCTAAAAAAGCTAAAGAAGAAGCTTTAAGGGAAATAGAAAGGATCAAGGAGCATAAATCTAAAGAGGGGAGTTATAAGCGCACAGAACGTTCGTTTGAGGAATTATATGAAAGTTACCTTAAATATAAATTTCCGCGATCAAAGAAAATAGGAACTGATCTTAGAGATGTTGGATGGAAGACAAAATGGTCAAACACTGACTACAGATTTGAATATGCTCCTGTGTTTAGCTTTGTTTTCTTTGGATTGCAGTTTGCTATTGTTTTTATCGCACCCGAACAACATCATTACTGGGAGGCGTTTCTTTATTACCATTTCAATACTGATAAATTAAAATCGGCGGAAGAAAGAGTCGAACAGTGTAGAAAAGAGGCTCCCCAAACTTGGAAAAGACACTATCAAAGTAAAACAGAGACAATAGATTACTACGAATTAATTTTAAGAAAGAACTTCTTAAAAGAGAACCTCGACATATTGTCCTAGTAAATGTCCAACCTAAAATTATTAATATGGATATACAAGAATACATAAAATCAGGAAATATTGAACAATATAAGTTTAAAAAAGTCATACTAGATCGCTTGAACCATCTAAAATCTGATTTGGCGGGAGAAGAAAATCCAAAAATGGATAAAATTCTCAATAAAGAAAAGATAAACAGTTTAAAAATAAGAATCAGAGAGTTAGAGTATTTAATATTTAAAAACGAAAAATAACTATGTCATATACAGAATTACACACAGGAAAACTAAAACCAATTGGCAAGATTTCTCTACAAGAACTTCAAGCATGGGTAGAAACAAAACCAAATTTAGAAATTGAGGATTTTGAAGAGAAAATGGAAGACGAGTATGAATATTTTGAAATCCGCGATAAAACTAAGAAGTACAAAGAACCGTTTTATATCAAATATATCTGGAATAAAGGCACTCTTTATGAAATTTTAGAACATTCAGGGGAACAGGAAGCAGACTTTTTAGATTTGACTAATCAGAATTCTGATGGTACTATTAACTTTACCTATTTGTTCTATAACGGTGGTACTTGCTTTTCAGAAATGTTGGAAGAGGGGCTTAATAAAATTAATAAAGGGAAAGAAAATGTATAAGATAAAAGTATATCTAGATGACGGAAGAATTTTTTCATATGAAGTAGATTCACCAGAAAAAGTAAGAGAGCATTCTTCTGCTATCATAGCAGGAGGCTATAGGCATAACAATGGGAAAATATTTGAGCACTACCCAACACACAGACTATTAAAAGTAAAGAGTGAGAATATCCCCACTAATTACCCAGATACAGTAGAGGGGACTTAATTTTGACGAATATTAAAACAATGAAAATAAAAGAAGAATGTGAAAACCTTTATAAAACAATAAAAAATTCACAAGAAAGGTTAGAACAGCTGAGAGAAATCTGCAAACACGAGGAAACCCACATAGGAAACTATTCTTGGAGGATTGGTTCCGTAGAAGAAGCTGAGATTTGCAATATTTGCGGGAAGAAAATTTAAAATAAGACTAAATATGAAAGAATTTAACGAACAAGATTTAATAGACTTTGCAAAATGGTTCAGAGAAGAAGATACTCAAGAAAACTGTGAAAAATACTTTGGATATTCTGATAAAGATATGTTAAATGAATGGAAATCGGCTCAAAAAACAGTTAAAAACAAATAAATGAACATAAACAGAATCAAAGAACTCTTCCAAGAGGAAGACAATATTAGATAAATGGGAAAAAAGAAAGTATATTCAGATGAGCAAATACAATATGTGGTAGACTTAGTTAATAGAGGAACTAGTGTCACAGGAGCGACTATAAAGATGTGTGAAAAGTTTGAAATAACATACAAGGAATCAATAGGTAGACAGTTCCGCCACAAGCTTCAAAAGGCAGGAGTCACGAAAAACACACCTTCAGTGGAAGACACAGATGTATTTAAAGAAGCCCAACAAAAACAGCATGACTCTACAAAGAATAGGTTTTTAATAAGCTGGGCACAATCAGAAACGCCTGTACATAAGGCATTTCTTAAAAATATGGAAGCTTATGCACGTCATATTGATGGGGACATACTTATCTGCGCAGGAAGATACAAATCACCCACATCCTTAGCTTCAAGTAAACAATTGAAGAAAAAAGAAAAGGATGTTAAGAACACATGGGATCCTTTAGTACTCCCTTATTTGGATGCCAATAGGCATAATTTACATCCGCTATTATGTATCTTATCCAATATTAAAATTCAGCCGACCAGTTCTATGCCTCTTAACGGACTAAATTCTATAACAGGTTTGGAAAGTTGTATCATAGGTCATCCTAGAGTCCAGCTACGTTCGTTGCCAGTTGTAGAAGGGTACCCACATAAACTACTAATGACGACGGGAGCAGTGACTGTAGAAAATTATACAGATTCGGCAGTTGGCGCAAAAGGTGCCTTTCATCATCAAATTGCCTGTGTAATTGTAGAGATAGATGGAGAGAGCTTCCATTTAAGGCACATTACAGCTGATAAGAAGGGAGATTTTTATGATTTAGTGTACCAAGTTAAAGATGGTCAAGTAAATGTCTCTAATGAGCCGACAGAGGCTATGGTATTTGGGGATCTTCACATAGGAGAGACGAACCCAATCGCAGAGAAAGTGTCGTTTCAAATGGCGGAGGTTTTAAGGCCTAAAAAAATCATCATTCACGACCCTGTAAATTCTCATTCTGTTAGCCATCATGAACTAAAAGATCCTTTTTTATTACTAAAAAGAGAAGAGGATGGATCTTGGTCTTTAGAGAGGGAATTGAATCAAGCTGTTTCGTGGTTTAAAAAATACCCTCAGTACCAATTTGTAACTGTGCGATCAAATCATTGCGAACATATTGACAAATGGCTTTGTAGTGCAGATTGGAGAAAGTCCACAAATAAGAAGATGTACTTAAAATTTGCCAATGTTTTAGCAGAAGGGAAGGCACAAAAGGGGATTGTTCCTTATGTATTTTCAACAGAGTTGGATAATGTCTATCCTCTAGGAATAGACGAATCTTTAGATGTAAAAGGCTGGCAATTGGGGATTCATAGCCACTTAGGTGTACATGGTTCGAGATCTAGTCCAACACAATTGAAAAATTTACCAATCCGCACTATAGTTGGCCATTCACACGTCCCAAATCGTATTGATGGTTCTGTTTCGGTAGGTACTTTAACACATTTAAGAGTTGGGTATAACAAAGGTGCCTCTGGTTGGCTCAATTCAAATGCAGTTATTTATCCTGATGGTAAAGTAGCACAATTAAATATTATCAATGGGAGATTTACAACATTATTAGATTAATAAAAAATTTACACTTTTGGTAAATCAATTATAGTTTCATATTTTTGTTTTTCAGATTCTTACTGGCATATTTATCTGATATAAACGAATTATTTATTGAGAAACTCTTTTCATTAACTGTGCCAGCGGTTTTTGATTAGAGTTTTCTTGTTTTTAGGCCAAAGTAATGGAGCATTCAGAGTTTTTAAAAAGATTAGAAAAAAATGAACACTTTGTAAGTGGGTATTTTAAAGTTATAAGTGAATATCAATGTGATAAATGTAAAGTACTAGTTGAAACACCTTATGGGGTTTGTGCATGTGACCCTAGAAATTTATATGAGCATAATACAAGACCCACAATTATGACAGCTGTTGATAAAAATAGTTACTATTCAAATTATATTAAAGAACACAATGAAAGCTATAAAAATAATAACTTTGAAATTGTTTCAGACTTCATAGGTTTCAATAAGGAGATATTTGTTAAAACAAAATATGGAGTTCATAAAACAACTGCCAATAGTTTAAAACGAGGAGAGATGCCTGGAATAAACAGTGCTGTTAATAAGGTAGATTATGTTCATAACCAATTAATTGAAACAAACGAATATTACAGAAAAGGGTTATTTAAAATAATAAGTTATAAAAGGGGAAAAGTCACTTTAGAAGATAGTTATGGGTTATGTACTATGTTATTAAATGATTTGGTTAACAACTGTCAGCCTACTGTTTTAGGTGCTGTGGACAAGACAGATTATATTAAAAATAAATTTAAGGATTTGACACACTATACTAATTATGACTATTCTAAATTTGTATATGATTGTGCTAGATGTAAATCTATAATAATTTGTAGAGAACATGGTGAGTTTTATCAAACCCCTTCAAAACATTTAAGTAACCAGGGGTGTCCTAAATGTGGTAGTATAAGAACTGGAAAATATATGCTTGAAAACCCAAATGGTTGGAATTATACAAATTGGCAAAACGCAGGAGATAGAAGTGAAAATTTCGATTCCTTTAAAGTCTACATAATTAGATGCTGGAACGAGCAGGAGGAGTTTTATAAGATAGGGAAGACTTTTCTAACTATAGAAAGTAGATTTAGGTTAAAACTAATGATGCCATATAATTATGAAATTATTGAACAGTTTATTTTTAACAATTCAAGAGAAGCATCCGAGTATGAGGTACACTTACAAAAATTGAATAAAAAGTATACCTATAAACCTTTTATTTTATTTAATGGAGCAAATGAATGCTTTAATGAATATTCTTTAACAGCCCTATAGGTATAACTGATTCCTCATCTACGTCTATATAACTACGAAACCTAATCTTTTGTTAAATAAAATTTGCAGTTAAAACTAATTGTATATCTTTGTAGAAGAAATCAGGATTTAGACTAGAAACTTCGTATTTTTAGTCTTTTTCCGCCGAAATTAAAGAAATTATGGGACTACTTGATTTAAACACAGAACAGCAAAAAGCTTTTAATAGATTGAAAAAAGCTTATGTGGACTGTAAAAAACTTAAGGTCGAATTAGTAAACACTTATGGAACTTTGCAAGCTTTTGACGGGGATTTAATAAAAGATTTTGGTGACGACCAAATGCAACCACACGGAAATCCTATTTATTATACTGAAATAGTGAATAAGTATCCCTATAATTCAAATATTATAAGAAATGTAGATCCTGGAAGAGCAGATGATGAATGTATGTGGATGATTGGATTAACTGATAAGGGCTTGAAAATATATGAAAACGGAAATTAAATAATAACTATGCCACACCTAGAAATTAAAGAATGTATATCGTATCCTTTTCATAAGAGCAGTAGTTATGATGAAGAGAGGAATTATGTTGGAGACGATATGTTTTACATAATTTGTGAACATGAAGAGCAGACAAATACGGAAGGCTTTACAGCTAAAATTAAAAACAAGTATAACAATATTTATTTCAAATGTCCCTTGAAGAATTTACACGTTTAATTTAATTAATGACTTATGAATTTATTAGAACTTATGACACCCTTCTTTAAAAGCAAACAAGACGTAATCTCTGAAAAGAAACACGAACTGTTTAAAGCTTATAAATGGATTAGAGAAAATAATAATACTATATCAGATGAGATTTTAGATCTGATGTATAACTCGGCGAAAGAAAAGATAGATACAAACCCTGAAATGTTTAGAGAATGCAACTAATAGAAGATATTTTAAGTGAGAGAATTACAGAATACAACTTCACAACCACCGACTCATTAGATAATTATTGGTCTATGGACAGATTCATAAAGGATTTTGACTTAGAAGACAGAGTCACTTTATGGGATGGTACTTATATTGAATTAGATGGATTGATAGGTTGTCATTCAGGAGGTAGGGGTGAAATGTATTCACATAAAATTAGATTTGAAATACTATGAAAAAGAAGATTCTAATTAATTTGGAGGTATACAGTGTATCTAATAAGATATTCAATGACTTTGTTAGGTATAGTAGCAGAGGAGTTTTCTCTTACGATTTAGACGCTTTGATAGAGATAATTAAAGAAAAATATAAACCTATTTTAATTTTAGATTGCAAATGAAAAAACTGTTTTTAATTCTTTTTTGCGCAATTTTAGCATCCTGCAAATTTGAAAAACCAAAACCAATAGAAAAGTATCAAGGAAAAGGGTATGTACTTATTGAAGAGCCTGTAAAGTGGAGTTCAGGCATAACAGCTCTAATGCTAAAAAACAAAGATACTATTATAGAAGTTTTAGTTCCTCCATTCGATGCTGAAAATTTAAAAATAGGAGATACTTTAAAATCAAAATTATGAGAGAAAACTTAGTTTCATTTGAAACCGCAAAAATAGCTAATAGAGTTGGATTTCATTTAGTGGACAGTTGTATTACATACTATTCTAAAGAGGGGACTACACATACAATAAGACTCAATTTAAGTTTGGAGAATAGAATTAGACTAAATGATAAAATCCTATTAGCTCCCAGACAAGGACTTTTACAAAAGTGGCTTAGAGAAAAACATAATATAGATGTAACGGTGATTACAAATTTCTTTTTCAAAAGAGAAAGATTAGGTTACTTATATGAGATTGCAAGGTTTGTAGATAATGTGCAAGATGGAAAAGATTATAATAGTGAACAGCTTAAAAAAGTCGGCAAAGAACAAGGATTTCAAACCTACGAAGAGGCTTTAGAAACAGGATTACAAGAAGCATTAAAACTTATATAATTATGGAAATTACATGGACTTGGAATTGGTTAGAAACTGTTGGGTTTGTTGTATTACTTCTTTTCGGCGGTTTTTATTTATTGAGATTTCTGTTGCAACTATGGCTCTACTTAAAATTTAAAGGAAAAATATGAAATACGCAATAGAGTTATTAGAGGATGAATTAAAAAAACTTAATGAACCTCTGACAGAAGAAGACGATTTAATCGGAGCTTATACTTCAATGAGGCAGGAATTAGAAATAAAAACTGCACTTAAAGTGTTAAAGAACTTTACTCAATTACAAGAAGAATATAAACAAATAACTTGGAAATGAAAGCACAAGAATTAGTAGATAAATATAAGGGTTTAGTATATCCTTACTTAGGTTCAGGAATGTTAATTAATCAGGCAGACGACGATGTGATATTAAAAAATGCGCAGATTTGTGCAAGAATTACAGTTGAGGAGATTTTAAAACTTTTGAAATCAGAAGGTATAGAATACGGAGCATTGCCTTGGGAGAGGACTCTTAAAGATATAGATAAAACAGTTTAATGGGAGCTATCCAAAGTTTTTATTGGCTTGGGGTTATTACCTCCGCCATCATAATAACTATCAAAACAACAAAGAAAGAAGAAAAGCTAAAAAGTATTTATTTTACAATGGAAGAAACAACAGGAACTGTTTTTAGTACAATAGCTATTATTTTAATATTCTTAGGTATCTCTGCGTTTTCTTGGTTGTATGTTTCAGACCAACTTATAAAACAAATTAATAAAGAATAATATGAAAACAAACTATGACATTACAATTGGCTATAGAGCCGTGATTTGCGCAACAGTAAAGGCAGAATCAGAAGAACAGGCTAAGGAACTGGCTTTAAAGGAATTTGACAAGTTCAGGTCTAGTTCTAATGGAGGCAAATTGTCTTTATCAGACGATAGTTTTGAAATTGCAGGTGTTTTAGACTTGGATAAATCTTGGAATATTTTATAGGATGTTTTCAACCGAACAATGGCGTATTCTATCAGACCGCTTTAACAAAAATACTTTCACAGGAAAACTAATTTTAGTCAAAAGTAATCCTGAGATATTTAAGCTAGAATTTGACGGAGACTGTTTTTGGCTAAGGCTTCAAGATAACGAAGCTATGAAACAAGAATTAGATATGCTTTTTAACTTTCCTAATAATTTAACCTTTGAACAAATGAGAGATTTGTTTTCTCTTTTTGATTGTAAACTTTTTCCCGCGAAATAATAAAAAATAATGGCAGTAGACTTATCAACATGCAAAAAAGGAGATATACTAATCTCAAAACACGGCAAACGCTTAAAATACATATGTAAATTAAATCGTGAAACTGATTATTATGACCACTTAGTGAGCTATGAAACTCTAGGATTAGGTAGTGGGACAAGAACCAATGACGTCTATGTTATGAGAACGCCTGAGAAAAGATTAGAAACAGATGAAGATATTGTAGAAATAATACACGTATGAGAAAAATAATTATAGGATCAACAGCTTTAAGACACCACTACCCTGAATTTCCAAGAGAACCTAAAGATTTAGACTATGTTGTGGAAGACCAAAAACAGTTTGGAAAAACTAAAGGTGTGGAGTATTTGGAAAATCCTGTTTTAATTAAATACGAAAGTTCTGATTATATTTCTCCAGATATATTATTAACTCTGAAAATGTCCCACATGTTTTGGGATATAAATTGGAACAAACATTTATTTGATATTCAATTCCTTTTAAATAAAGGTCATAAATATGACTTAAAACTATTAGAAGAGTTTATTGGGTATTGGAACACGGTACATAAAAACGTCAGAAGAAGCGACCTGAGCCTAGACAAAGAACAGTTTTTTACAAATGCAGTGAATCAAGATACTTTTGAGCATGACTATCTGCACACTTTACTAAATCCCGTGCCAATGTATACAAGACTTTTAAAAGAGGGATGTGAAGTGGAATTAGATGAAAAGAAGTGGGATAGTTTAAGTTTTGAAGAAAAGTGCGAAGTTGTAAGGGAAGAGTCGTATGTAATGGCGTGGGAAAGATATAAGGCAACAGACTATAGGATAGCTTTTAAAAAACAACTGAAAGATAATATTATAAAACACTTCCCAAAATTTATAGCACTTTTTGCAATAGGGAATTACCCAAAATTAGAAAGACCTGAGTATAATTATATAAATTTTATTAACAACAAATTAAAAGAAAATGGACATCAAGAAAATCAATTCAGTACTAAAGAATTTGAACAATCTGAGCTACACATATAAAAGCGTAGCGGAAGATACGGACTATGACTGGGAAAAAGAGGGAGAAACAGGTACAAAAACAACAGTTTATGACGTTGGAGATGGTGTGTTTCTGAGAATTGTAGAAGAGGATGACTCTTATGGAAATAATCCACAAGTCACAGAAGTACAATTTGTTCAACCAATTACAAAATCAGTCGTTGACTACGAAACCCTTTAATATGACAGCAGAAAAATTAGAAAATTTGATTCTAGAGAATTTTGATAGCCTCTATGAATTTGTAGATGAGATGGAAACCGAAGCAGGTAAAACTTATGAAGAGTTTCTAGAAGAAAATGAGATTGAGTTTACAGAGAGTAATGACACTATACAGTATGATAGTTATGGATCTGAGAATTCAGTATTGCAAAGAATCTATCTTTACAAACCAACAGACACCTATTTCATGCTTTATGGTACTAGACAAAGCTATAGTGGGACAGATTGGGACGGCATTAAAGAAGTAAGAAAAAACATAAAAACAATTTCAGAATGGAAATAGTAGAAAAAATTAATGAATTAGGTTTATTAGAAGTATTCTTCAACGAAGATAACTATAATGAAAAAGAAATAGAAAACGAGGCAGGAGAAATGGTTGAAAATAACCAAGACTATTTAGAGACTATTTTCGGCAAAGTTGAGTGGCTAGATTCAAGAGAAGATACTTCTGAATTTTGGTCTATCGTGCATTTTGTTGACCACAATATTTATGTTAAAATAGAAGGAGAGTTTGATTCTTATATGCAGTATGAACACTCTTATGATTCTATAAAAGAGGTGTTTCCTAAACAAGTGACACAGACCGTGTATGAATAAAATAGAATATTTAAAAAACAATATTTCAGGAGAACTTTTCAAATCGGAGAGTTTTCCTGATTCTAAGATTGTGGATACTCTAAAGACGGAGTATACAATAAAGGTGATTAGATATTTCCCAATAGAGAATATTTACGTAAGTCTTCTAGGATATACATCTTCTTACCAAGAAACAGATTGGGACTTAGATAGTTACTCTATTGTTGAGCCAAAATTAAAAACTGTAACCACTTTTGAATAATATGCAAGAACCAGACAAAACAAACGGAATGTACCTAGTGTACAAGAAATATAAAGGCTTTAAAGTTAAATGTGAAAGCTACAGCGGAACCGTGTGTGGCATAAATTCCGACAAGATATTATGTGCCACAGAAGAAAACCCTCAATGCTCTTTTAGGAGGACAGATAAAGATACTTGGATTGAAGAAGAGTTCAAGGATAAGAAGTATCGTTACTTTTATATGGACGAAATTATTTTGGACAAACAGACAAAATCAGGAAGGAAAAAGAAATGACAACTGAGGAAAGCAGATTTAAAAAAGAGTTCATAATAAAATCTTACTTGAAAGATCCTTCAATGAATTTTTTAGAGTTTGCCACGGAAAATATGATACATTATTCGCACGTAAAAAGGACTGTAAACAATTTAAAAAGACAGTTATCAGTGATATACCCAATTTACTGCGAAAAGTCTTTAGATTTGCCCAATGTCTATTATATCTTTACCCAAGGCGAAGAAAAGAAAATAACAGTAAAAAACAATATAATCCAAAATAAAGTCTTATTGACCGACTATGAAAAGTTATGGTTGATGATTAATAAAAGAATAACAATTGAACAGTAGAATGCAACTCCTGGACGTGACAATCCAATCACAAATACTTCTTGAATCTTTAGAGAGCCTGCAAGGAACAGAATTTAATAAACAGTCTTTGAAATCGGCCTTAAAAGTTTTGATTAGGCAACTAGAACCTTTGGCAGAGAAGAATTATAATAAAGCTTTTGGTTTGGATGAATCAGCTTTGGTTAACATCACTTTTGAGTATTCCCAATTATCAAAAACCTTGTCAACTCTAAATATTCCTGATAAGGTAGGTTTGTCTCAAATGATTTCCGCCTTTCAATTAGATCCTGATTCAATGCAAGCAACAACACATAGAATTTTGAAAAAACATAAATAATGAAAGAAAAACAATATATAGAAAAATACGGATTCGATATCTTCTTCCCAGAAGACGTTAAGAAAATGCTCGGAAAAGAGCTTATTGAAGAAACAGATAACTATACAATAGAGGGTAAAATTATAGATTACAGGTTTAGTGAAGACTGTATTTTGAAAGAGGGCGAAAAATACCTAGCCTTTCAGATGCTTTTTAAAACTGACGATAATAAAGAAATTTGGAGTTTGTCTTATCCAACAGACATCAAAGCCCCTCCTATTTATGAAGTTTACACAGATGATATGACTAAGGAATTTAAAAAACATATAAATAATAGTTAAAATCTTGTGGGCGGTTTTTTATTTGCTTATGTTTGCAGAGTAATATTAAAACATATAAAAATGAAATTATCAGTTAGTGACCAAAGTAAAAATTATGCTTGTACTGTAGTAGAAATTAAGGATTTATTTTCTATTGAAGGTGCAGATAAAATAGTTAGGGTTGTTATTAATGGAAATAATGTAGTGGTACCCCATACCACAGAAGTTGGTTCAAAAATGCTATACTTTTGTTCGGGTACAAAACTCTCAGATGATTACTGCCATAAAAACGACTTGTATGATAAAGCTGAAGAAAACTACAATAAAGAAAAACGTGGTTTTATCAGTTTTCGCCAAAAGCGTGTCAAAGCAATTAAACTCAAGGGTATTATTTCGGATGGTATGCTTATGCCTTTAACTTCACTATTACCTTTTTTGGAAGGAGCTAATATCAACAGTTTTAAAATAGGCGATGAGTTTACAGAAATTAATGGAAATACATTGTGTGAAAAATATATAGTCCCAGTAAAATCTAATGGACAAGGTTCTGTAAAAACCCCTAAAGAAAATAAACTTAAAGATTTGATTATAGAGAGCCAATTTCGCTTTCATCACGAAACTGAACATTTTGTAAAGAACGTAGAAAAGTTTAATCCTGAAACAGAGATTATTATAACTCGAAAACTACACGGATCATCTTTAATCCTTTCAAATGTTTTGGTTGCAAAGAAACTTTCTCTGAAAGAAAGGGTTTTAAACTTTTTTGGTGCTAACATACCTAAGACGGAATATGGTTACATATTCTCATCAGGCAAGCCTAGAGGTAAGTTACCAAAAGGGGTTGAATCTGAAACAAACAAATGGGAAACACCGAACCCAAGCTACTATACCTCAGATATCTGGGCAAGAGCCTATAATGAAAACAAACAGTATCTAGAGAAAGGTATTTCCTTATATGGGGAAATCGTAGGGCAAGGCATTCAAGGCGATCAGTTCACTTACAATATGGAATATGGTATCTTCATCTACCGCATAACTCAAACCTCTAATGATGGAAATGTGTATGAGTTTTCTTGGGAACAAGTTAAAAGATATTGTGAAAAATATGGTCTAAATTATGTCCAAGAATATTTTTCAGGAAAGGTTAAAGAATTCGGAGAAGATTTCCTAGAAAGTTTAAGAGAAAAATATTTAAATAAGAGTTACAAGGACTGCAAGATTGATGAAGGGGTATGTATTAAAATAAGAAGTACAGATGAAATCTTTAAATTTAAAAGTCCTAATTTTATCAAGATGGAGTCAGATAACCAAGAAAACGAAGTTCAAGAAACAGAAAGCTAATTATGAACATAAAAATAACAAAAGAACAGCATTTAGAGCTAAGTAAGTGGGAGTATGAAGAGTATCTATTTGGTTCACGATTACACGGTATTGCTAATCAAGAGAGTGACTATGATTACGTAAGAGTTATATCTGACGCTTTTTATGAGAGATTCAGTACTTTTGCAAAATTTCTACCTAATATTCACAGTTTTCAATATGATGACGACAATAATACTCAATATATTTGGATGACCGAAAGACAGTTCTTTCAGAACCTTTTCTCCGCAGATGGTAATATGCTTTCAGATATAGTACTTTTAAGCGGTCGGTTTGAAAATCCTTTGTTTCTTTGTAGAACTTATAAGATTATAAAAGGCTTTATTGGCGTGGCAAAACGGGATTTAAAACTTCATGGAAATTCTGATAAGAAAAAATTTCACGCTTTGAGAAGCTTGCATATGGCTGAAAAACTAATGTATAACGAACTACCAACGGTTGAAGGTATTCAGCTTTTACATAAAAACTACTCAGGCTGTTATCTCCCATCAAAAGAAACTCTAGAGAAAAGAGAGCAGGAATTAAGAGAAAGACTTAATAAAATGTTTAATGAAAAAGAGATTTCAATGTACCCGAGCTTTAAAGAAGAAAATAGCTTGGTTCAGACTATGGTCAATACAAATCAAATAACAGAATTTAAATATGAGTAAGCTAATAATTTTAATAGGTATAAGTAATTCAGGAAAATCAACGTTCGCTCACGAGGAGTGGACGTCAAACTCCTTACGAACAGTTGTAGTTAATCGTGATAAAATTCGAGAATTATTATTTTCTTATACGGAAGAGACAGTTAGAGAATATTATTCAAGACCTGACTTAAATAAACTTGAAAAGCAAGTGACAAAGTATGAAGATACTTTAATTCATGAAGCTCTGAATGAAAATAAAACCGTGATCTTAGATGCCACTCATTTAAGGAAAGAATACTTGGATAGGTTTAAATTTTGGAATGTCCCTATTGAACTAAAGTGGTTTGATGTAACCTTAAAAGAAGCCTTGACAAGAAATATGAGCAGAAAAAGGCAGGTTGACCCTAAAATAATAGAAAAACAGTATTCGCAGTATTTAAGTATAAGAAATTTGGAATGGAAGTATGAACCTACAGCAATTCAATTAAATGAATCTTTACCGCCTTGTATTTTATTAGACATCGATGGGACGATTGCACACATGAACGGGAAGAGAAGTCCTTTTGATTGGAAAAATGTAGGTTTGGATGATGTATGTAAAAGTTTACTACCTGTAATAAAAGCATTGTCTTCAGAACACTATAGAGATACATCAAATCCTGAAATCATTGTGGTCTCTGGAAGAGATTCTGTATGTAGAGATGAAACTATCGGATGGCTATTCAAAAACAAGATTAATTTTGAAATTCTTTTAATGAGAGCTGAAAAAGACGTAAGACCAGATTGGCAGATAAAAGAAGAAATATGGACAGATTTAGCTACTGAATACAATATTTTAGGACTTTTCGACGACAGGCTTCAAGTTGTAAGAAGAGCTCGTGCTTTAGGTTTAAAAGTTTTTAATGTGGCCTATAATAATTTTTAGAAGTAGATTACAATCAATACCTCCCCACTCAGAAATGTTTGGGGATTTTTTATTTAACATTGTTTTAGGTTTTTATTCCCGAATTTATTATTATCTTTGACTATTAATAATTTTAAAACAATCAATTATGCCAAGTAAAGAACAAGTTTTAGCAACTGTGAAGAATGAAGCACATTCAGGTGCTATGGTTAAGCACTTAATCAATTCAATAACTTCTATTGAAACTAAGCGTCCAGTAAAACTCCGCAAAGGAGATGTTATAGTAAGAGAATGCTTTACAACCACTAAGAAGAGACCGTATGTTCTGATAAAAGTACTTAAGGAATTCTCTCTTGCATTACCATTATCTACAACAGAAGATTCTTTAAATCTATGTGAGAGTGATTCAAGATTCTTCAGAACAGGGTTTTTCTCAAACCAATTAGTGACCATAAAGAATCAAGACGCTATGGATAATTTTGCAGGTATTTATGATAATCCTAGAAGTTTAAATAAGGCTGTAAAAGTTATGAAAGAGTTTCTAACTAAAAATCTAAAATAGTAAACAAGAAAATTCCCCTACCTAAACCAATTAAGGCTCAAGTAGGGGATTATTATTTTATGGGAGGTTCAGGCGCAGTTATACAGAGTGAAGCAATTTCTTTATTGAGTGGGGTTTCATTATAAATTGCAACATAACAGTTTTCTCTTTGTGTTTTTAGTAGTTCCTTAATATTTTCTTTTTGTAGCCTTAAAAGTTTACAGACTTCTGAGTAATGATAGTACTGACCGTCTTCACAAGTAACTCCTTCTGCATTTTTAATAATGAAATTTCCTATTGGTTCTTCTAATGGGATTTCTCTCATGCTTATTATTTGTAGGTGAAAACTATAGATTTATTGTAGAGGGCTTTATAAATATCCTCTGGATCTTCCTTTTGCAGACATATATTCATAGAGTCGTCGAAAGCCCCTATAAGATAAGTATTTTCCTTTGTATAAGAGATTTGTGGTCTTGGACATATTAAAGTTGGGGGTTTTCCTTTTTCACTTAGTCCCCAAACAATAGGGTTTTGATAATCTTCATTTTTTATCCAAAAGTCGCATAAAGCACCCTCCACAGAAGTTGAAAATTGATTTTTAATTGTCAGTTTTAAACTACCGTCTTTAAACTTTCTATAAGGCTTGTAACCTGTATCTTCTAAGTACTGTATGAAATTTTTCATATCCCTTTAAATTTAGGTAAGTATACCCACTTTACACCGACATTAAATTAAGCCACCTCATTAAATAAATTTCCGATGTTAACAGCTCAATAGCTTTTTCTAGGCTTGCACTCATAATTTTTAAAGTTTTGATTAGATAACAAATATAGTCAAAGACTATTATAAATTGGTTTTCAATAGAGGCAAGTTATGAACAGAAAATAATATTAACCCAATACCCTAACTTTATTTCGCGGGAAAAAGAACTAAAAAAACAGTTTTAAAATCTTGTGTAAAGTGGGTATACTTACCTAAATTTATTTTGGTAACTATATATTAGATTAGAGTGATTTTTAATTTGTTTTAAGTTTCTTTTCGCGCCGAAAACTCAGGACTGTCTTTTAAATTTCTAGCTTCTCTATAACCGAAATACATTTTATTAAACAGGTTTTCTTTATACTCATGCTTTTTAGAGTGCAGTTTAGGAGCTTTCTTAATTTCTCTAATCCATCCTGATTCTGTTACATACAGAAGTCCCGCATAATTAGGAATCAATTCTAAAGGTATGAGATTTTCAGGACAGACGTAATAAAAATAGTTTTCCAAATCTTCAGAGCCGTCTAAAAGTCCCTGATGCCTAGACTTCTTAAAGTCTGCTTTGAAATCACTCAGGGAACATTTAATCTCACACCCAATCATAAGACCGCTCTTTCTAATAACTAAGAAATCAGTTTCATTCTTAAAGAAGTATACATTGGATATCAAATACAAATCATCCTTATAACGTCTTTCCAAGGCTTTTTCTATATCTTCAGCTGTCAAATTATTTTTGATTTACTTTATAAACATAAATTGTATCAACTTTCTTTCCGTCTGTTGTAAGTACTTTTTCGGGTTGAAGTAATTCTTTTGTTTCAATTCTTATGGGATTTTCAAAAAATATAGCAACTAACATTCCAAGTAAAATCCAGCTAATAATCCAACCTACTATTAAGCCATTTCCAAATTCTGAGTTTTCCATAATTATTTATTTTTCTGTAAATATCGGGCGAAAAAAGGTAATAAACAAATAAAAACTGTTAAAATTAAAACGGTTCTTTATCTTTCTCAAAACTCTGACCAAAAGCATCAAAAGGTTTAACTGTTGGTAGTGGAGCTGTTGAGTTAAAGTTTTCAAATACTGGTAGGGAGATTGTTTTTGTAGAAATTTCATTTTTATTGTCCTCCACATCTTTTTTCATTCTTTTTAATTCTTCCTCTGATAAATCCATTTTTCGAATGAATAAATTTTTTGAGGAATTATCTGTTTCACGGGCTTTCGTTACAAAATAAAATAAATTTCCAGCGGTTTCAAAAGATATTTTACCATTCTTATCTTCGTCACAAAAGAATTCAGATAAGTATTCATACCTATCCTTACCGAATTTGAGATAACTAGTAATTGCCTGTTTATAGGGGTTTGTGATAATAATAATATACGAGGCAAATTGTTCCATAAAACTACTCCCATAGATATGGCCATTATTAGGAATCATGTCATTAGACTTATCCTTCAGAACAGATAAGGCCGATCTGTTCAATTGTGAAAGTACTGCGAAGTACACATTAGAGAACTCTAGCTTCAAAAGGTTTAAGTATTCACTTACTTTTTCTAAAACCAACTGTTTATCTGTACCTATGTAAAGTAATATATGATCTACTGAAAGTATAATACACTGCTTCGATGAATTTAGAATACAAAAATCCCGTGTCATCTTATAAAAATCTTCTGGTGTTACAGGAGCTTGAACTACAAAACGCCTATCATCATTTAGATTATCATAGTACTCCTTCATTTTTTTTGCTTCTTCTTCATCAAATAAGGTGAATAAAATTTCTGACTTTTTCTTTGAGAGCAATCTATTTCCCGAACGTAATAATTTATTGAGCATTCTCATTTCAAAGCTAAACTCTAAGCTCACAAATTCTTTTGCGGCTGGATTTATATTTATATCCATCATCTTATCAATCATCCTGTAAAGAGATTCAGACTTTCCGCTTGAAGGAGATCCAGCCAGCAAGATGCAATCACCTGGAAGTAATCCACCTATATGAGAGTCTATAAAGTCCTCCCCAGATTTAACAATTAACTTATCACCTTTTTGTAACTTTTTTAATTCAATGAAAGCTTCTTTGGCTACTACCCCTACTTTTTGTATCCTATCGTCTAATATAATTTCTTTTTCTTCGGGCATATTTTTGTTGTTTAGAGCAGTTGTCCTATATGTTCAATGTTGTGCCAATCGTCTTTATCTAGTTCATTTACTATTTGATAGTTTTGAAAAGGATGTTTTATTAGGTTTTCTAAAATTTCTTCTAATTCTTTTTCTCCCGCCGAATAAACTTCTCCTAAGATTGCCTGTATGGCAAGCTCTCTTGTTATGCTATATGTCGTCTTTACTCCCATTTTTATATTTTCTCAATGCTTCTTCATATTTTTCAAATTCCCGTGTGCTACAACCCCTTGGATCATTTTCATCGTAAAAATCTTCTAATTTAGGTTCTTTCATATTACTGTGTGTTCTTGAATGTATACGTCTTGTACTCTCAACTCATAAGAGTATCCACATTTAAAATTATAGAATTGGTTATCAAAATCTTCTGTAGTATCTGATTCTAAAATCAATTTATAATCTTCGTCATAATCTCTCTCAAACTGTTTTTTATAGTCTAATTTAATTAGGTGGATATTTGTCAACAATCTTTCCTTTTCTTGCTCTGCTTTTTCTTTATCCCCGCAGATTTCGTGAATTTCTGAACAATCCTCTGTTATTGCCCAAACTACATAAACTTTACTCATATAAATATCCAAGTTAAGATTGCCAAAGGTAAGCCTATAAAAATACAAAAGCAAATTACATTTGTAAAAAAGTCACTGCCTGATGAGTCCGTTCCACAAGGATTGCTTGTCAATTCATAGTACGTAATCGGGTCATTTTCTTCTAACCACTGCATTTTTTCTCTATGTGTCATTTTAAAAATTTTTTAATTTCTTCCAATTCTTTTTTGATAATACTATTTCTGAGGTATTTATTCCACACCCTTTTAATACTTTGCAAGCCATTTTTAATCGCGCGAAAAAGTTTAAATTAGAGCCTTGATATTTAAAAATTGTTAAATAAATCCCATCCTCCCCAAAGAAACGGTTTAACTTTAAAGCTTCTGTCCTGCACTCACAAGTTAAGTATAATTCTTTCTCTTTTGAGTCTTTACCAAATTCTCCTCTTTCTGGAAAATAATCAATCCTATCTAATCTTCTTTCGTATTTATTTTCCATCTAATTCTATACCTCTTTTTTTAATTTCCTTTTTCAAATATTCACTCACAATATGAGGGTACAGTGTGCCGCTCAGGCTAGTTGCAAAATAGTAACACTGATTATGGTATTCTTGAACAAGCTTTTTATCAGAATAACCTGAAATTTTATTTAGCTCTTGTTGACATTCATCCTGATAACCGTCAGGTAATTTCATCAGCTCCTTTTTAGTTAACTTATATACCCTTGTCTTTTTTAATCGGGTTTTTAATTCTTCTTGTGTCATAATTTAACTGTTTATAACATCGGTTTTGCTCTATTGCGGTTTAGTGCTTAACCAATGTTCGATTTGTATTTGTTAATTTTGTTTCTTAATTCAAAGTTTTAGGTTTACTTTTTCCGTCCATTTCATCTTCTAACGTAACAGTGTTTTGCATATAACCTATATCGCATTTTAAGTCGTGTGCTAAATACCCCGCTATTTCTTTAAGTGTGATTGATTCCATTTTTAATTAATTTTTAGCATTTTATCTTTCAGTTCGTAAAAAGCTTTTTCCGCCATTTTAATATGAATTTCTGATTTTGATTTATCTTCCTCAGGATCAACTAATCCGTTTTTTTGAAGTTCGTAAATTGTATCTTCATTGTCTAAAAAATCAGCCATCAACTCAATTAACATTTGCTTTAAATTTTCCATTTTACTTTTGTTTTAAAATTATTAGTTTTCCTTTGATTAAACTTTCTCGTAGGTTTTTTCAAAAATATCTGGCTTGCAAGGATAAAAATCTCTGTCACCAGTTGGAAAAGGCTCTTTAATTATCCAATCGCCTTTAAATGCTTTCATCCTTCCTTCTTTCGTTTCAATAAACAAACTAAAGATTGGCGCACCTTTTCCAGCTACGTAAGCTGTTTCACTTTCTAATTCTGATTTTAATTCTTTTCCTAAAAAATTTTCGATAGTTTTTTTATTACTATTTCCATTCCACTGAACAGCTTCTACAACAACTGACTTTTTTCTAAATTGCGCCATGCTAAATTCTTTTTAGTATTATTAATTTTCCTTTGATTAGTTTTGATTCGTAGGATTGCCATTCTTTTTCTTCTGAGTTAGGATTTTCTGATTCTCCTAATAACTGGTGCATCATTGGCTCTTTCATCGGATTTTTGAAATAAAGTTCATTAGCCTGCAATAGGCTTCGGAATGCTTTATCTGAATCGAATGTATACGCTTCATCGTCATACATTTTAAACGCATCTTCAAACCATTCCACGTATCTTGGAGTATATTCGTGATACTTAACTTTATAAGTTTCTAAATAAGGCTCAATATCAAACGAAAATTCAGTATCTGTAACTTCGCCAATTATTTCGAAATCACATCCTACGTGTTCGTAAAACATCTGATGTTCTCCATCGTATCTAATGTCTTCTGATTCTGATGTAAATTTTAAAAATTTAGGTTCTGTTCTATCAATTCCTATTTTCGCATCTTTCGGCACTTCCACCGCAATAAGATTTGTTGGGGTTAGGGTTTTCATAGTTTAATTATTTCAAAAAATTCATAATCTTCATATACCCCTCCGCAATCACAAAAATTTTGACTTTCATTATTGCAAGACGATGAATTGCAACTTTCTCCGCTTTCTAAATCTTCATAAAAATCATCCAAATTTCTTTCTAACATTTCTTTTACTGTTATTTCTAAATCAACTTTTTCTCCTTCTGAATTTTTAAAAACTAATTTAATTTTATCTTCGAATTTCATAATTAATTATTTGTTAGTTATTCTGTTGCTGATTTGATTCTAAGTTCCTCTAATTTTTCTAGACGTTCATTTATACATTCAAAAATATCTTGTGAATAATCATTTTCGGGATGCCACGGATTTTCCGAAACATGATAAAGAATTTCAGAAACAACCTTTAGTGAATCATAATAAATCCTAAACACAGTGTCCCATGTCGGTTTTTTATGTGTGATTTCTTTACTGTAAAATTCCAACTTTTTGTAAACTTCTTTTTTTGATAATTGCTTACTCATAACTATTATTTTTTAGATTTTAAACACTCCTCTATCTCTAGCCCAAAATCCTGAATAAACTTTTGGATTGAATTCTTTAGACCTAAGAAAGTCTCTATATTGCCTTTCAAGTTTTCTGTCTTCTTTTAGGTTTTCCAGGTATAAGTCTACTTTTTCTTCTGATGTCCGAACTGTTTCTTTTATTTCAATTTCTTTTTCGGGCGCATACCCCACGATTTCATACTCCACGTCTTTGAAAAGTTCTCTGTAGTTCCATACTTCTTGAATCACATAGCAGTAAGAATCTTCTGTGGATTCTTTTAGATCTATGCCTTCTATTGTGTATTTATTTCCTGTTGAGGATTTTATCTTTAATCCTGTGGTTAGTCTTTCTCTTAGGAATATTCTATTGTTGAATTGTGATGGTTGTACGGTTTTCAAATTACATGTTTTTAAGTGGTGAATTGTTCCAATAGTAGGCGGTTGTTTTATAATAACTCCAAAATCCAAAAATGTCTTTATACCTCCAAAAAGAAGTTTTTAGGCCATCCTTTTTTACTTCTTTATATATTTCTGGTGTTCCCATTTTTAATTCTTATTTTGTTTCTACAAATATACTGATGTTTATCTGATATTAAAGTTAAGACTTAGTTAAATTAAAAAAGCAAGAAATTAATCTTGCTCTCATAGTTTTTTAACAATCCTAATTTTATTTCCTCCGCCACTATTTCCATCTTTTGAATAATTTAAGTTTCTTTTTTGTTATCTTTTTCTGCCCCAAAATCTCTTCAATCCTTTCTTTAGCCGATTCAAAACAGCCAAAGACTTCAAACTCTCCTGTTAACCCGCCACTTAAAACTTCTGATACTAAATGAATACCGAAATAATAAGTGTTGATATGTATCAAAAAACTATCTGCTTGCTGTACTATCGAGTATTTTTTCTTCTTTACCATATTTCTTTCTTTAAAAGGTATGTCTCAACTCCTGAGTCTTTAATAAATCCAATAACTTCCCAACCGTCTTCTCCTAGTTCTAAAAGTTTATTAAATTCTATTGGTGTTATTTCTAGTTTTTTATACGTCCACTTTTTATTTGTCATCTTCTATTGCTTTTAATATTCCTACTTCTAAGGCTTCTTCATAAGTTCTAAGATTCCCAGAATTTTCTCCTTTTGGAGGCATGTTCCATCTTCTGTCAACATATTTGACCTCACCTTGATTTGCAGGAGGTACATTATTTAATTGAGCGTAATAGCCGAAACCATAGCCAAGTATGTAAATATCAACTTTCTTTTCCTCTCTTAGAAACTTTTGAACATAAGCCAACTGTATAAATTTAGGAGTATCCCAAAACATTACAAGATAATGAGCTAATTCTTGTTCTCCCAACCACTTTTCAAAGCCTAGTCTGATTAATTTTTCTTTCATATATCTTTTTTGATTGTTAGCGTCTCGCCCAGACTCGAACTAGGATTCCCTCCCCTAATCAGGATCATTCTACCATTGAACTACAAGACTTTTGCGCTTAAAGTTATCGCCCAACTAAAAATCTATTTGATACTTAAAAGAGTGTTTGAACTATTGCCTAGTGTTGTAGTAGGAAGTTGTCCGTTCCAAGCTTGTGCCTTAACATACTCAACATAAAGCGGTGTAAGTTCTTGCTGTTTCAACCTCATTGCTTTTGCTTGTGAGGACGCTGCAATAACTACGCTTGCTGAGTCTCCTCTAGCAACTGCAATCTTTTGTTGCTTCTCTGCGTCTGCGGCAGTAGCTTTTGCAATCCATTTCTGGGCATCATATTCAGCAGCGGCTTTATCAGCAATAGATTTAGCAATTGATGGCGGAGGAGGCATGTTTGTTCTCAACTGTGAGATTTTAAACCATTTACCTACCCTTTTATTAGCCTCCACTTGAATTGCAACTTCAAATTCTGTCTTCTTATTGAAGATATCCTCCACTTTCCAAGAGTTTGTTACATCATTTACAGCTCCTAAAATTCCAATCTCAAGCCAACCTTGTTCAATAGTCTCTAAGCCATTACCGCTTCTAAAGGCTGTTCTAAGATTGGTAAACATATCTGCTGTAGTTCCTGGCTTAACAGAGTAGTTAAAAGATGGAAATATTTTGAGTGCAAATCCTCCTTTGGCTACTGATGGTTGCTCTCCGTATCTGATACTTCTTTGGTCTAAAGGAATTTGATAAATCTCCTCAGTCCAAGTATTGAACAGTTTCCATCCTGAAACCTCTTGAATGGATGACGCACCTCTGGAATCACCAATAAGATTTACCAAAAGACCTTGATATCCTGCTTCAATTTTCTTAACCGAAAAAGGTTGAAAAAGAATTAATAGTAATCCTAATACTGCCACTACAATGGGCTTGTAATTAATCTGTGTAATTGTTTTCCCACTACCAGTTGCATATCTTGCATCAGGTACTTGCATAACTACTTTAAATTTCTTGGCTGCGTAAAACAGTCCAAATACAATTCCGAATACCAATAATAGTACTGATGTTAACATTTTTGTTGTTTTCTTTTTATGTCTACTCTTTTAAAGATTTTCGACTTACTCTTATCTCAATAGCTTAATAGTTCCTAAATCAGTTTTAATCAAATAAACTGCTGTTTTTAAGTCTTCCAAGTTTATTTCCGTGCCTAAAAAAGATTTGACCAGCCTTCCTTTTAGGTCATAAATTTGAATACTTTTAGCGTCAGGAACAGTTAATAGATAGTTTCTGTACTCATACCTAATCTTCTTAAACTCTCTGATACCTAAACTCTGACAGTTTCTACTTAATCCTGCTTGAATCTGTGGATTATTCTGAGTAGATTGTCTTGAGCATAATACAGAATTTCCGCAATAAAAGATTGAGCCAGAACCGTTTACATTCCCTATGACTTCTAAAGTCGCATTCTGTAGGGTTAAAGTAAATCCATTAAGATTCAAGTCTCCTGTGGTTTTGAAACGTTCTAATTCTCCCCCACAAGAACTTCCTAGAATTCTATTGGAGGTCATTCCTGATAAGTCTAAAACAGTCTGTGCATTTCCTAGTGCTGTAGCTAATAAAGCTAAAAATAATAGTTTTTTCATTTTTTTTTTTTGATTTTGTTATTAATTTTCCGCGAAAAACATAAAAGGTACTCTAAGTCATTATCCTAGACCTTACGCTCTCCTCTACAATACCTCATGGTAAGATTGGAACCGCCTTTTATGTTTTACCTCGCAAATATAGTTTATTTGTTTTTACTACCAAATACTTTAACATAAGTTTGGTATAGGTCTGAAATCTCTTTTACTGCCTTGTCAACTTTATCTAGAGCGTATTTAACTGTTTCTTTGTTGTATTCAATAGGGATAGAAAACTGTTCCTTACTAATACCTAAGGGAGGATTTACGTGACTTCCAACTCTTCTTATGAACCACACGTCTGTATCTGTTACATTTAATCCCTCTAATTCAAGGGCATGGCTGTAAAGGGTTACTTGTATATAATCAGAACTTTTGTATTTAGCTTCTTTATCTTTTCCACCAGTTTTCTGATCCCTGACATGAACTCCATTTTCAGTTGGTGCAAGCCTATCAATAAATCCTATGATAAAATACTCCCCCCTGTCAATAATAATCATTCTTTCAAATTCGGAGTTTTCGCCTCTTAGTTCTTCAAGATTCATATTTTCCTGCCCATAAAAATTGTGAGGATTCTCAGGAAAAACCCCTTCTTCTAAGGCTGTACCGCAATACGTTCCAAAGATTCCGTAAATTCCATCGGGAAGTTTAATCTTGGCAAATTTCTGTTTAATAAAATCCTCAGGATAATTGAAGTAGCTGTCTACGGAACTGTATGAAATATAAGGCTTATTTAAAAAAGGCTTAAGTCTTGCTTGGTCTTGTGGTCTGTCTTTGTAAAACCAAGTTTCTTCTGTGAGTATTGAGGGTAATTGTAATTTAGCCATTATATTTCTTCTATTAATTTACGAATTTGTTCTTCTTTATCTAAAATTACTTTCTTAGAATCTTGGTCATTATGTTCAAAATCACAATGTACTAAAATCCCCCTCAAAATTACAAATAAATTTTCCTTGTCTTTTTTTGTCAGTCTTTTTCCAATACACAGTTTTTTGATTTTAGCTTTTAAGGTGGGCGTTATTGTATTGGCTTCGTGAAGTTCTTTCAGGAGGTTTACTTCAAACTTTTCTTCCTGTACATCTTCAACCTTTTCTTCGATTAAAACTGTTTGTAAAGGCGGTAATTCAGTTAATATTCTATGTGCCTGAGACATTACTTCTACTTTTTGAATGGCAGATTTTTTCAAAGCTTCAAAATCTCCTGTATTGTAATAAGTAAATTCATCTTCGATTTCTATTATTAGGTTAGAATTTAAACCTAAATCGTCAGCAATGTCTTTTATTGAAGATTTATAATTCCCTGCACCATCGTAATATTGCTGTAAATCAAGTGCTTTCAAGTCCCATGGCCTACTATTTCTATATTTTAGGCCATTATGGGCAGGAGTAATAAAACCACTTCGCAACATTCTTATGCCAAGATAGGGTAACACAATTTGACTTTCAAAATCAACGAGCGTGTAATCTTGACTCTTTCTAAGAACATTATTTAATTCTGTAAATAAATCAATTTCTAAACCTGTTATGAACCTTACTTTCAATTCTTGTTCATGTTCAAAAGCCAATATAATTGATACAATTTTTGAGTATCGAGGTGATTTCCATCCACGAAGTCTGTATTGGTCTAATAATTCTTCATTTTCAAATAACTCCCTACTCGTGAAATCTTTTTTATATTTTCTCTGAAAAGAGATTAAGTCTTTAGAGGTTGGTTCAAAGTCTTGACTGCTTTGAAACGAAAAGTAAATGTATTTTGATTGTTCCATATTTCTAATTTAATCTGTTATTTCTACTTTATAGTTGTAGAGGGCTTTGTAAACTTCGGGAGTTATTAAATGTTTCCATTTGTCTGCGACTTCTTTTATCCAATCTTCCTTAGCTGTTTTGTATGCTTTGAAAGCGAGTTCTGGCGTGTCATAATACCCAAGATGAGTAGTTTTTTTTATTTCTACTAAAACTTGCTGAAAACTTCTTATTTTCTTTAATATACTTAACTCCAATGGGTAGAGTTCCTCTGCAACTTTTTCTTTTAGTGAATAAGTTATTAATTTCTTGAGGTACGAAGCAACAGGTTTCGGGTGAGTAGATTTTATTACCCTTAACTAAGATGTCTTTATCCAAAGCCCATCCTACCATTGTTCCAAGATTGTAGTTTTCGTCGAACCATTCAGCAAAATTTTGGAAATTATGCCACTCTTCGCAAACTGTTACATCTTTATATGTTAATTGTTTTCATATTTTCTTCTTCAGTTTTTTCTTTCATTAGTCATATATTCCATTAGCTTCATTCCAACCTAAAGTGTGAATCTGTCTTATTAAAGTTTGATAAGTTGGGTGATAGATTAAGAGGCTTGTATACTTATAAGTATAACTTGGTTTTAAATTTGAATCATAATCTACAGTATCTGTCTTCTTTAATTCAATTTTTATAGTTCCGTGAGAATCATTCTTAGTTACTGTATATTCTCCACACATTGAAAAGAAGTGCTCTACCTCTTCAAAACTCAATTCTTTTTGTAAATCTAATTTTCCCATATTCCTATTTTCTGTTGTTTTGCTTTAAATTCTTTTGCGGCCAAAATCTCGTTTGAATCATAGTATTTGTAATGCCTGGCAAGCCCTTTGTCAATTAAGTCAGCTTGAAACCATTTGCCATCCAAGTAAATATCTAAAAGTAATCTACCGTATTTGTCATAGCCTCTGGCAGTTATTTTTACTTTTCTATAAAGAAGTTTCTCTGTTACGTACTGTTTGGCTATCCTTCCTTGTTCTGTATTCCATTCAGGACAGTCTACTCTAGCTAATCTTACTTTGAAGGTCTGTTTTTGCTTCTCTAGCCTTATATAGTAACTATCCGCATCGATTATTTTTATCACTGTCCCAACTTGTGATTGCACAAAGATAGTGAAAAACAAGAACAGAAGTGTTAATAGTTTATTAAAGTTTTTCATTTACATAATTAACAAATTCAACACCTCTATCACAAAATGATCTTATCATAGAGCACACTAATCCAAAAGACATTCCTGAATGACCTTGACTTTCTAAGATTTCTTTCGCTTTTTCAAACGCACATCCCTCATTTAATTCCTTAACTATATCCAAGCACATTCCAAGTTCCATTCCTTGATATAAATCTGATAATCTTATTGGTACGCATTTAGTCCATTCATCAAGGAATTTTTCATCTAAGACAGTTTTTCCTTTTCCAATCCACGCTTCTGTTAGTTCAGGAATTGCTTCTGTATGTTTTCTCTTTTGTTCCTTATAATCTTCACTTCTTTTTCTTTCAGCTTCTTCGCATTCGGCTTTTGTTTTTCCCGTAATCTTTTTATAGGCGGAATCCACATCGTCTATATCAGAATATAGTTTTTCGCCGTTGAATACTCCAAATACTAATTCTTTGTGACTTTTTAACTCTTTAATTGCAGATTCTATGTTTCCAAATCCGAATTCAATTTCTTTATAGTTTTTCATTATAAGCAGTCTTTAAGTTGATTGATTTTATTTTGCTCTATTTCCTTAACTTTTTGCGCCATTTCCAAAGTCTTTAAGTGAATCAAGTCTAAAATTTCTTTCTTTATCTTTGATATTTCGCCCGATTTTAAAGATTTATTTAAGAATATATCCCCGCAAGAAGCTACTATGGCGTTATCTAAAATCAAAACTGTCCCACCTGATTGAGTTTCTATGTAGATGTTATCCGTGTTTACGTAAATTTCTTTGCGGTTTTGGTAAGCTTTTAAACAGACTTCTAAAACTGTTTTTGATTCTTCTGTTAGTTTACTTGTGAACATATTTCTATAAGTTTTTCTAGCGCTTTTTCGCGCGCTTCTTTATACTCTCCAAAATCTTCCCCTGCTTTTGTGTCATAAATAATCTTATATTTTTCAGAATACTTTAAAATACGGAAATAAAAACTTCCCCAATCTAAATAAATTTCACAAAGAAGACTGTGTTTTTCTCTTATAAAGTCAAAGGCTTGTTGGTACAAAGGACAATTAACTGTATTATACATCATGGCACCTCTTGGATGCTTTTTTGTTCCCTTGATATGAATATACTCAGTTTGGTCAATTGTGGCTAAGCAATCTTGGTCAAAACCTAAACCTGTTAGCTTTAATGATATACCATAGTTTACAAATTGATTTTCCATTATTTTTTATCTCTTTTAATTAATATTTCTGCCTGTTCTTTTGTTTTTCTATTGTAAAAATAACCTCCGCCCGTAATAATCCAATCTTCTGTATGATTGACACTATGTGAATTTATACAGCTTCTACCTGTCTTTAGGCATTTGAAGGCTATTAATTTTGTTTTAGAATATATATCTTTATCCAATTTTTATGACTTCAAAGGGTTGACCTCCATAGAATATTTTTAGGGAATTTGCTTTAGCTTGCGCTACTTGACGCTCTTGAAATTTAAAAGCTTGTGATTCCTCTAAAACAAAAACTGTTTGTTTGTCTTCTCTTGTGTAGTATTGACTATTTCTTTTTACGATGTAACTCATCTTTTTCTATTGTTTTTATTATTGCCGCGCTTAAAGGAAAAACCAGTAAAATACAAATTCCCAAATACAAAAACTCCAAGGCAATCAGAAAACCAATTGCGCATACTAAGTTCAAAAGGAACAAAATCGCTAGGAGTCTCATTTCTTAAGTTTCAAGAAGGCGAAACTGCCAATTAAAATTATCGAGCCTAGTATAAAAAGCTCATCGTTTATAGGCACTTGGGCAGGATCATCTAAATGGCAAGGATGGAAGCTTGGATGCCCATCTCCTACATAATGTCCATTACATTGACCATTCCCTGGTCTTACTTCTTCATCTTGCGCGAATGTTACTATTGAGAATAATAGTAAAAATGTTATTATAATTGTTTTCATTTGTTTATGTATTCGTTTTGATATTTAGTTTCAATGTAGTTTATTTCTATGGAATCTCCTTGCTTTTTGTTTCCAAAATAGTTACAAATCTTTATGTTGTTTACAAAAATAGCTCTTTTACCTTCTATTTTATCTACTGTTCCTTTCAGGGTTTTTATTTCTCCTTTAGGTTCTTTTACGGCGCAAGAAACAGTTATGAACAATAGTAATAACAGTCTATTCATCTTCTAAATATTTTATGGTTAAACCTTTTTCTGTGTACTCTAACTCCACTGTATCTTCATAGGGAATTAAAAGCAGTTCTTGTATTAGTATTTGTTTTAAGTCTTCTAAAGACAATGTTATTTTAACTCTTTTTTCCGCGCCCATATTTATGATTTTTAAATGATAGACGCAGCCATATACCAATCAGGCGCGTATTCTGAATCATTCACACTATTAAAATCCTTGCAAAATTCCTGAGCTTCTTCTAAAGTATCAAATTCTTTTACCGCATCTACTTTATTTCCCCATCCTCTTTCATACTCTCTTATTTCTACTTTTATCATAATTTTTAGCTTAAGATTTCATAGTTTGTTTCCACCCACATACCGCCAAACTTTTCCCAAGTCTTCTTGAAATACTCAGCATCTTCTTTATTTTCATCCGATAACTCTTCCCAATACTCTTGAGCTTCTTGAAAGTCCTCTGTCTTGAATGTCTCTCCGATTGTAGTTATTGTATATTCTTCCATTTTTGATTTCTTTTGTTGTTAAACTCTATGTGCAAAACTCCTTTCGAATCATAATAGCCTTTTAAAGTATCTGTTGGTTTTACTTGACTTATTTCTTCGGGTAAATCTATTTTATTTTTCCCCATACTTCCCACATAAACTCCGCCAGAATAACAAAGGAGTATTATAAATATGAGCTTAAAAGCTTCTATGTGTTTGTCTTTCATAGTTAAGATATTTTAGCCAACCATTCCCACCAACTACCTACAAAGTATTGATATTTTCTTTTGGTTGCAAATTTATAGATAGATACGTTTTTACCCTCCTTTACAAAAGCATTTTTAATTGCAATTGCTTGTGCCTTGGTTTGCGTTTTCATAATAAGCTTTCTTTTAACTGTCTCTCTTTTAATTCTAATAATCTCGCCAATTTTAAAGCTGTTTCTTCTACTTCAACGTCAATATTTTTTAAGTTTTCTTCTCCCGCAAATTCTTGAGACAGTAAATAAAACTCACATAATGAATCATCTGTGGGATGAGTATTACAATATACAAACTTATCAAAGAAGTCTGTCAAGGGCTTTTTAAATCTCTGTAGTCGTTCTAAATTGTTTAGAGTGGACTTAAATTCTTGGCTAGTGAGTTTCATTTTTAAGAGGTTTTAATTTGTTAAGTGGTATCAGAGTACCAAAATTAGTTTAAAGTGTCTGTAACAGCTTATTTTTGCGTTCCTGCGAAGATTATATACTCTAAGTCTTCTTTAGAATAGCATTCTTTTGTTTCTACTCTGTTTTCTATTTCTTCTTGTCTTGATTTTTCGCCGCATAAAAAAGCTAAATAAAGAATCAAAACAGCTGAAACTATTGTTAGTATATTTCTCATAGCTAATAAGTCTGTTTATAACCTTCCTTAACTAGGAAAGCTAGAGTGTTAGCAAATAATCTTTTCTTTTTAAACTGTCTTGTCTCTCCGTTATTTAGGTTGATGACGTAGCAGTCTTTATTCTTTCCGTGTGATAATTGGTAGGTTTTCATATTAAATCTTCTTTATCTATCCAAGTTGGCGGTAATTCATGACCTGAAAAATCACTATATCTGTACTTAGAAACGTTAATCTTATCTGCTTTAAAGCCTAAAATAAATCCGTGGTATTCCTTTAAGCTGTTTTTGCTTGTTTTGTATTTAACTCTATCTCCTATTTTCATAATTCGCCGTAAAAAGGTTAAGAAGAAAGTAATATTTCTTTCAACTGTTTTAAAATATCTAAAGTATTATTATACTTATGCGTTAAAACTGTATGTGCATACTCACTACAATTACTATCATTTAAAACAATACTTCTATCTTTATTTTCTTGCTCTAATTTCAAGATAAGGTTTCTAAGCTGTTCTTTCATAAACTAAACGTATTTTTCATATAGTTTTTGGTATTCTTCTGAATCTTCATCGTAGAAATCTAAAATAGCACTTCTCATTGAAGATAAAACCCCTTGTGCTTCCATTGTATCTCTTTGAGCATACGGTAAATTAACTAAAAGGTAATCGTAAGCCGTCATTAATGCTTTAAACTGTCTGTTCTCCTTACCTATTTCTTGTATTTTCTTTTCAAATTTGTCAATATCTGTATGCAAATTCAAATCTACCTTAATTCGATGATTATCTTTATCTTGATAGGTTTTGAAATTTGAAGACTTTAGTAGTCTTTTATTATCTGTTAGGAAGTTCATAGTTTTTATGTTTTTAAAATTAGTGCCACTCAAGGAATCGAACCTCGCCCCTTATTATTTCGGGACTGCCTGCTTAAAGTGGCGGGAAAAGATTAAGGTAAGTATACCCACTTTACACAAGATTTTTGAACTGTTTCTAGTTCTTTTTCCCGCGAAGTAAAGTTAAGGTATTGGGTTAATATTATTTGTTTTGGATTCTTTTAATTTTTTGTACTTTTCAAACTAATTTAAAGCAATAAAGTTATGAAAGGTTCAATTATAATTGTTGATGAATATGAAAGAAAGCACTCCATCAATGTTAAATATATTGTAGAAGTGCATACAAATACAGAAAATACTTCCATATCTACCACAATCAAAACTGTCAATGGTACCATTAATACAGAACTCTCTTTTGATGAAGTTTTAGAAAAGATTCAAAAAGTCTCATAAATAATTAAGCCCCTTTGAGTTAGGGGCTTTTTGTATCCGAAAATTTACTATTTTTATAGTATCGTTCTTGTTGTACAACTGTTGAATTTTGGATAGACTTTAGTAATGGACAGAACTTTAGTCAACCGATATGAATCACTTTTACAACCTTTTCGATGGCGTTTGTTACAAGTGGATTTTTCGTCAGGCTCGTTTTAGAAACGGTAGGAAAGAGATTGCTCCGCAAGGACATCCCTTTACTATTCCTGTTGAAGAAGTAGAATGCCATCACTGTAACTCTTGTGAACAATAGTAGCAAGAACGATACTTAGAGCAGTGTTCCACCATTGCTCTATTTTACTTCTTAAAAAATCTCGCTTTTAAAAGCTTCTTATTAAAGTCTGACAGTTCTTCTTTTTTCCGTCCTTTTTCTATATTCTCAAATGTAGCGGTTGGTTTAGTTTCCCGCTTGCCCTCAATCAATAGAGGGAGGTCTAGGCTCTCAACCTCGGATAAATCCTCTTCCAAATAGGAAGCTATATCTTCAAGGTTAAAATACCATTCATTCTCAAATTGCGTCTTGCTGATATTTCCATCGAGCAGGAGCTTCTCTTTTTTCAGGATCTTAATCATTCATTTCATTTAAGTTTGTAAAATTAGTAAATTAAGCTGTCAACTCTCTGTATTTAGTTCTTATTTTAGAATTGGCGATTACTGTATTGAATCTGTAAGAGTTTGATTCGCCTCTCAGGTTAAAGCGGTATACATTTTCATCTAGGTAGTTCTGCATGTGTTTTTTGCTCCACCAATTATGAATTCCATTATAAGAACGCTTTATGATTCCCCAAAATCCTTCCATTGAATTTGAGTGTATTTCAGGATTGTCAAAATCAACATACTGCTTCTTTCCGTGGTCTACAACGTGATGGTCGTACATACTGTCCAAACCTCGATAACCGTGCCATTCATCAGAAATCAATACACTGTCTTTAACTAGGACTTTTTTGATAAATGGCTGGATTGTTTCTCTTCTTGTGTTATCTCCAACGATAACCTTAACCTTGCTATGAGATTTGATTACTTTTTTGCCATCTATGATTTCAGATTCTCCCCTTTGCAAGATCCCGATTGCAGGTGTTTTGTCTTTAAAAGAACGTCCTTGCGACATTGGAACTTTTTTGTCTTTATGGCGGTTTTTGTTCTTGCCACCAAAAAAGCTTTCGTCGGCTTCGCAAATTCCCTCAAACTGCTCGTCAGTATCGTTTTCAATACCAAAGCATTTTCTGATTCTCATTGTCATAAACCAAGCCGACTTTTGGCTTATCTGCAAATCTCTTGCAAGCTGTACGGAACTTACTCCCTTTTTATTTGAAGTGATAATCCAAATAGCCATAAACCACTTCGGAAGCTCGATTTTAGTATTATCGAACATCGAACCTGTCTTTACTGTAAAATACTTTCCCGAAGTCTTGCATTTATATTTACCGTTTTTACATCTATAAACTTTGCTTCCCTCGCTGAAAGGGCTTTGTGGCTCGTTATTCCAATATAGCTCTTCAAGATGTGCTATACATTTTTCTTCCGTTGCAAACTCCCTTGCAATTTCCAAAATCGAATTAAAGTCTTTATTAAACATAGCTTTGTGGTTTTTCTTTTTCAAATATAACAATTTTACACCAATTACAAAAATTAAGTGTAATTAAATGCTAAATATTAATTAGGAAATAACCTAAACAGCTGACTACAAATATACTGCTTAGTTTTTTAGCTTCCAAAAGTGTAAATTTTATATTAATCAAACGCTTGCTTTTCTGCTCAAAATTTTATAATATTTGTGCTTTACATATCGAAAATATAAGCGTTAGCTTTCATTTTGTCAATTAGGAATCTGGTAAATTTTTAAAAAACGACGCAAAATGAATAGGTTTTCGCTCACGCTTAGGCGTGGGTGTACTTATTCTATGTCGTAAGGTTTACCAGAACCTCTAATAGATAGGATTTAGTTACAAACCCACGCTTTTTTGTACCTAATCTTCACTGTTCGGGTTTGATAGTGGCTTAATTCTAAGTCCTATGGTAATAGCATTGATTTTTATAGCAATGTGCATCGTATTTTATGCGGTTGCCTTTAATGACAAGCCTATAAAAGTAAGCGTCCCAAATCCTGCAATAAGCAATAGTGCCCCAACTGCTGATAAAAAAGATGTAAATATTCCAAGCTATCTGTTGGAGTATGTTTTAAAATCTCTTTTTATTGGTTGGTTTTTAGTCTTGGCAATTGAGCATACAGGTAAGTTTTCTTTTATGGCATCCTACAAGCCAAAAACATTATCATTTACAGAGCAAGTTAGTGGAGATACTCCAATTGCTTATATTGACTTTAATACTCCTTTCGGTAATCAGGTCAGGGTTGTAAATCCTCCTATGAATATGGCGCAACTTCACTATGATTTTGGATACTCCAAAAAGTTGGAATATTACATTTCAGCAACAAAGCAAGACTTTCTAATCGTAATTCTGTTTACAGTAATCATAACTTCAATCTTTATCTTCTTTAGAAAATTTAAAGTAAGGCTAACCTAAAAACTTGAAACAATGTTTGGACTATTCTCAACCCCCGAAGAAAAACTTAAAAAGTCTGTCGATAAAGCGATTGACAAGGAAATAGCTATAATGCTACAAGATCCAAGCTCGAAATTCCTTGCGGAGTCAAATGTGAGGTTTGCAATTATGAATGTTTACAAATCTCATAATTCTGCAAGCTCGCTTCTAGCACAAGGTCATAATATCCCGCATAAAAAAGTTTTGGAAATTATCAAAAAGTGTTGTAATGACGCTCTGATTAATAATTTCTCAAATGCTAAAGATTTTCTTATTCCTTAAATTTCTATATTTATAACCTTTAAAATTGAAAATATGAACAAATATACCACCATAAAACATATAGTAGAACTTGCATATTTATTTGCTAATAGTATACCAGAGCATAAACCGAAAGTATTTCAAGAATTATCTGAACTGATTGCCAAAATTGATTTTAAGGGTGAATCGTTGGGAAAGTCCAAAGAATACCTCTATAATATTGAGAATAATACTCAATCGGCGAAAGAAAGCTTCTTAGGTCTTATCATCTTGGTTCAACATTCTTCTGTATTGCACGATTAAAGCTAAAATTTCAGATTGGTCATTCGGGAAAGTTTTTACCAAAATTTCCAGCTTGTCTAAAAAATCTAGGAAATCTTCGTCATTATCCATAATATTAAGAATTAAAAAAGCCACTTAAATGAGTGGCTTTATTGTTAGTATTAGTTTTTTATTTTGTAAATTCCCCTCTAAATTATTCAAATATGACTGAGCAAGAACAATTTTTAAACACCGTAAGGGAGGTCTTAAAGCCTTTTGAATCCTCTGGAATCAGTAGGGCGATCAGCGCAAGAGAGATGCATGAAAAGTTACAAATTCGTCTTGATAATAGTGAAAGGAAATTTAAACAGGCTGACGAATTGTATAAAGGCTATATCATAAGCAGAAATCCTGATAATGAGGAGTTGGAGTATATCAAGGAACAGATTGAGGGCATATTCAACGACTATAAAAATTCGTTCACTAGATAATGGATAACACAGAACTTTTTAAATGGCTAGCAGTATTATCTCCAATAGTCAGTGGTATAATAGTAGGGATTGTAACTAACGCTCTTGTCAATCGTTCCAAAAGGATAGAATTGCTTTATCAACACAAGATTCCAGCATTTCAAGAAATCTATAAGATACTTACTGACTATAAATTTGAATTAGAGTCAAATGTATATGATAGTGAGTTTCTTGAAAGCAATCCCGATGCAAAAGGTTCAGTTGAAACAGTTAGTCTATTAAACAATGCGTCTGTGCGTAACAGTATTTACTTAAATAAAAAGAGCAGACAATCAATTATGGACTTAGTGAGCAAAATTCATAGTATGTGCAGTTTTCAGCTGACTATGGTACAAGAGGATCTTAAACTAGATAAATCATTGTATATTGATATGGCAATTGAAGTTAATAAAGTGATTGATATTTTATATAAAGACCTTAATATCAAATAGTCAGGCTATTGTAAAATTTAGATAGATGAACATGGTAGATAAATTTGTTGAGAAGTTAAGTAAAGAAACTTTTAAAAACATACTTTATATTGCTTTTATAGCTTGTTTTTGGGTTGTTTCTTTTTACCTCTTTAAGCCTTCATTGTTAAAAGAGTCATTTATTTTGTTAGTTTCCTTGCTGTTTTGCTTATCACTTATGTATTTCATACTAAGTTTTATTCTTTTATTATTGCTTGAAAAATTACTACTCAAATCAAGATTTGTAACTCAACTCCTTCTTATCAGAGTAGAGATTTATCTAATAGTCTCTTTGATTATCAAAAGCATCAGCATGTGTATTGGCTATTATTACAGTGTAAGTTTCACTAAATATCTTCGAGGTGTTTTTATTTTTTGGGCAACGGCGGCAGCTCTATCTTGTCTAATAGTGGTATACCAATATATAAAACAAATAAAAAAACAGGTATAAAAAGCATGATGGCGGTGAAGGCTAATATAAACACTGATGTTATCAATTTTAAATCTTTATCGTCTTTTTCCATAATTTCCGTAAATTAAAAAAGACACCTATTAAAAGTGTCTTTAAGTTTTTGATTTAAGCTTGTGTAAAGTGGGTATACTTACCAAGATTAAAATAAGTCTAATTTATACGCCTCCGCTTGTTTTCTTTGTAATTCAGAATAATGTAGAGATATGACTACCCCATCAGGATAGTGCGTAACAGATTGTACTTCTAATTCATCAAAGGGGATTTCTTTTGGTTTTTTACTGTCATTACGTAAAGTTTTAACCATCGTTCCTAATTCTGGCACAAAGTGAAGTTTATATCCAAACTGATTTTTGTACTTATCTATTGCTGTTGTTAAATGTATTTTCATAATATTGTGTTTTTAGTGTTGTTTGTTTAAAGGTTAAATTTCGCGGAAAAACAATTAAAACAAGAATTTATCTTTCAAAACTCCCATTATCAATCTATCATCAAAATCCCTGTCTTCTATATTCTCATAGAAATAAGAACTGTCTTTAATGTCTAATACAAATCCTGAACCTTCTACAAAGTCTGTAGTAATGTCTGTATAGCAATAATCATCGTAACCTGACAGCTTTTCTAAATCGTTCCTTAGTTGAGTATTTTTAAATTTCATAATGTCTTTTTACTACAAGGCTAAAAGCCTGATTATTTTTAAATTTCGGCAAAAAAGAGTTAAAAAGAAAGATTTAATAAGCCATTAACCTATAATACTCTCCAATAGACAAAGAACCTCTGAAAGTATTATAACGGTTATTAATAGTCTTATCTTTAAAATGGTCTTTGCATCCATAACAATAGGATTGGCTCTCATTTCTCTGGAATAGGTACTCAAAGGCTTTTACTTCGCTTTCGAAATCTCTTGAGTACTCTCTGCCGTTGTATTCCTTATTTCCGTCCAAGTGTATGAATTGATATGTTTGCATAATTAAGTTGTTTTTAAGGGCATTTAATTCATTTTCGAGGTTTGCTATATTTTTCATATTTTAATGCTTTAAAAGTACTGTATTAGCTTGTGCAGGTGTAATAGCGTTAAACTTTGTATAAAATCCGCCGCGGGAAAGAAAACTTAACAATAACATTCTTTCCTAACCTTAATAAGATCTAATTCTCCCTTAGAGTTGTAATCAATATAATACTGTCTGTCATAATAATACAAGTTTTTAAATGTGTTTATTGGGTATTTTATTTACTTATGTCCTTTTTATACAACCCTATATATATCTTTGCTAAATTAATATACATATAGTACTAAATTCCGCGCGAAAAAGTTAATAATCAAAAGAAGATACAGTCAAGTCATACATAAACTCTAACAAGTATAACAACTGTATAGAATCTCTTCTAACACTACCATCCAAGTATCTAATAATAAACCTTACCTCTGTATTCACTACCTCTATTTGTTCTATATCTTTATCCGAAAAGTCCATACATAATTCTTTGTATAGATAGTCTTTTATAAGTCCTTGTTTCATATTGTAATAGTTTTTAGTTTCAAATTATAACCCCTTTCAGAGTTTTAGTTAATAAATGTAAGTATATCGGAAAATCCCGATATGTCTATATGCTTTGGGGATTGGATTTTTAGGCTTTGTTTTGGTTAGAGATTTTGGTTGGGTGGGTTTCTCCTCCACTCTAAAGCCCCTAGAATCAACACATTAGCTCTAAAATTCCCAAATCTTCTCTCAAGTCTGCAAGCATTTTTATAGCATCGCTAACGTCTCCCTGTTCTATTGCTTCTATGATGATGTTTATGTCTTCCTTAATTATTTTAAACTGTTCTTTCATTTCTTTTGCGGATTTTTATCATAACCTCATTAGGCTAGATAATGAAATTATACTTATTTCCTTTATTAAAACTCTTTAAGTCTACGTTATTTGTCTTAAAAACTGTGTATTTATCATTTTTATACGGCGTTTTCTTGATGCTGAAATGTTTTGACAGTGTATTTTGACCTATTCCTGTCAGATTCTCCACCTTTGATAAGAATTTTCTAATAAATACTTCTCCATTTGTACTGATTATTACATAATAATTCATAAGCTTGTTATATGAGTTAATGATTAAAGCGCAAATATAGAATTAATATTTGAATTATCCTAACTGTTCTTTATATATTTGCTTTAATTCTTTTATGTGGCATTTATATTTTTCGGGAACGTCATTTATCAGATAGTATCTACTATAGTTGTTTTTAGAACTTCCTATTACATAGTTTTTCCCTGCATATACTTCTGAAAACTCCATGCCGCTATCAAGATGCACGCCCCAAGTTATTAAAGTATCTTTGTCTAGGTTAGCTTGCATTATATCACAATGGGGATTATGGTTTTTATATGAATTGAACTGTATATTTTTCATAGCTGTTTTTATTTACTTTGTTTAGTTTTCTTTTTGCGCCGAATTATAGAACTTAATAAACTCTACTACTGCATTGTAAACGGCTTCTTTTTTGGTGTCTGCATCTCCATCGAAAATAAAGTCGCTTGTATTATTGTCAATTATTGAAACAAAGCTTTGTTCTATCTGAAAATTATACTTTGCTTGTCTGTTTTCGTCTTCAAAGCTTTCAATCTTCTCTACTACCTCTAGTAAAACATTCCAATCAGAATGATATTGATACGGTGATATGAAAATGTTATTATGTAATAGCTTGTTTACGTCTTCCATAAATTCAGCAATTAGCTTATTATTTTCTACTGTTGTGTTCATGCTGTTTTTGTTTAAAAGTTTTTCTCCCGCCGATTTTTATACCTCCGAATCTACTAATTCTTCATAAGATTCTCCCGTAATCTCTTCAAAAGTTTTTAAAGCGATATTATAATCTCTATCTGTTTTAAAACAACCTCTTACTACTAATAACTTTAATAATTCATAAGTCTTTTCCATAGCCTTTTATATTTTAGGGCAGTTATCCCAATTGATTAAGTATTTATTGCAGTTGATTGTGATTGTTTTTAAACCTTTCCTGGGCTGTCTTAATCTACTATCGAATATAGCTTTAACTTTGTCATCTAACTTAAATACTGTTGTTACATAGTTAGAGCTGTTTCTTTGCCTGGTTGCTATTAGTGTTTTCATCTTTTTGCCGATTTTAAAAGGTATAAAGAGTACTTAATTTAATAGTTGCTGATACTCTCACACTCCCATCTAATAAGTTAAGAGTTCTTAAATATCCTTCTCTAATAGCTGATTCTATACCCTCTAATTTTTTAGATAACTTATCGTCGTTTTTAAAAATCCGACTTTGCACTCTGTTATTCATAAAATATGTAACAAAACATTTTGATTCTTCTGTTAGATTTTCCATAATTACTTCGGTATTTTTAAATTTTCTAATAGCTTGTTTCTTATGTAGGTGGCTAGAACTCCATACTGTTCGGATGCAAATAGTCTTGCCTGTCCTTCTGTTACTTCATAGCCTTTTATTTCTGATACTGTTTGCTTTAGTGTCATTTGTTTTTAATTTTTCTTTTCGGCGGTTTATTCAATCAGTCTTAAGTGGTAAGGACAGTTTTGTGTACATCTTACCCAAACTTCTAATTGCTTACTCTCTCCCGTTACTTTATATTCACCACCGACTTTAAAGGGAACAATGTTATCTAATCCTTGACCTAATCTAGGTACACAATGTCCCGAGGATATTAGAACCTCGTAACTTTCATTAGAAATTTTCTTTGCCATTATTTCAAAGGTTTAAATGTTGTTGATAAAATGATATAACAGTCCTTGCCTTCAGCTTGCGTCACTAACTCAAAGCCGTTATCTAATAGCCATCTTTGCCCCGCTTCATAAGTATAAGCGTCATCTTTAAAGCCTGTTATTATTGACTGTTTAAAACGATTGCTTTTTATTTTTATTCGCCCGCCCCTTGTATTGGTTGGTGCAATAAATGATACTTCCAAAGCGTGTAAGTTATTCAAAGTTTCCATAGTATTATATTTTATCAATTAGTATTTCCAAAGTTCCCAAGACTGCAATAAAAGCTATTACGATTAAAGCTAGTACTGTTAATACTTCTCTGTTAATCCAAAACCAATTGTTACGAATGTATTTGTTATAGATTGTTTTCATTTTTAAACTGTTTTTAATTCTTTTTCCGCGAAATTTATAACCAATATAAAGTTGTTTCTAATGAATCAGTAATACACCATTCGTTTGCATCGTCTTCCGTAATTAAACCCTCTCTTTGGTAATGATCTACTTTATTGTTGTAGGCTTCACGTCTTGCTGGTCTGTCTGGTATACCATCTCTTTCATACTGTTTTGCTATTTCGTGCAAATCATTCATTTTAAATTCCTGGTCAAATTGTTGCTTTGTCATAATATTGTTTATTAGAGTTAGTCTAAATAAAAGTGTAAAGGTAGTAAAGTATATACTTTTTTGCCGTTTTTCATTTTAAAATGCCCAATGCCTGTATTTGATTGGTTATTATTAATAGCCGCCTCAATAGCTTTGTCTTTACTTAAATTATTAAATATAGTAATACCACCAACTGTTACAAAGTAGTTCATAACTTTTACTTTTTAAATTTGTATTCTCTTATGGTTTTACTTTCTTTATCGGGCGAAGTTGAAACAAGCTTAACAACCACATAACCCGCATAAGTATAGCCACGTGTAACAGTTTCAGAACCTCCTAAACGTCTGAACCATTTAACAGTATCGTCATTTGTAGTTAGTCGGTGTTGCTCTTCTGTTACCTCTTTAACTTCTTTAGTAATTTCTTTATAAGCGTTTTTTGTTCCCGCTTTTTTCTCTAACTTTGTTTTTGTTTCTGTGATTGTGTACATAACTATAAGTTTTAAATTGTTTATTTTTACTTCCCGTGAACAAGGGAAAACATTTTATTATATTCGTTTATTGTATTAACTGCACAGGCTACAAAACCTATTGTAATACTGATTACTAATATAATTGCGATTTTTTGAAATACTTTTTTCATACTGATAAGTTTTAGTGCCGTTTGCTAATCGAATAGCCACAACTATATTGAACGGCTTTGTTTTCTTTTCCCGCATTTCGCCGACAAAAAAGAATTAATAAGATATAAAAAATCCCTACTAAATAGGGAATGAAAAGCAAATTTAAATTTGCCCTTAATTTTCGATAAAATTTGGGTTATATTCGTTATTTTAATTGGCAAGATAATAACCTAATACCAATATCAAATCATTCTTTAAAGTCGCAAGAAATGATAAATACGACTGTTAACCTTAATCACGTCCCAACTATCTAAAATAGGAGGCTTAACGCTTGTTAACTTTTTACACACAATTTCAAAGGACTGTATTATAATTCTTTTGTAAAGGTAAGCAACTTAAATCTAATAACCTAATTTATTTTGTTAAATTTTTCAAGCCTTTTAATCGGCGGGAAAGAAAACTAAACAAAGGATAAAAAAGAACTGCTCAACTAATACATTACAAAGATAAGGAACTTAATCGAATAAACAATAACTAAATATGTTAAAGTTTATAATTAATTTCAATACCTCAAAAGAACCTTGTTGACTAACAACAGTACAAAGTAAAGAATAAAATAATTAAAATAAAAATAGGATATTAAAAAAGAATTTCGTATAACGCGCATGCACGTACATTATATTAGACAAAACCATTTAAAACGTAAATAATTATATACAAATCGCGCAAAAAGAAAACTAAAAAGTAAACACATAAGATTACAACAACAGTTAAAAGTAAACATAAACAAGTAGTAAGGTAACTAAGACAGTAACTAACTAAAGCACTTTTTCTGAGTTTGAAACTTTTTGGCTTCTAAGGCTCGAAAATAGTTTTGAGATAGAAGACCCCCGTGGCAGGTAAAAAGTCGGCCATCTGGTAAACGGGTTGAGTATAGGTCATTTCCTACAAAACCACTCTCAATAAATTTTTTCAAACTGAGAATTTAAATGAAGTACTCTACCATATTATCAAAATTCTCAGAATACTTTTCTTGAAGTTTTTCTAAATTCTTATAAAGCTCTCCTATGTAATTGTACTCGCCATCAATTACAGCCACTATAAAACTTTCTATCTCATCTATGTCACCATAAAGTAGGGTGTGGTCATAATACTCCCAAGGTAAGTCTGTACCTTCTACACCGCTTATCCATATTTGGGCATAGTCGTCTTCTTCTATTTGAAGTGCCACTGATATTTTTTTAATCTTAAAAGTTATATCTTCTTCTGATTCTTCTACTGTTTTTAATTTATACTCTTGTAGTAGGTTTTTTATTTCTTGTTTCATTCTTTTTCGCGGCGAATTTAAAATTGATTGTATTATATGTGTAAATTAATCACCTTAGCTATTTATATTAGTTTTAAGGTACTTTTTATTTAATTTGATAGAAATATACTACTTATAAGATTATCGTGTCTCTAAAGAGCTAATTTCAACTCCGTTATCCAAGAGTGGTTATAGCTTGATACCCTGTTAGTTTCATCTCTCCATTTATCATAGAGTTCATACTTATCTTCGTCCCATTTAACTATATCCTCTGTTTCATAGTATTCTTGAAAATCTTCCCAAGGGTTCTCTATTGGCTTAAGATAGTCTTCTTCAAACTGTTTTTGTCCTTCTATTGCATATTCTCTTTGAGTATAGCAAGTATCTAAGACTGTTTCTCTATAATCGTCGTATTGGCCTTTAGAGTATGTTATTATGTATATTGATTTCATTTATTTTTAGTTTTCTTCCCCGCCGATTTTTTAAATTAACTCTTTTCTTTTTAAGCTGTAATACAAATTCTGTAGCTCATGTATATATTTTATTGGTTCCACTGTATTATCGGTCAGTATAAATATCTTTGATAAGTCTTTGCTGAAAGATATAATATCTTCTAAGGTATAGTAATCGCTACTAAAAAGAACGAAGTTATATTTTAAAAGCCAGTCTTTAGTTATCTCTATTCCTTGATATTCCGAAGCTATGTTCTTGTTTATCCTAGTGGTGCTTAGCCTATTTACTGTTTCTGTTCTATTGTTTCTTAGTAGTAGATTTCCTAATCTTAATTCTTTTATTTTCATCTTTTCCCCGCGATATTTAAACTGAAACATTTTTACAGAATTTAAACCTAAAATCATGCAAGAAGAAGTATTTATCTTCTCCTAAAAAGCATTCATAAGGTTTTATTGATTCTGCAAAATATCCTCCTTTTTCATTTTTCTTTACACTATAGAATGGTTCAGTTGAGTCATTTTCTCCTATACGTAAATTATATTTTTCATTATCTCCGTAATCCCTTGTTAGTATGTCACCTTCTTTTATTACTAAGCCGTCCATATCAAAAGGTTGTTTTATACCACTATCTCCTTTAAAGTATATTTTCATTTTAGTTTCTCTTTTCTCGAGATTTTTATTTTGTATAAGTTTCAAACATTAAGTTAATATGCTCATTTATCTCTTCTTCTGTTGTCCCTGGATGAAACTCAGCTATAGATTTTAAATAATTGAAAATATTCTCTCTAGTGTCCCAGTAAAAATTTTTTATTTTGGTCTCTCTATGCAACATATCGTACCCTGCATAGTAGTACATTTTTTTATTTACCATGTTTAAAAGCTTATTCTCAAAGCCCTAAACCAATTCAACAAAATCAAATACCTCTTTTCAAAATTATATCCCCAATTCCCCGTGAACAAGAAATTAATAGGTAATAAAAGAAACATCAAAATCATAGTCAAAATAGCAAACGGCAGGGTTAGCCTCATCCAAAAATTTACAGGAGCTTTTTCTTCACAATAGAAATCCATCTTCAAGGCTATAAACCTATCACACAATTCTTCGCTGTTTACTTTATCCAATTCAGGAAACTGTTCCTTAAATCTTGGGATATAATTTAGGTCGTTATGAGACCAAGTTCTTTTTAATTTTCTATACATTGTTTTACTTTTTTCTCGCGATTTTACAAATTCTTCTATTAGATTCAGAGCATCCCACTTAAAACTTATTAACTCTACTCTTGAATCTGCCCAATAGCTATCAAATGATTTATGGATTATATACTCACCATTTTGTTTTGATAAATATTTATAACGTTTATACCATTTTTCTTTAAACATAGGAATGTAGATATTAAATCTATCTTCTTTTATTTTCCATTTCATACCTCTTCTAATAATATTGCCGTACCTTGTTTCTTGAAACAGAAATCAGATTTTAATTTGTCTCCGTTTATTCTACCGTCTTTAAGAGCCTTATCCAAAAGAGACATTCCTGAGTAGTAAATTATTTTGTTTCTATCATCTGTCCATTCTATGTTTAAACTGCTTCTGCCTCTTGAAAAACCTGAGTATCTTAATTCAGCTTGAAATTGTTTATTTTCAATAAGATTTTTTGGATCTGAATACGCTATGTCGCCACTCCAAGTCTCCATCACTTTGTAACCGCCAGCTTTTCTGAAAGCTATCTTTAACTGTTTTTGATTTTCTGTCATTTCTATTTCTCAATTAAACTTTTGTTATGCAATTCTACTATATGATGTGCCTCTATTTCAGATACCGAACCTTCCCCAATAATATAATATTCTTCATTATTATTATGAATTATAGGTGTTTCAGTAGTTATTATTCTGCACCAACAATCTTCTCCTGAATTACAAACTTCAGTCCTCCATTTAACTTTAAGAGCTTTCTCTCTTGCTTCTTCGTAGTTCATTAGGATAATTTTAATTGTTTATTAACCTTCATAACAGTTTACTATTATATTGTTTTCTATTTCTAAATTATATCTGTCTGAATTAAAATCGTCTGTTACTGCCATATTTCTATGATTTATTTTGACAATTCTAAAATCTTTGTTTTTAAGTTTTTCTCGCGCGGATTCTAAAGTTAATCCTATAATATCTTCTTTTGTCATGTATAATATATTAGCTATTTTAGTTATAATTTAATGTAATTGGATAATATGTTATCTATTCTTATCATAATACTTTCCATTCCTTATTTAAATCTTCCCATCTTACCCCATCTAAACCGTCATTTGTGAGGAGTTTATACTCATCTTTTTCTATACACTGAAGTTCTTTAAACTCCAAAGTTATTATATCTCCAATACGAACTTCCCTATCCGTTTTTATCCTCCACAGAATGCTTTGGAAATATCTTCCTGGTGTATGAGCATGTAAAAACAACAGCTTATTTATTAGATCATCAATGTTTTCAAAGTTAATACAAGCTTCGTAAGGATTATCATGTGTATTTTGATAAAAAACTGTTCTGATTCTTTTTTCTAACTCTTTATTTTTCATAAGACTCAATTAGTTTTTTAAATTCTTCCTCCGCGAATTTTAAGTTTTCTTTAGATCTTTCTAGACCGAGCCTTTCTTGTTCTTTTAACTCTTTAGGCTTTAATATAAAATTAGTCAAAGACAGCTGAAAAGAGGAATCAGAAAGGCATTTGTCATACCAATTAAAGAAGTTTTCTTTCGATACATCATAATTGTAGCAATCTAAAACATTTTCGAAGCTAACCCAATAATCGGCAAATTCAAAAACTGTTCCTACTTGATTTGCCACCCAATAATAATCTAAATCTTCGCCTTCAGAAATTTCAAAACACTTCTTAATCCACTCTTGGGTAATTTTATCTGTTAGTTTTTTCCAATCTTCTATCATGAATTACAATATTTGCAATTATCCTTTTCTTTTTCACTCTTATGTATGATTTTGTTATCATTACAATACCAAGCCTTATCATAAAAAATATGTTCAAACTTATGGGTCTTAGAATTATATTTTGTATAGCTAGGGTTCCAATCTTCTGTCATTAGCCTTTTATTTTATCTGAAATATCTTCTAAGACTATTTCCATTGCTCTGTCTAAGCTATTTACTTTTGCAGGGATATGCCAAACATTTTCACTTTGATCGGGCGTTGTAGCTATAATCCAAAAAGGTTTTCGATCATCCCTTATGTCAAACTGCACATAAAAACTTTTATATCTTCTCATAATTTTTTAAATTCTATTTTATCCATGTTTCTTTTTCTACGATTGCTAAGGTTGGGTTTGAGTGTTTATCTGTGTCTAATATATTTACTACAGTCCATTTATTGCTCATAGTATTTCCGTCATCTAAAAAAGTATAACCAAAAGAATCCCATCCTGTTTTAGTACATTCAGTTTTATACCATTGTTGCTCAACTAATCTTCTCTCCGTTATTTTCATCCTCTAGTTTTACGTATAAAAATATATTATCTTTCTTTTTACCTGTCTCTGTGTCAACTTCATAAGCAATAGATCCACAACAAGGCGTACTACCAATCCAATTCTCGTACCAATTTCCACATACATTACAACCTACTGTAAAATTTTCTTCGTTTGCCATAATTTTGTTATTCTAATTTATTTCGCGTCAAATCCAAATATAAGTTTTGAAGTTCGGAGACAGTTAATACACAAGTCAGATACACCCCTTTAATATAAGTGTCAAAGCAGATATCGACCCAATCTAAATCTTCTAATTTCAATAAAAGAAAATTATCTACGTTATATTCACCTTCTGATATTTCTTGGATAGATTTGAACAGCTTTAAATTTTCTTTACTTAAAGGTAATTCTTCTACTTCTTTCCAATCACATAAATAAACTGAATCAAAATATAAAACTTGAACACCATCTGGGTTTGCGCCATAGACTTCTACATTTCCCCATTCTTTATGTTTGATTAAATTTCCTGTTCTGAGGTTTTCCATAATTTTCTAATTTGTTTTTCATATAATACAACATCCTTACCTTTTAAGAATTTTCTAGACTGTTCTTTTGTTAGAATATTTTTCTCGCGGAATTTTAGAGCCATTTCTATATTTCCCTTTAGATCCTGCTTTTGAATCTTGTTATCACTCACAGAACCACTTTGTCTGAGAGGATATCTTTCACGGTCAAACATGTGAAACAAGATAAAATCTAAATCGTTGTATTCCAAAACTCCTTCAAAATCAATTAGTAATAGAGTCGCCGCAGAACAGATTTCGTCTGTCAAAGTTATTTTAATCTCGTCTTTTCTAGAATTCAAATAACTTATCAGAAATCTCATAGATGATGGATGTCCGCCACAAGAAGAAAACCATAAATCAACAGCTCCTTCAAATCCATTTAAAACTTCTATTAAATTATTTACGCTTTCAACACTTATATCCCCTTGAAAATAATATTTATTTACCATTCTGTTTCATATTCTTTATTCTGTCAATACTTTAATTTTATATTGTAAAAGTAATCTATTTTAAATCTAAATCAAATATATTTAACTTTTATATAACAAAAAACCCCTCTAAGGGGTCTTAAGCTTGAAATCTACAGCTTCACTACACAGAGGAGAGTTAACCTCAGATGTTTTATTTTATAGACAACGTCTCCGTTACTTTGATTCTCTTTTATTTTATTGTGCTTCGGGTATCACAAGCATCCTGGATTTTCAAATTAGCTACTACGATGCTTTTTTCACTTTTATGCGCCCGATAAAACGCAGTTTTTAATTGTCGTTAAATAAATCCTTCTATTTTATCTACTAGAATATTAATATCTACCAATAAAAGTTCTAAATGATCTAACTTATATCCAAGAGTATCTTCAGTTGGGATGAAGATGGGTTTTACAGGGCTACCATCAGTCTTATCTAGACTTCCAAAGTCTTTAATGCCATAAATTTTTTCAACTTTGTTTTCAAGCCTCTCCTTAATTTCAGCTAATCTTCCAAGTTTAAAATCTAGTTGCTGTAAAAAGTTATCTAAGCTTGAATGGTTTGAAGAAACTCCTTCTGCTGTTTTATATTGTTCCATTTTTTAAATTATGTGTGAAATTGTGCTTATTACGTCTATGTTCAAAATTAAAATTGCTGTTGCTTTTGCGTTCTTTAAGGCCACTGAAATCCCTTTCTTAGAGTCAATGATAGAATCTTTTAAAAGGTTTGAAGTTTCATCTGTTGTACCATTATAACCCCATCCGTAAATTTCAAAGGCTTTTTTTAGATGTTCATCAGGCTCTCTTCTTGCATTCTCGCAGATTTGTTTTAGGGGTGATAATAAAGCTCTCTTGAAAGCATCATATCCATACTGCATATCCTTATTCTCAAAACTCCTGTTCATTAAATTAGAGATATATGCCAAAGCTGAACCTCCTCCTGCTAAAGAACCTTCCAATAACACTGATTTTACTGCTTTAATGGCATCATCTACCCTGTCAAAGACTTCTGATGCTCCGACTTCAATATCTCCTCCCACAACAACTGTAACGGATTTCCCTTCCAAAGTTTTTATGCGGTGGTTTAAGAAGTCAGTATCGATTTCTGCGTCTTGGCCTTGCAAATTTTTAAGTTCCTTGAGCTTTTCTTCAACTTCTTGATTCCTTGCATTTGAAATATTGGTTGAGTTCAAGTTTACTGTCACTTTTTCTGCCAGACCTGCTTCTAAAGGTTCCTGCTGTCCTTGCCTATAAACTTTTCCGCCCGTGTACAAGGCAATATCCCTCATGGTTTGGATTCTGCTGTCATCATCCCTATACATCGGAGCTTCTATAAGCATTACGCTTGCTCCTGACATTACGACCTTTGCAAGTTTCTCCGTGGCAAAGGTAGGATCTCCCAATCTTTCCACCACTAATAAAACAGCTTCTCCTTTATTCTTTTTAGAGTTGATAAAGCTTTTTACTTCCTCTGAATCGTGGATTTCATACCCCTCAAAAACCAATACATTGCAATTCTCAGCTTCAAAAATACCTTTAGGCTCATTATTGATAAGGCTTGGCGTGAACCATCCCCTGTCTAATTTCATCCCTGTGGAAACTTTCAAAGAAACTGATTTTTCTTTTATGGATTGCACGGAATCAATAATCCCTTCCCCGTTATTTGACTCTTCATAAGCTCTTGCAATGATTTCTCCTATGTTTTTATCATTATTGGCAGAAACTGTCGCTATGTCCCTTACTGTTTTTTTATTAGTCTTTTTGGCGAATTTGTTAAGGTATCTTTGAGCATCTTTATGGGCTTCTTCTATGCCGAACTCCATTTTTTTGTTAAAATTATCCCCGATTTCCTTGATAAGGGATTGGGCTAGAACTAAAGTCGTAGTTGTGTTGTCACCAATTTCCACTAAGGTCTTAATTGCCGCCTGTTTTGCTAGAAGAACACCCTGATATTTCACAGGGTCATTCTCTACAATATGTCGGGCGACAGAAACGCCGTCTTTTGTTACTTTAGGTACTCCCATTTGAGTGTTTTCCAAGACAGCTAATTTTCCCTCAGCCCCTAAAGTCCTTTTGACAGCATTACAGACTATATCAAATCCTTCTAATAAATCTTTTTTGTCTCCTACTAATGTTGCCATCTATAAATCTGTTTGTTTTTTAGCTGTTCCGTCTAGAACCATCTGTTCGTGAATTCTTTTTAGCACTAAGTTTAAATCAATTGCTCTTGCGCCGATTTGAGAAACACCTGAGGTAACTTTTTGCGAAAAGAAAGAGTTTAGATTAGGATGTGTTTTCCATTCCACTTCCACCCTGTCTATAACTTTTTTACCATCTTCTAATTCCACAGTTACTGGCTCTGCTGTTGTTGGATAACCGTCCAAATAAATATCTTTATAGGAATTATCTTCGATTACATAGTCTAAAAGTTCAATCAGTCCATACAGTTGATGCCCTTTTAATTCTAAAGTTACTATTTGGTCGGGAGCATAATCATACTCCATTATGTTAGTTTGTTCTTTTTCCATATTAAAAAGGCAGGTTACTACTATCTATTGTTTCTTGTTTTTTAGTTTCTGCTTGTGGTGCAGGCTGTTCTTGTTGCTTAGATTCAGAAACGTTTGCTAAAAGAATGTCATAAAGATATTTATTTTTAGCCTTTGCGTTCATCGTTCTCGACCCATCAAAATCTTCCTCCCAATTTATCGCTGGTATATCACCCTTAACTTCTACGCCATCTTTTGTGTAAGTGTAAGTTAACTTTTTAGGTGCATTGTCCTTATCGACTGTTTCTTCTTTAATGTTTGCGGGAACAACTGATACTCCTACTTTAGAATATTTCTGACCTTCCTCCTTAATATTGTAAGGATAAAACCTGTACTCTTGACCAACTTTTAAGTTTGGTAGAACTGTAATAAAAGATTCTGCATAAGAGGCTAAATTCTTCTTTGCATCGAACAAAGGCATATTTAAAAATACGTTATCCCCATTTTTATCTTTTACAGCCACAGAAATTTCTTTTCCAAAATTACTGTCTCTCAAAGAAACTGATTCTAGTTTCCCATACAACCCTTTGTTGTAGATCTTTCTCCATGAATCAACACCTTTTGAATTAGTGTGCTTTTCGTAGCCCTCTTGTTGATCCTTACTGTATTGGTACACACTGCCAGTGCTGTAATCAATTTGAACATAAATGTTTGCCATCTTGCTTTCCTTATTTAATTTAATTGTTTATATTAATCTTTAATTTTATTTTAATCCAATCTATTAGTTTTTGATATCGCGGGCGACTTATAACCGTAATATATTGAAATAATTGTTCAGGTGTTTCTTCTATATGAAATATTTCGCCAGCTTTTGTAAATAAGTGAGAGCCTATCAAAGGGTGTTCTTCACAAGCGGAAAACTCTTTTAAAGGTATTAATAAATCCGAGAATTCATAATCTATCTCCTCCAAAGGCAACTGCATCATCCCGTCCTCATCAATTTCATCTGCCTCCTCGTCTTCTAAATCCTTTGGTACTGCAACCCCTAAATTTCTATACCATTGAGCCGAGCCTTGCACAGCATTATCTTCATCGACGTTTTTATTTTTCTTTACAGCTTTCTCAATTCTTTTTTGCCCTTCTTCTGTCGGTACAGCGTTCAAAGCGGTTAGATATAAAAGTTTCATTTATTTTTCAAGTTCTAATTGGTCTAGTATAATTGAGCAGTTTGTTAATGTCGCCGCTAAATGTTCTTTAAAGCTCTCTTCATCATCTTCAATAGGTTGAACCATTTTCTTTACGTGTCTGAACAATGCCCACAGGATCTGCTGTTTATCTAAAGGCTTTTTACTGTTTCCATGCTCGTACTTTCCTTTGTTAGCCTGAAATCTTTCAGCCATCAAATCTAAAATACCTAAATTGATTTCAGAGTAGTCTGATTTACCTTCCGTTTCTTTCTTACCCGTAAAAGGTTTGAATTTATCATTCCCTTTAAAGGACTCATAACTGTCAATAGATTTTTTTATACCCTCTTTTTTAGTTGCGTTCCATATATCTTCGGGTCGGATTTCTAATTTCTTAAATACTTCTTTCTCTGCCAAACCTTTATTGAGTTCCCTTTGTTCCTTTTGATACGCTTCTGAAAGTTTATCTTCTCTAAAAGCCTCGCCAGTTAAAGTTTGAAACCAAGTACAGTTAATTGGATTACTATTAAAAACCACACACTCACCTAAAATTTTCGGATGAGCTTCCCCACTTTGACTTTTATGGCGAGTTGAGTCAGAATTCTTTAGTTTTTGCTCATCTAGTATCTCAATATTTCCCCAATTTGGAAAAGCTACTTCTCTTGCTTTCTGAATTAATTCTAGGCCTTTATCTCTCATCGAGCCTTCACTTTCTATCTTCTGAATAGCCGAATCTAATCTACTTCCATTAGTATCTAATTTCGGGAAATAAAGAATAACATCAATTGCTTTGTTAGTAGTGGTCACTATAAACTGTTCTCCATCTTTCTGTACAATCATTTATTCTTCTTTTTCTTCAATTAATTTATACTCAAATTCTTCCCCGTTTTTACCCGCTTGATAAGCCATTGATACTAAATCAGAAATAGAATAAGCATCTGATAAGTCTCTAAATAAATACATATCTTCGGGCTCTCCTTCTCCAATAGATACAGAATCAGACCCCGCAGAATCTGTATGAACTTCAACTATTACCCGTGAAACTTCTCCGTGATCCGAGTTATTAAACTCGTGTGTTTCAATTACTCTCATTAGATTTGAATTAATTTTTGATTTACTTGATATTGTTCTCCCCAGAATTTAAAGGTCTGCCTTCCTTGTAAATAGGCTTTCAACATTCTTTGGTGAAAAGCTTGGTCTTGCTTTGAATTGAAGTTTTCAGTCTTACCTAAAAATCTTCTTGATTGGGTTGGTTTGTTTATCATTATTGAATAGTTTGTAGAAGTTTTTTATAGTTTTCTAATACATCTTCTATACAGTGTGTTCCATTTAAGTTTGATGCAATTCTTAATAATTCTAGTCTTTGTTCCGTTGTCATTTTTCTTGTTTTTAGTTGGAAAGGAGGGAGTCGAACCCTCAATCGCCTGAACCACAATCAGGTGCTTTACCATTCAGCTACAATCCACATTTAAAATAAACCTATAAATATTGATGCTGGTTTCATCTACATCCTGAGCTCCGGGAGATACCTATAGGTTTATAAAAATAAGATAATCTCTCGATCTCTTCATTTAATAGTTGTGGTTATCTTAATGGTTGTCCTCTGGTGCACAGTTATCTCTGAGTTGAGCCTTTAGCTTACAATACTATTAATATACTTATTTCTTATGCAAATATACAACCTTTATTCTAATAAAACAAATCAGTTAACTTTAGATTAACAATACTTTGAATAAGAACTGCATTGTCTTTCATAAGTTGGAATTTTCGCGGAAGAAAGAGTTAAAGAATCAGTAATAAGCTCATACTGTTTATCTAAAATATAAGTCTTAGAAATCTCCCCATTAATATCATAGAAACTGTCTTCAAATTCTATAATCCAATGTCCTTCCAAATGAGAATACCAAGGCTTAATTTCGGGTAGGAGACAAACTAAAATAGAATATAGCCTGAAACAGCTTCCTTGCGTATAAACCATTTCGTTGAGGTGATAAGAAGTTTTTAATTCGCTTAGAAATTGGATTATTTGTTCTTTAGTCATTATTAAGTCTGTATCAAACAAGTCTTAAACTTGTATAATTCTTATATTCCCCTTTAAAAACTTTTAGTAAGTGTCCATAAGTTAATCTACAATAATCAGAAGCCTCCCTTACAGATAAATAATAAACCCCTGTTTCAATGTCTAGAACTATTTTACCTCCACAATTTTTCATATTCTCTATAGCTTCCTTTGGTAATTTCTTACCTTTCCAATGGCCTTCTTTACCAAACATGGGATGTAATTCCCCTACTCTTCCATAACAAGGTGCTAACTCACCACTTTTTCCAAACATTCCATTATCTTCACCTCTATGAATTCTCCTTTCGTCTATCTTCCACTTTTCTATTTGTTCCTCTGTGTGGAATCTTCCATAGAAAGGATTATCTTCTCCAACCTGAGTACCTGCTCTTTCCTCGCTCCATTTTTGTTTTTGAGCATGCGAGTGTTTAGATTTTCCAAAAGATGGGCTATCTTTTCCTTTTTTGCCAAACATGTGATTCTTATTCCCCAGTTGTGCAACACTCCTCTTTAAACGAGTTTCTTCCGAAGGATTGTAGCCATCGCCACCATCTGTAAGATTTACTAAAGTGCCACCACAGCAGTCTATCCTCTTATACCAAGAAATCAGTAAAACCTCTAAATCTTTAGCTTCGTCTACAGAAAGATTATGACTTAATATTTCTGCATGATATCCATATTTATTAACAAGGTTAGTCCAATAGGAATTCCTTCCATATTTTGAATTAGCTCTTTTATAGTTTTTTGCTCTCCCAATACCGATATAAAATACCTCGCCATTAGGTTTTAAATGTCTATAAACATACCAGTTATTATCTTCCATTTAAAAACTTTTTATGAGCTCTGTTAATCTGAGTAATAAGTTGACTTCTCATTTGAAACTCGTCCCCTAGATTAACGTAATCAATTCCATCAATACCTTTAATAATATTAATAAAATCCTTATATCCCGATTTATTCCCAATATCATTTTGTAATTCGTAATCCCCATTAAAAACAATAACTGAAGATTCAGACACTCTAGTTACTAAAGTAAAAAGTTCATGTAAATTAAATGACTGAGCTTCAGAAACTATAATAAAAGAGTATTCCCAATTCTTACCTCTTGAAAATTGAGTTGTTTCAAATTCAATCTTATTTTTTATTCTTTCTAACTCTGCTTTATTTAGTATCTTTCCTAAATGATATTTATAAAAATCTTCATAAACTGCTGTCTTTTCTGACAAATCTCCTTTGAGAAAACCCAAATTGGCACCACTCTGTACCAGCGGACGTACAACAATAAGCTTGTCAAATTCTTTGTTTATCACGGCATCTAACCCTCTATAAAAACATATTGTATCTTTGCTGGTTCCGCTTTCACCAGTTATCAAACTCACTTTATTTTGTCTCAGGAAATTAACTATGCCTTTTTGCTCTTTTGTAAGTTCAATTTTAAACTTTTCATAGTTTTTTGAAGTATCATCATCTAAAGGTTTCTTTTTAGATAGCTTTCTGTTTGTTGTCATTTACTTGATTATTATTAGACTTCTAAATTACTTATTTTATTTGGTATTTCCTAGGATTTTAACTTTATTTTTAACTTCTTTTTCCGCCGATTTTAAAAATTTATAAAGTTCATAGTTCCATTTAGCGTCTGCCAAAGAATTGTGCTCATTTTCTTGTTTGGGGTAACTGTCAAACCTTTTCCATGAGTTTAATACTTGTTCTATGTTCTCTTTTTGATTATTTTCTAAAACTTCTTTCAAAGCTTGTTCATCTAAAATTTGCTTTAGGTCTATTGTATTCATCGGAAACCCGTTTGGAAGGTCTATCATTTTACCAAATAGCCAACACAGTACAACGTGGTCATAAGCTGAATAATAACCATATAGTTCAATGTTTTCGTAATTTACATTGTAATGTTTAGCCTTTTTTAAACTTATTTCATCTTGAGTTATAAATTCAAAAACTTCTTGTGCGATTTGGTTGTTAGTTTTACCATAATAATTTATAAGAAATTTTAGAAGATCGTACCTGAATTTTTGATTAGGGATACACCCAATATAATTATTACTATTGAGTGATTTTATACTGTCTTTATTAAATCTTTCTAAAAGTTCATTAAAGATAGGTCTTAGGACATTTTCTCTAATCCAATAAACTTTTACATTTTGTTTATCTCTTCCCGCGTCAACAAGCCTATACTCTAAATCGAATCTATTCCAAGCCTCTTTTAGATTAAAGTCTTTTGAAATAGCGTAGTACTCTCTACTTTTAAACTCTTTGATGATAGACCAATCCCTTCCTGTATTCAGAGTTTCAACTTCTTGTTCTTCACTAACAATTCCAATACTGATTAAATCAATCGTCGGTTTAGTTTCTTTTCTAAATAAGGACATAGGAAACTGTTCTTTTTGTCTTCCTTCTAAAAATTCGCAATCGTAAAAATATTTTGCCATCTAAGTGTATTTTTCTAAGTGTTTACTGTACATTGTTCCTTTAAACCAATAATTAAAACATAAGGGGTCTGTCAAAGCTCCTGAGCAGATTATATTTTTTGCTTCCTCATAAGTTGTTTCAGCCTTAGTGAAGGTAAATTTTAAAATCTCTTTTTTGTAGGAAGGTTTCTCGTCTTTTAAAATTTTTAAGAGTTCCTTAGATGATCCACAATATGATTTCCATGAATACTCCCCTTTGCTAAGTCCTTTATTCACACCTTTAGTATGTTTTGGTTTTAGAAGAGTTTTTCTACCAATGTAGTATCTTCCTGTGCCGTCTAAAAGAGAAATTTTATAAATAAAGGCTAAAGCATTAGCTTCACAATCTTGCAAGCAAGTAATCTCCTTACCATTAAAAGTCCAATTTACTGTTTGTTTTTTTATTGGCATAACTCGTAACTATTTAATCTACTTTGAAATTCTTTTTTCGCCTTTTCTCTATCATATCTTTTTGGAAATGACATGAGTAATTCTCTTCTATTTTCGGTATTTGAAATTGTAAAATTATACTCACCTTCTTTTATGTATATACCTCTCTCCGAAACTTTAGATCTTTCTATTGACATAACAATTGTAAAAAATTATCTGAGGCTTTATTTGCTATTTCGTGAATTTCTTCCTTATTTTTAGAACGGTAATATTCATCTTTGAAAGCCATTGCAATGTTAGCTTGCCATCCAATTCTGTAGCCTTCATCTGTTTTTAAAGCTTCTCTTAGTACTTCTACTGCGTTTTTTAATTTATTGTCCATCTGAATTTTTATTTTTCTTTTCGTATAAATCTTCTAACTGTGGTTGGTTTTCTAACCTTTCTATGCATATATTTAAAGCTTCAGGATAGTGACCTTTGACTAAAATAGTTGCTAAGCCTAAAACCTCATTGTTTATGTAATTTTTAAACTTTCCAGTCTGTCTTGTGATTTCATGATCCATTGAAACATCATTCCAATCTTCGCCTACTAATTTATGCCCACCTTTGTAATCGTAGACTAATCTCACAATGTTGTTGTGGCTGAACTCTTTTATAAATTCTCCTAGTTTCATATTTTTCCGTGAATGTTTTCGTAATCTTCTTTTGGGTATATTTTAAAAGTCAAGTCGTTTATTTTATATTCTTTTTCGCCGAATAAAGGTACAGTTATAGTTGCAACAGAGTTTATAAAATCAAATATTTCTTGTGATAATTCAAAAGCTAAGAACGGTTTTTGTATGTTTGATTGTTTACCGAGGTCTATAGGAGTAAAAATTAAATTTTTTACAAACTTCTCTAGTGGTAACGCTTTTGGTTCAATATAAACTTCTTTATTTGACACCTCTGTTACTGCTATATATTTATTTTCCATCTTCATAATAAATTTTCTATTTCTTTTACTTCTTCCAAACTTTCCAGTTCATAATATCTTTGAATATCATCCATAATAACGGCATCTACATAAGTACCGTAAACTGTAGCCTTACAGGATGATAAATCTATTTTAAAAATTCCTTTATCGTAGAATATCAAGTTATAATATTCGCAATCCTCTTCTTCCTTTGTAATTTTTATATAAAGTTCTAAATTTTTATGATAAGGGGACACGCTAGGATATGACCATGTACTTTTTTGGTATACATCGAATTCCAATATTCTAAAATATAATGAATAATTTTCAAAATCCTCCTCTGTTATTACTCTATAGCCAAGGGATTTGAAGTACTGTTCTCTTTCTTTTTTCATAACTCATTCTTTTGGTTATATAAAGCTTGTACTTCTTTCTGTTTTATTTTTATGAGTTTTTCTACGTCTGAAATTTTCTTTTGGCGAGATTTTTCTTTTTCAACTTCTTCTTTTGTAGCAAACTTAAACTGAGTCAAATTTTCCTCTGATATAGAATTTCCAAACTCATTCACAAATGGATCGGAAACAAAGCCATAGGATTTCTCTTCACTTGATAATTTAAAAGTCTTTAAACCTCCCGAAGAATTTATAAAATACTCACAAAACCTAGTACCTTTCACTGGATAATCCCTCCTAAATAAAGTCAACCAAATCTCTGACTCTTTAACTTTTTCTCTGATGTATTCAAAACTAGGAATATGATTATCTAAAGTCCAATATTCATCATAAAGACTTTTAGCTTCGGAGTAATAACCTAAAACTTTATAATCCCTTATCTGTTTTAAGATTGAAGCTATTAGGTTTCTTGTATTAGAACCTTTTCTCTTGGGAGTGAAATGTTTATAGGTTTTTAGGAAGCTATCTTTGTTTTTTATTTTATTTACGTCTTTGTTCCATTTGTATAAAGTCCAAAGATTTTTTATTTTTGTAAACATAATTTTATTGCCGAGAAAAGATTAAAAATCTAAATCCTCTATTTTTAAATTATTCAACCACTCTTTAAAATCTCCTTTAGGGCTATCTGATTTGACTTTTTGTTCAATAACTGACATCAAACTGTTTTTAGCAAGCTCTAAAGAAGTCATAATTTCCATCAGGTAAGTAGCTCCCTTTGAATTAAGAGCTACTTTATTATTTTCACCATCATTTGTTACTTCTATTGTAATTGTATTGTTTAGTAGCATTAGAATTTTTCTTTACAAAGTGAAATGATTTCTGATGTTAACTCTGGATTTTCTGCCAAAGTATTTCTTGCCTTTAATTGCCCTTGTCCGATATTTGTACCGTCATAACTGAAAAAAGTTCCATTTTGTTTCACAATACCTAATTCAACCGCGTTATTTAAGATATCCAACTCAATATCAAAACCTGTCTTATTGTCATAAGGAAGACTAAATTTAGCACCTCTGTTACCCGATAGTTTATCTTTGTTAACTGTTACGTTAACATCTTGTCCTGTCATATTTTTATCCTTATCTTTTACATTACTCCTTGTCAGATATAACTTTTGACTAGCAAAATCGTGAATAGATCTTCCTCCTGGCTCTTTAAACGGCTCATAAGGGTTTCCAATATTTTCATATAAATGGTTAGTTACGATTAATGCCGCTTTAGATTTGTAAATCTTACCCATACATCTTCTGAAAAACTTCTTATAGGCTCTTGCTTGAAGCCCCATTTGCTGTTCTTCCATTGTTGCTTGATATTCTGCTTTTGGTGCTAATGAGTCAAATCCATCAAAAATAACAATATCTGCAACCTCACATAAATCTTCAACCATTTCCGCCCCTTCTTCTAAATAAGTAGGCTGTAGGATGTGGATTCTTTCTTTTTCAATTCCAAAATATTTATCTATCCATATGTACGAACTGTCACTCCAATTGAATTCATTGTCGCTGAACCCAATTATTTTATCGGGGTTTGCTCCTGCCAAAGCTAATGCCAAACTTGTTTTTCCACATGAAGCAAATGCTGAGTACGTCGTCATTTTTCCATACGCAGGAGCTCCTCCTAAATATCTGTCAAAAGAGAGAAATGGATTTTTTAATCTTTCAACGGAAGTGTCAATATCCTCTAGTGATTTAGGTGGTTGGAAGATATTATCTGATTTTTTATATTTTGCATACATTTTTTCAATTGCACTCATTGCAACTTCATCACCTTCTTTAACTGCTTTTTTTGCCATTTTTATTTTATCTTGTTATCGCTATTCTTGTACTTAATGAATTTAATATTTGTGAGACAGATGATAATATTATTTCGACTCTTTTTTTCTGCCTCAATGTTTCTTTACAATTTTCTACTTCCTCCTTACAATCTATTCTTGCGAGGTTCTGAGCTTCTGAAACAGTCATTGCTTTACCATTACTCCCAACTTGTGTGTGATAATACTGCTCTCTTTCCGCTGTCTTGGTCTTTCTGGCGTGTTCGGCGAAATCATAATTACTCAGAGCTACAGAAGCTGAGTCTGACATATAAAATAAATTTATACTTAGTTCCTCTCGCAACATTTGTAGTTTATGGACGTCATAACTTTCTTTATTATCATCATACTCTTCTACAAGTTGAGTTAATCTTAGAAAAGGATGTATTTTTTCTTTACTCATTTTTAAATTTTTCTATTACTTCAATGTAATCCTCTCTTCGGAAAGTCTTAATTTCCTTTCCCCTTTCCTTTAAATCTTTCACAATAACATCACCTAAATAATTTTCATAATCATAATGGTGCTTTGATTTATAACCTTCTTTTGGAATTTGGGCGTCCCAAGTGTTACTTTGCTTAGAAATTAAATGGCAGTTGGTTAAATCATATCTAGTATTCATACATTGACGGTCAATGTAATGAGCGACTTCCATATATTCTTTAGTGTATAATTTTTGTTTTAGAGGGCAAGAATAGTAAGTCACATCTCCTTCTCGCCTCAACAAATACTGCCTAAGCCAATAGTCAGCCAACTTCTTTAATTCACTTATGCTTAGACTTTCTAAATCTTCTGTTTGGTAGTCTAATTTTTTACTGTACTTCCTCATACAAGCAGTCCTACAAAACTTCCAACTTTAATTTTACCCATAGATTCAACTCCTCTGACTTTATATTCTTCTCCGTCTATAAGAACTGTTTGACCTACTATATTGTCTGTATCTTCGAGCTTTACTGTTATTACTTCGCCTCTGCCAGTTATTCTAAACTTATCTATGCTTTTAAATTCTTTCATAATAAATTTTCTAAATCTGAAATAAATCCGTTTCTTAGAGTTACTTCTAGTTGAAGCATTTGTATTTTCTCTTCCAATTTTTGTGCCTCAAAAGCATCAAATTTGCTTGTATCTAGCTTATCAAGTTCGTTAAGTTCAAACTGTGCTTCTTCTTTTGAAGTTTTTTCTTGCGCCAAAAGATATTCTATATTACTTGTACCACTCATCATAATTCAATTCTGTTAATTCTACTTTTAGTCCCGCGTTTTTAAGAAGTTTTTGTATGTTTTTACCACAGAAATCAAAATCCCAATAATTACCTTCAAATAAATGCTTACCCTCTTCTGTAACTATCCTAATCATTTCTGAGTCTGTATCTTCTGTTATGAATATTTTCATTTTTCTGTAAATGTTATATCTTTATGAGTATCTACTAGCCAAGTTTTAAGTTTTTCTTCTGTTTCTTTACTTATTCCCGCCGTCATTTCTGCGATCTGCTCCTCTGATAAATTATTAGTCATTCTCACAGCCTGTTCTAAAACCAAAACATTATTGTAATCTTCTAAAGTCAAAAGATTTTCGCCACATTGAAGACAAGCTCTGTTAATCATGGATTCATATTGATATCTTTCAACTGTATCGTCTCTATAATCACAGTGGTCGCACTTTAATGCTTTATGATTTAAAATTATTTTATCTTCCATATATCTATTATTCTCTATAAGAGTCATAAATTTCCAATTCAAATACATTATCTTCCTCTGAAGTCCATCTACTTATAATTATTTCTTCTCCTTTTGCTGTAGTTTTTCTAAAATTTAATAAGTCTTCTAACGTATTAATCCTAACCTCTCCTTTTTTATTGCCGATAACATTTGAGTATGTTATTATTTTATCTTCCATTTAAAATCTTTTTTAATTAACCCTTGGCAAACTAAAGCTCCAACTAAATACATTAGATTCAAGCTTTCAGTTGACATCCAGTTATTTTTCCATTCTATAATATAGTACTCTTCTTCTAAGTCTACTGTTACGGTGCACTTTTCGTTTTTGAATTTGTTTTTATGCGCGTAAAAATCATTTTCAAGAAAAAATGGAGCTATTAATTCCATAATTCTTTGGTCTTCTACTTCTTCCATTTCTTGTTTATTATTGTATGGTAAAAGTAATCAAATAACTTTAGATTAGCTAAGATTTTAACCAAACATTAACTTCAAAGTTTCTTCTATCTTTTTGTTCGCCGAAGTATACCCACTTTCGTAAAGATATTTCAAATACCATCTGTTTCTAAAGTAGAGCTGTTTTAAGCTTTTCCCTTGAAATTTCCCATTCAATAGTTTATCTGAACCGTTGTGTTCTTCTGTAAATTCAAATTGAGTGCTTTTAGGCTTTCCGTGTTTAAGTAAATACTCTTTTGTTGTTATTTCTTTTGAGCCCGCAGGTACGTCTGTAAGTAGTTTATCTCCACTGAATAATCCCCAACCGTAACCTTTTATGTACTCGTAGGTTATTTCTGTTAAATCTCCAAACCTTTGATAGTTCCCTGATATGTCGAATACTCTGCCAAATTCTTTTCCCTTGTGTAATCTTACAAGCCTTCCTATCCGCTGTATATAGTTCCTAATCGAAGCAGTTGGGTTTGCATCGATAATATTTTGTAAAGATGTCAGGTCAAAACCAACTTGGAGAATCGAATCATTAACCATCCTTTTATATTTTCCACTTAGGAATCCCTCTACATATTCCTTTCTGAGTTTCTTATTTAATTTTGAATGTACGTAAACAGAATTTGTCTCTCTTGCAATTTCTTCTACATTATTTACACCATTTACAAAAATCAATACAGACTCATTTCCAATTATCTCAAGTTTATTTTTTATTTTATCTATAATATCATTCTTTATACTAAATTCAGCAACTGAGTCTTCGGTATATTCTACACCTGTGGAATTAAGTTTTAAGTCAGATTGTTCTATTTTCTCTGTTATAAATTTCAAAGGTGTCCAATATCCCAATTCAGTCATTTCTTTCATTTGAACAACTTGGGCAATATTATTAAATAATTTGCCTTTAGTCCTTGTCATTATTTTTACAACAGAGCCATCTTGACCTGACTCTAGGTATACGGGTGTACCGCTCAATCCTAATATGTTTTTTATCCCTGCTTTTTTAAGTTTCTCAGCTAAAACACTACCTCCTTTAGAACTATAGTCAGCTTCATCCCAAAGTACGTACTTGATATTAGCTTGCCTTAAAAAATCCTCACTTACAGATCCATTTGTGGCATACACTACTCTACCAAACTCTTTTCGGTTAATAGAAGCACTATAGGCGTTAGGCACGGTTCCAAAAGACTCTATTTTTGAGATACCTTGTACCAACAATTCTTCGTTAGGGCTCATACATAATATATTACCGTCTTCTGGAAGCCTTCTAACTATCTCGGATATACAGAGGCTTTTACCGTAAGCTACTGGTAGACAAAGTACTGATTTACAACCTTTTGGATTTGTAAGTTCTTTCAAGCCTATCTCAACTGATTCTTTTTGATTCTCTCTTAATTGGTATCTAATCATTTTTAAATTTATTTTTTATCCGCTCTTGCCAACCCATTTTTAGAATTAACTTATACGCACCATAATGTTTATTTCTTAATTCTGTAAAAGATTTAAAATCTTTAGAAATTTCTATGCATTTATCATAATCCCAATAGTTCTTAACATTCCTTTTTCTAATTAAGGTTTCACATAGAAATTCCTGCCATTTATTTTTTAAGACAGCGTGGTATGCGGCGGGTTCTGCTTTTACAAAGTCTCTCATATTAGTATATCTACAAGATATTTCTATACATTTCTCTAAAGAATATACTGCTTTTTCTTTATGCTTTCTAGTCATATGGGAACAAATACTATCTAATAACCCTCTTTTTAAAGCCGCGTTATAAGCGGAAGGACTTTTAGTTGTAAATTCTCCTCTGTAGTTATACTTAAGTGCTTCTGTTCTTAAATTCTCAATTGTCCATTTTAGACTGTTTCCTCCAACTCCTCCTGCTTTATTTTTATTCAGAGGTTTCCAACCCTCTTTAATGTATTTATCTAAATAATAAGCTTCTAGTTTTTTAGCATCTTCAACATCAACAGGTTCTGGTGTTATCTGCACAAAATTAAATGTGTAACCAGTTTTAGTTATGTATTCAAACACACTTCCGCTTATATTATGGGATATTCTCCTTTCTTCTATATTATAAGTTAATCCCACATAAACACTACCATCTATAAATTCGTACGCATAAATGAATCTTTTATACCAATTACCTTTTAGTTCGAAATGACTAGTTATTTCACAATACCATTGATTTTTTAAAGAAGTATTATATGCGCTTGAGCAACTTTTTTGGAAGTCTGTGCAGTTTGTATATTTTAATGCCTCCTCTTTACACCTATCTTTTGTCCAATATCCATTAGGTTTTCTTGTAACTTCCATATGTGAACATATCTCGTTAAACCATTTTCTCTTCCTAGCTGTAGAATATGCAGTTGGTGAATTTAATTTGAAATCAACTTTTGATGAATATTTTAGAGACTCTAATTGACATATCTCTTTAGTCCAATAGTTTTTGGGAAGCTGTTCGTAATTCATATGAGAACAGATATCGTTTAACCATTTATGCTCTCTAGCTGAGTTATATGAACTAGCTGAATTTTTAGAATATTGATTTCTAGTAGTATACTTTAAAGCCTCTTCTTTGCAAGCTTCATATGTCCATTTTAATTTTCCCATAATTAACTATTAAAATATCCAACATATTCATACCTTTTATAGTAGTGGCTTAAAGCCCATAATTTTCCGTCTTCTGTTACATATATATTACGTGGAATCTTTAGTTTTCTTGTGCGTTTAACTACGCCTTGCATATAAAGTTCACGAAACTGCTCAAAAGTACAATGCTCAGCTTTTTCCCTAATCTCTTTTACGGCTTTTATTTCCTCTTTCGAATAGCCTAATAATACAAGTTTAGCCTTGTAGTCTTTCCAACTTTCTCTCATAATTTTGTCTCACTGTATTTTATTAACACCAACTAAAGCAAGGGGTTTAATTTCCTGCCCCACTTTCCCAAAACTTAATCATATCAAAGTCTAATCTGATAGGCTTCTTTGATGGTTTTCTAGGAGAAACTTTAATTTCTAATTTAATTTCCTTTTTGGTTAAATCCACCGCCGAAAAAGAAGAAATAGTTTCTCTACACAAAAATCCATTATTGTAAGTCTCCGCTCTTTGCAAACCAAAGACAGATTTTAAATACTGGTATTCTGAGAAAGACATTTTTTCAATTTCTTCAAATCTTCTTGAAGTCTTAACCAACCCTTTTGCTTTTAATTTTTTCTTCCAATAATACCCTTTAGATTTATTGTCTAAAGTTCCGTCTTTTAATTTAGAAAATCCTTGCAACGATAAAACAGTTTTCTCGATAATAACTGACTCATCCTTTACAGAACGCTTTAGGGCTCTTTTTCCCGCGTTTGTATTAGATTTATCAACCACTTGCTTTAGTTGTTCACTTCGAGTTAGTTTTTTTGCAATTTCTTTCTTTTGATATCCCTCTTTCGAGTGGATTCTTACAGACATTACTTTTAGGGCAGTATCAAGAAAACTTTCACCTATAACAACAGGTACAAGCTTTCTTGTATATAATTCTTTAACTTTCTTATTTCCTAATAATACAAAATCTCCGTTTTCGTCAAAATGACATAAACCTTTTTCTATTAATGCAGGAACATATTTTTTTAATGTCTTCAACGATATGTTAGTTTTTGCTCTCAAAAGAGAATATCCACTAACAAATTTATTATTTTTAGCTTTGTAAGCATAATATTTTACTTCACCATTTCTTGAGGTTTTCAAGATTGAGTAAACAGCAATAAGTTTGTCTCCTGATAACTCAGGAGTAGAAAACAGATCAAAATATAATTGTGATGGCAATCTGAAAACTTTTTGCATTAAAATAAAAAAGCCCCGAAAAATAAAAACCTAAAGTAGCACTGGTTTTTATCTAACAGGGTAATTTTTAAATACTGTTATGATGTGGTTTATAAAAGAGTGCTACAACAATTATAACCTTTAAAATTCTATGTTTTGTGTGACTTCCCCTTCACACGCGTAATAATAATCAAAGATAGGAATTAAAATACTTAAAACCAAACAGTTTAACCTTTGATTAAGAAGAATAATGCCGTTTCTAAAACTTGGGCATCTCTTTTTATTGAGATTTCTTTTACTTGGCTTGTGTAGTAGCTGTTCCAAAGAGAGTAGAGTATCTCTTCTATTTTTTCTTCCGCGAAAGAATTTAAAATCAGCTCATTCAAGAAACCGTAGATAACTTCTTTATACTCGAAGAATCCGAGCTTGTCTTTTTGCATTTCTATTTCTTTTTTCTTCCCGCAAAGATACAAACTAAAATCCAAATAACCAAATTCATAAATAGAATATTTACATTGAGTTAAAGTTTAGTTAATTATCTTGCCTAGTTAAATATATATTTATATCTTTGTCAGGATGAATAACGTGAAGCAGCAATATTACACGAAATTTGTAAATGTTTTAAAATCGGAATTGCAAGGTTTTGAGCTGGATAAGAAAAATTCAAAAATGTCTTACTACTTGAAAGGCGATTACGGTATTTTTATTCCAAGAAGGCTCCTAGAAGGAATCGGGCTTATAATAATAACCTATAAAGATTTGTCAATAGGCTATATTGAGTTCGATGATTTCCCATTTAGTAAAAAACCACAATTCAGGCAAAGAAGAAAAGAATTTTTACAAACTATAAACTCAATAATAGACACCCATAAAAATGAACTTGAAATTCCCTGGAAAAAAATTAATCGTATCAAACATAAGCTCAGAACCTTTGGCGGGAACATCTTCCATAGTGCAAGTTTTATTTGCAGGAGAGGATTCCTTTTATAAAAAAGGAGACAATGTCTTAATATTTACAAAGAACGAGCATGCCAAGATCAAGTATGAAAGCATTGAAGGTCTTTGGATTATGAACTCTGATTTGGGTGTCATAGGAAAGGTAACAGAAGATGAATAAAAGTCCTTCGGCACTTAAGTTTGATTTCAATTATAGCAGCAGTTTCAGATTTATGGACTGTTTGATATATATGTTTTCAAAATGCCAAAAAAATTATATCTTATCAAAAACAGAATGTGAAATTTTAAGGGAGTATCTCATAAGAGGGTATTCCTTAAATACAAAAAAGCACATAGTCAAAACTTTGGATACTACAATAACTAGCGTAAATGCCATAAACTGCAAGCTCCAAAAGAAAGGCTTTTTGTTAGCCGACCCTAATAACCAAAGGAACAAAACTTTAAGTAAAGAATTGTCCAAGTTAAGGGAGTTTTACGAAACTGATTCTGAAAGAAAGCTTTTACTGATAAATTTCATAGATGAAAACAGTTGACCCCCTAATAACAGAAGAAATGATTATCCAAAAGTACCTTAACTCAGGCATTAAAAAAGATGAAAGGGCAGTCAGGGAAATTTGGAGAGTTATGAAAGAGTACGCTAAAGACTCGGCTAGAAAAGGATTTACGAAGATAAAGATGGGAAGATTTGATTTGATATCTGATATCTATTTAAAAGGCCAAAAGCAGGAATACGAGGCGGAACATTTGCAATACTTTATGAATAATCTGTATTTTGATAAAAGAAGTGCTTATCGTGGAGATTATCTCATGAATTCAAAATACCGAGAAAATAACATAGAAGAAATAGTAGAAGATGTGGAAAACTTTTTTAAGAATCCTCCTTTCAAGAATAAGAAAACAAAAGAACAATAAAAAGATTGCTGAGAGAATAGGAGAGTGTTTAAACTGCCCCAAGAACAGCTTAAATATGAAAGAGACTGAGATACCAAAAAATAAAAAACTTTTGATAAGGATGTCAAACTTCTATTCTCTAATCACAGGACAAAAACACAAAGACAAATTCGGCAACTGCACAGCTTGTAATTCTTGCTCAGTATATTACAAGGCAAGAGAAGGAGAATGGGAAAATTGCCCCGAAAACAAATGGAAACAATGGTAAGACTTAAGGACGTAAATACAGGAGAAGAGATTGAATTAGACTTGAACGATATCAATATCTGGAATCCAATAGAAAGAGAGTGGGATATTATAGAAGATTCTAAAAATGAAGTTTATAACTATTTCTCATTAGAGTATAAGAAACAGCTTAACCAACTTAGTCTTGAACCGATAGTACCACAAAACATTAAAAAAGGCTACATGCCAAGTATAGGAACTGTAAATTTTTAATATGAATATAGAACTAATCAACAAAGACATAGTCGAATTCACAAAAGACGGTAAAAACCATATTTTAAATTACGGCTACAGGCAAAGAAACAGCGATTTAAAAACTGACTTGAAAATAGAAACAAAAGAGATAATAAACATAATAGCAACTTGTCCTTGTACAACAATAGACAAAACAAAAACAGATTATGGATACGATGTTTCTTTAGCTTATGATTCTAAAAGACTCAACAGCTTTTCAAAAGTCTTGAAGATTATGGCGGACAAAAAAGTAATAGGAGAAATAACACTAAGAGGAACAATATTATAATGGAAAACGAAATAAATTTTAAAGGGAACTTCCATACAGTTCTAGGAGAAATATTCTCAAAGTACCCTGAAGTACCAACAGCACATGTATTTTATTCAATCTTGCACAAAAGCAATTTTAAAGGAGCTCATTTTTTTGATATGTCAGATGAAAAGCTCTATGCTTCGGCGGAAAAATTTCTAAAATATGGAGATTCTAAAGATGAACAATGTACAGATGAAGAGTGGGAACAATGGAGAAACGGTAAATTTCAAGAAGCGTAAATATGTTAGAAACACTAAAAACAAAATTTGAAGAGAAATATAAATCTTGGAAAGAATATAAAAAATTCATTGAAGATAATAACGCAGACCTGGTTGAGAAACAGAAAGATTTCACAAAAAGAGTTCCAAACCTTGAAACAAAAGAACAGGTGGAGGAATTTTTCCAATTACAAGGAGAGCCAGCAAAACACATAAATGACATAACTGTGTTGTCAAGCAGTTTGGTAGAACTTTATAGAATCTTAGAGAATGAAACGGAATTCCCGCAAGAAGTAAAAGAAGATATGGAAAAAATATCTCCTGCAAAAACCTACTACCTATTCAAAGACCAAAAACTGCAAAAAGTAAATGAAGAAATTCATAAGTTAATGGAAGACGCATTTTACGCAAACATCCAAAGAATGCTGAATGGAAAACAATAGCAACGAACAGATAGATGAGTTCATAAAAAGAAACAGTCCCCGCTTCAAGAAATGGAAACAGCATTTAGAAGATTTTGATTGGAGCAGGGATGTACAGCTTTTATTTATAGAAGAAAAAGACATAGTTATGTTTGGAAAGACATCAAACTATGAGAATGAGTTCTACCAAAAAGATAACGAATTTAGAGTGCAAGTCGGCTTAGTTAAAAAAATACTAGACCGACTTAAGTTTTTTATAGACAAGTCAAAAGGAGATTATAAAAATCCAAAATTTAAGTCTTTCTTCAAGCTTGCCACTAACATAATAAACATCCACTTAAAAAGGTGTGACAAGTACTCTTTAGAAATAGACGAGACTGACATTAAAATCCACGACCTAAGAAGTAAGGAAGCCAAGTTCAATTCAGAAGTATTTGCTGAGTATTCAAAAGTAGACCAAATTTTAAGCTCCTACGGCTTCGTAGAAGAGGAAGATAAAGGTTCAGACTATATTGAGTTCTTTGATAACAAGAAAGCGTCCCTAGCAGTCTATAAAGAGGTTGTTAGGGATTTTCCTGCTGTTAGGGAGAAGATGAAATTAATGAAAATAGATTTTGATTCTCCCGCGCCAAAAAATCTACACATATTAAATGAAAACTCCCCTATATGGAATCCTGATAAGCATTTTTGGGAGCAGGAAAAAGAGACAATACAATATTACGTAGACGAGCTTAAAAAAATTGAAGACGGGGTTGATATCGATGGAGTATATTTTGACGGTTGGATTTATTACCATATAAATCATTTTAGAGTTAAGTACCCCATAACAGTTATGGTTAACGGTCATCCAAAATCCAAGGATGTGACAGACAGACCGCCTTTGAGGGACAATGAGTGGATTATGTCTGAATATTTTATTAAAGCTAGTCGAGAACAGGGATATGCACTTATCGCTGCGACAAGACGTGCCGCTAAGACAACTTTAAATGCGTCTCGTGTTGAGAGAGCCAAAGTTCTGGGCAGGATGGGTATTTTATTAGCAGGAGGATCTTCTTCGGATTTAGGTCAGATTATGGACAACTGTAAAGTTAACATGGATAATTGTGAACCAGCGTTCACCTTGGATTCTTTAGGAGAAACTAAAGAAGGTAAAGGAGAAGAATTTGGTATCAGAACTAAAGATAATAAACGTAAAAGACATGCCGCCTTGTATGTAAAGAATCTTGATGGTGGAACTAATAAAAAGAAAGGTGAATCCTTGGCAGGATTTACCATTGATGAGTTTATATTAGACGAGGCTTTCAAATTTCCTTTTATGAATCAACTACAAGGATTGGAACCAGCCTTGTTTGGAGAGGGTGTAATGAGAGCAACACCGCTACTGACAGCCTGTGTATGTGTAGGAACAAAAGTTTGGAATAATCAAGGTAATTTAATAAATATAGAAGACTTAAAACAAGAGGATGGGATTATAGGGTTTAATGAAAAAGGATATAGTAAAGAACTTATAACTTGGATGAAGCCTCCTGAAAAAAAAGAGTGTGTAAAAATCACAACAGAAGGCGGGGACAGTATTGAATGCAGTATTGACCATTCTTTTTTAACACCTTTAAATAGTGAGAAGCGGAGCAAAAAAATAACAGCAAAAAAAGCCTTAGATTTAAAAAAGGGCGATAAACTTTACATGCTAGATAAATTAGATATCTGGGGTAAAAAACAAGAAATCAACGCAAGACTTTTTGGATTAATGATTGGAGATGGTAATGCAAGTAATTCTGGACTTAGATTATCCTGCGGTGACGAAGAAATATATGAATTCATAAAAACCAACTATGATACAAAAGATGGCCGAACATTTGAAATGAAAAATGGAGGTATTTATCGAGATGTTGGAATAAGAGGAATGTTACCTACTTTTAGGGAGGCTGGGTTATTGAAAAGTAAAACTTCTAAAACACTTCCTAAAAATATTCACGAATATGACAAAAAATCAGTATGTGAACTTTTAGCTGGATATTATGATGCCGATGGTAGTGTGAAATATGATAAAAACAAAAATTGTATAACTGTAACTTTGACTTGTTATTTTAGAGAACTGTTAGAGGAGGTTAAATATCAGCTTTATAAATTAGGAATACATTCAAGTATTGTAAAAGAATTTAGAAAAGGAGGTTATGTTCCCAATAAAAATATCTACAGATTATATATTGGGAGAAGAAGCGATGTTTTAAAATTTAGAGAAAATATAACTTTATTGTGCAAACACAAGCAGGTCTGTTTAGATAAAATATTAAAATTAGATGAAAAGACAAAGACACGTAAAAGTGCAAGTGGATTTGAGTTCATATTAAATAAAGAAGGGAAAGGGAGTTATTTTGAAGGTAAGTCATTAAATAACTTATCAATGAGAGCCATAAAAAGTGTTGAGTACATAGGAAAGAAAGAAGTTTATAATCTAACAGCAGGAAATACCCATACCTATTTAGCAAACAACTTTTGTACTTTCAATACAGGAGGCGATGACGAATTAGCATCAGATGGTATAAAAATGTTAAGCAATCCTGAAGCAAATAAAGTTATCTTGATGAATTGGGACGATTTGAACAGAGGAGTCCCTAATGAACATAAAACTTGGACTGAAAGGCCTTTTGGACTATTTTTACCAGGTCAGATGTCAATTAGATTTGGTAAAAAGAACGTCATGTCTATGAGTGACTACTTAGGATTAAAAGCCGAAGAATGTCCCAATCTTTCAAGACTAATGATAGGTGTTACAGATTGGAAAAAAACACTTGAGAATATAAATATAGAAAGAGACAATAAGGTTAGTGATAAAAAAGCTTATGTAAAACTCCTTGCTTATCATCCAATAGATCCTTCTGAAATATTTCTTTCGGGCAAGGTTAATCCTTTCCCTGTAGCAGAAGCAAAAGCTCATAGAAAGTATTTATGGGAATCGGGTTTGTGGGATAGAAGGAGAGAAATGTACAAAGATTCAAACGGAAAAATACAAGTTGAGCTTTCACAACGTCCCTTAATTGAATACCCTTATAAAGGAGTGATGGATGCCCCATTTATGATATTTGAAAATCCGCCTGAGGGAAGAGTACCAATAGGTACATATACGGCTGGGTTTGATGATTACAAACAAGAGGACTCAGACACCGACTCTGTTGCCACATTTTATGTTTGGAAGAATGAAATTTTAGGAGACCCTTTCTCTAAAAAGATAGTAGCATCTCTTTCTATACGCCCAGAAAAGCATAAAACAGTTTGGGAAAAGTGGTTGCTATTAATGGAGGCTTATCAACTTGAAACAACGTGTTTTGGGGAAAACGAAGATTTCAAAATTAAAGATTTTTTAGATACTAGGCAACTTACAGAAAAATATTTAGCAAACAGCTTAGACTTTACTTCAAGTTTTAATAGACCTAATAATGAAAAGCGTAAATTTGGATGGACTCCTAGGGCAGTGAAAAGATTTATATTTGACTTTTTTGTAGAATACTGTAATGAAACTTTTGATATAGAAGTAGAAGACAAGGAAACAGGGCAAATAAAAATTGTAGAATTGAAAGGAGTTCAAAGAATAGATGATATATACCTTTTGGATGAAATTATATCTTATCAAGAAAATGCCAACGTGGATAGAATAATAGGAGCTATGGGGGGGTATGCTTATTTAGAATATTTAATCAAAGCTTTGCATTGGGTTCCATCGAAATCGTTTGACAGATATAAAGGAAGAAAAGAAGAAGCTAGAAAAGAAATACAGAGAACCAAATCTTTCTACCAAAAAAATCTGAAACCAACTTATCGTTCAAGACGCTAGGTTAATATAAAATTTACACTTTTGGTAGTCTGACACTAAAGCCTTAAATTTGCAGATATTTTATACATAGTATGGCAAAATTTGAAGGCGAGTTAGCCAATTTCAACATAATAGATGGCGGAATAGGGAATGAAATTCCTATACAGTATCTCCCAAAAAGCAAAAAGACCACAGATTGGAAAAAAGCAACTGTAGATTCTATTTGTAATTATGGGAACAGAATGCTTGCAAGAAATAGAAAATTTGCAGAGTATAGGAAAATGAAAGATGGGGAGTATTCAGGAATGGCTACAGACTTCATAAGAGAGTTCCAAGATGATTACGATTTATTTGGAGATGATGCCTCAAGCAAAAGCGGTGCGCCCGAATGGGTGAGACATTATGACTTCACGGCTATTATATTAAATGCCTTTGTGTCAGTATTTCAAGAACTTGATGACAAGTATAGAATTGAGAGCGTGGATGAATATGCCACAAATGAATTTCTAAGATTCAAGAACGAGCAGATCAGAAAAAATGCAGAATTGCTTTTCGCTGAAGAATTGGAAAGAATGCTTCTCTTAAAAGGAGTTGATGTAAACAAGACAGATTTTCAATCAGAAGAAGAGCAGGCTCAATACCAAGAATACGTAGACCAAGAAGTAAAGTCCCTTACGCCCGAAGAAATTGAAAAATTTGTGGCAAAAGGGTTTAAAGTCTTAGCAGTCGAGTGGGCGCAAAACAAGCTGACAGATGATAAAAAAGATTTCAACTTCACAGAACTGGATAAGGAACAGTTTATGGATATGTTATTATCAGGAAGATATTTCAGACACTACAAAATAAAATTTGATACCTACGACATAGAAAGATGGTCGCCTGAGGAAACATACTTTTCAGCAGAAGTTGACACCAAGCTCCCTCAAAAAGAAGAATTCATAGGAAGAAGAAAACATATGTCAGTATCTTCAATAATCAATACTTATGGGCATATAATGTCTCCTAAGATGATTAAAGATATCTCTGAATACTGGGGAAGTGAAAAGAATTATAAAAATTATGGTTTTGGAAGCTACTCGGCAGAATTTATGACAACCGATTACAAGAAAGCATTGATTCCTCAACCTGTAGTTACTCCTTTTCATAATTACTTTGAACATAAATTTCTAGAAAAGCTTGAAGACGCTACAGGCAATCCAGCAGGACTTACAACAGTCTTAGATGAAGAGGGAGAGGAACATTCGTTCAGAAGTTTTGTACCAAGAGAAGAATATGGATACTCTGCCAACAGACCTAAAGGATATTTAAGACACGACATTGAACTTAGGAGAGATTTAATCCAAGTAGACGAAGGCTATTGGAGAAGCTACAAACAGATGGCTATAGTAGTATTTGAAAACCAATATAATCAAGTAGAATTAAGCATAGTCGATGAAGGACTTCTAAAAGGCTTCCTAGAGAAAAACGACATAAAAAAAGTAAATACTAAAAGCATCTCAGAAATCAGAAAAGCCTTTGAGAGTCAAGATTTCGCGGATTACATAAATACAATAACTTATTTCCCACAGCCCGAATCTTGGAAGTATGTAAGAATAAAAGGAAACGGATTTACTATCCAAGATGACTTATATCTTGATGTATCACCGACAGATTTCCAAATAAAAGGTTCCGATTCTAACTTGTTTGATATTCTTTTGCCCGTTTCTGGACTTATTTCAACAGGAGTAATCCCCCATATCATAAACGAACAGATTGGATATAATATTCAAATGAACGGGATTACAGAGCTTACAATGGATGAGCTTGGAGTAATATTCGCTTTGGATGTTACGGGAATTCCCGATGAGTATAGAGGGGAAAGCACTATGGATGCTTTGAACAGCATGTGGGATGCGGCAAGAGCAACAAAACTCATGCCATTAGACCTCAGCCGTCAAAACACCCAAGGAAATACCCCCAATGTATTCCAAAGACAGGACTTATCTTTTACGGATATGATTACCGCTAAGTGGGGATTTGCAAGAAATTATAAGCAGGAAGCATTTAATAAACTAGGAATCTCTCCTGAAATTTTAGGAGCACCCCAAGCCTACGCAACGGCAGAAGGAGTTAAACAGGGAGTGAACGGCTCTATGGCTCTGATGTCGCCTTACTTTGATAAATTCAATTATGGAAAGACAGAAGGCATAAACTTTCATTTGGCTTTCTCGCAATTCTGTGAATATAAAGGAATACGTAAATCATCCATTTATAGAAATTCTGATGGGGATACTTATTATCTTGATATCATGAAAGAAGACGGCGAAATATTCCCTTTGAGAAGATTAGGGATAGTTGCCGAAACAGATAACAAAGACAGAAAAATAGTTGAAACTATCAGAAATGTGGTAATGAATAACAATACAATAGTTAATGACTTGGACGATTTGATTACTCTTTTCACAAATCCTGTCCTGGCTGAACTAAAATCGGCGGCGCAAGAAATGAAAAAACAAAAAGAAGCCCAAGGCCAATTAGAATTTGAAAGACAGCAACAGCTAAACCAACAGCAGATTGATGCTCAAACCCAAGCAATAGATAAAGACTATGCTCATGAAAAAGAATTGACAGCAATGAAAATTCAGGGAGACATAGAAGAGAAGTATATTGATGCAACTGGAAGAGCGGCGGATAAAACTTCAAATACTGACGGGTATGATAGAATTGAAAAAGCTTACAACCAAGCAAACCAAGATGATTTTCAAGTTGCCAACCTGAATATAAAAAATGAAGATGTAAACAGAAAAGCAATATCTGATAATAATAACAATCTTGCAAAAATGCAAGAACTAGGTTTAAAGGCAAGAGAAATAGCCCTAAAAGAAAGAGCACTTGCAGTTAAGGAAAGAATAGCCCTAACACCAAAAACAGTTAATATAAATTAAATATATTAATAATAAATAAACTAATTACTAATCAATTTATAGATTTTGCAGAGTGAAATAACATTCTTAGCTTTGCAGAGCATTCAAGAAAAATGGAAGACGGAACGCAATTATTAGACTTACAAGGTTTGGGAGAATTTTTAGGAGTTGAAACGCCTATTATTAAAGAAGAACCAAAAGTAGAAAGTGAAATCAAAACAGTTGATGACCTATTCGACAAGAAAGAGGAAACTCTGACAGAAGAAAGTCCTAAAACTGAGCCAATAAAAAAAGAAGAACAAAGACAGGAGGAAGTTCAAGCACCCAAAGGAAGTGACTATTCTGAACTCGTTAAGTCTTTGGTCGAAAAAGGAGATTGGGAAGATTACGCCATTAAGATAACAAATGAGCAAGGAGAAGAAGAGGAAGTAGATATTCTAAGTCTTGAACATATAGACAAAGAACTTTTCCTTGAACTTAAGGAAGCTCAGGAAGCTGAAAAAAAAGCAGAGCTTGAAAAAAATTACATAAGCAAGGATGGTATAGACCAATACACCGAAAAGCTTATTGAAATTGCAAAACAAGGGGGAGACTTGACCCAGCTTATACAGACTCAGGCAAGCCTTATAAATCCAGTTTTAAAAATCAAGGAAAATAGGGATGAAAAATCTTTAATTGATTTGGTAGCATTCAAAATGCAGAACTTAGGTTATGAGAATGACTACATCAATCAAAAAATCACAAAGCTATTAAAGGAGGGAACTCTCGATGAGGAAGCCGACAAGGTAATCAACGAAATCGAAACCAACTACAACAACCACCTTGAAGCTACAAAACTACACCTATCCCAACAAAGGGAACAAGTGGAAAAAGATAGAAAAGACTATCGAAAAACACTTTCAGATAAAATCACAGCTTTCAACTTAAAGGAGCACGATAAAAGAAAAACTCTTGAAGTTGCCTCCAAGTATGATGAGAATGGAATTTCGGAAGCAGAAAAACTATTTTACAAAATCAGACAGGAAGATCCTGAAAGATTTCTTGAAGTGGTAATGCTACTATCAGACAGAGATATGTACGAAAGCGTGAAATACACAAAAGCAAAAAACGAAGCAACAGTAGGAACATTTAAAAAAATACTGTCTATAAAAGCAAGAACAAATACGGCGGAAAAAATCCCCGAAAAGAAAGAAGATAGTTTTGAAACTGCCTTCAAGAACATGAAAACCTTATAAACAATAAATTAAAACAAATGAGTTTTTACACTAATTATGTAGGAAATAGAAATTCTGATATGGCTGTTGCTTTTACAACGGCAGATGCGGCACGATCATTAGTATCTCAACAAGGATATCAAGACTATTCCACTTTACAAGACATCTATGAGGAAGATCCTCTGAGAAACCACTTAGGACTAATCAGGCAATTTGGAGAACAGGGAGATGTATCGGTAGTTCCTTTTTATCAGGATGCCCTATCTTCAGGAGCAATTTTGGAAGTGAACGGGTGGGAAGGAAAATTCCACTATGACTTGCCAATCGAAACTGACAACAGAACAAAAACTACAGGAGATACTTCTGACCAGCCTTTGGCAGGTATTGACGGAACCACTTTCCAAATTATCTTGAACAAAGAGTTTGCACCTAATACAACTTTGACAGCTAATGCCATTGATGATGAAGGTATGACTATTGTAGTCTCAGATGCAGAACCAGTTCAGGCAGTAGCAGGAGGTTTCTTACATACAGTTGTTTTAGGAACAAATGATTCTGAAAAAACTTATGATACTTCTCTATTGAAATCTGATATTACTTATATCGATACAGGACACGGGGTTGCGGAATATGGAGAAAAATTAGCTTTGGCTCACCTAGAAGCAGGTTCAAACTACCAGACTTTTGAATTCCAAATTGGTTCTCCAATGGGAGCTGAAACTTTCTACACAGGGAAGGCAAATGAAGTGGATCTGGCTTGGGGAAAAACAAGTTCAAGAGATTTGATTTCAGATGTTGAGGACTATTCTGCAAAAGGAATGGAAATTGCTTTCCTAAAACAAAACGTACCAGGAAGAGGAACAGTTAAATCTGTAGCTTCAATGATGCAAGTTTTGACAATCAGAAAATTTAATACTTTGATGTCTCGCTCTTTAATGTGGCAGAGAGGTTTTACTTTAAAAACTGAAAAAGGTACAGTAAGATACAATGAAGGATTGTGGCATCAGATGAGAAGAGGTTTTATCTTGACATATCCTAAACGTATGGGGATGAAGAAAAGCCACTTGGGAGTTTTAGCTGACTATGTGTTCAAGCAAAACCCTATGATGGATGTCATCGATAGAGTTTTAAGATTCAAGACAGGTACCGAACTTGGGAAGAATTTTGAAATGATTTACCAAGATGAATTTAACGAGCAGATCAACCGTATCGCACCGCTTTTAGGAGCGCAAAGAATTATGGATTCTAGTCCTGTTTCAGGAAGCTGGGGAGAATTAGTTCTTAAGCCTGTAAAAGTTAAGTCTGTTTATTTGCCAGGAATTGGACAAGTAGAGCACACAGTTGACAAAGGATTAGATTACGCTGCTCAAGGACTTCAAGACAGAAGATTCCAAGGAGCTAATGCTAACGGATTTGCAAGCACCACTTATTCAGGACTTATGTGGGATGTAACAGACCAAGCATACTCTAACAACGGTAGAATGCCAGCAGGTGTTACCAACATTGGAGGAAATGACAAGGCAAACATCCACTTGGTAGTTCCAAAAGGAGACAAGGTATTTTGGGGAACAGAAAACGGACGTTACAGTTCTAAATCTGCAAAAGACATTGTGGCTTCAAGAAAAACAATGACAGAATCATTCTTCATTTACGGTTCTGCTTCTACTTGGATGAGAGACCCTTCTAAATTTGCAATGATTGAATTGGCAAAAGAAGCACGTAGAGGATATAACTAAATAGAATAAGCATACCCTCCCTTGACCTAAGAAAACCAAGGGAGGTTTTTAAAGAAAAAAGAGAAAAACAAAACAAAATGAGTGAAGTAACACTAAAAGTGGCGAACACCGAGATTACTGTCAATGGGAACCACAAATATACAATTATAGGAAAGCCTGATATGGACGCCCCCAAAGGTTTTGCAGAATATGATACTTCAAAATATCTTATGGCAAACATTGGAGAAAAGCATTCAGTTCCTTACGATTCGCAATTGGACTGCTATGATACATCCTTTGATACAGATTCTGCTTCAAATGAAGGATTAGATCCAAGTATAGTAAAAAACTATGTTACCTATATTCAAAAACCTTACGAGACTAGATTCAAGAAAAAGCTTGACTCTACAAATGATGATTTTTGGGGAGAAGGTGGGGATAAGGGATTTATGATGGACTTGTACATAGGTAAAGTATTTGATATGAAAAACCTCAAGCATCGTTTGGAATTATTCCAAGCCTTGAAAAAAGGACATATCTGCGAAAAAGGGGAGAAAGACCATTTCTACCAAAAAGCAAAATACTGCATAGTAGACAACAATAAAAAACAAAACGTTAAGGAGAAAAAAGCAAAAGACAAAGCTCAGGCATTCTTTACCTTTATGAACCTCCTAAACGAAATTGAAGAAAATGATGACCTTTACTCAATCTTGGAATGGATTAATTTCCCAAATTCGAGAGACACGGATAAAGACACTTTATTAACACAAGTTTCAATCTTCTTTGACAATATGACCACAGGACAAAAGAACTGCGAGAAATTTATGGAAGCCTATGGAATGTTAGATGACAAGGATAGAAAAGTTGAAATGGAATATTTTTCAGCCTTGAACAAACTAAACCATAACAAAAAGCTTACTTATAGAAGAAGTCAATATTATCTTGGAGATTTGCTTTTAGGAAACAGCTTGAAATCGGCGGCTAACGCGGCAATACAAAAAGACGAGAAAGCCTCTAAGCTTAAAAAAGCAATTCAAGACGAACTTGAAAATATAGAATAAATGAGGCCAGAAGATATCTATCTAATATATTTGACCAAGGCGGAAAAAAACCTTACAAATGATGCAAAATCTACAGATAGAGGAAGGTTTCAAATACTATGGAACAATCAGCAGATAGTGTACTACCGCAGATTACTTGAAATGAAAGGGAGTGATGATATAAGAGAAGCACAAGTTTTTCTAGAAATTTCAAAACCATTGGAATTAAGTTCCAAGACAGCCCAATCATCTAAATTCAAACTACCCCAAAACTTTTTCGACTTGGGAGACATAGAGGCTTACGCCACAAAAGAAAAATGCAAAAACCAAAAGATTTTTCTCTATGAAACCTCTCCCGAAAATTACACGGAATATTTAAGAAACTCAGATACAAAACCAGACTTCCTATGGAGAGAAAGCTTATACTCTCTCTCCTCGGATATGGTTGAGATATTCCAAGACGACTTCACAATAGAAAAAGTTAAAATGTCCTACTACCGAAACCCTTCGGAAATAAAACTGATGCAAGAGACCAATCCAGAATCAGATTTTGATGACTTCACAATAGAGTGGGACGACAAATCAATTTACAAAATTATCGACCTATGTGTCTTGGAATTTGACACATCGGCTAATTCAAACAGGATTAATCCTGACTTAAACAGATTACAAAATTAAATAAAAACAATAAACCAAAATTATGCCAGGTATTCATTCAGCATTATCTCGCCACCTTTTTACAATTGATGGTGCAGTAAAGACAACAGGGGTAGGATCAAAATTAGCCCAAGGACAGTTTGCATTAGTGCAAAAAGATAGACCCATTACGGTTGGAACACAATCAGGTGCGGCAGTATTGAGTGCAAATTTAATTTCAGCACTTTCTCCTAACGCCCAATTGGAAATGAGAATGGGAAAATTTCAGCTTCCTAATCCGACAAACGTATATAATAACAAGCCAAACTCATCTGAGGTTTTCAGGTTAGGGGATATTAAGGCTATCAAGACAGTTGCTCCAAAATATGAAAAACAGGAATTTGATTCTTGGATTATCGGATATGACGGAATCAATCCATCTTCGGCTCTGACAATTCCAGAGGGAGGTTACTCAGTAGTAGACATTGCTTTCTGTGGGGACGCTCTAGAATTCGTTACAGGTACTAAAAAACACTTAGCCAAGTTCCACATCCAAAGAGAAGTAGGACAGTCAATGAAAGAAGTTATTGAAGAACTTTACAGAAACATTCAAAACTATACAATTCAAGGAAATATTCCTCTGACTTCTTTAGCTTCTGTAAAATTAGTAGATTCAACAGCTGAAGCTTTGACAGGACAAGAATATGTATTTGCTACCTTGACTGTACAAGACCAAGGATATCCAGCAGATTTGGCAAGAATCCAAGCGCAGTATGATTATACAGTAGTATTAAAGAACCGTGAAGGTATCAATTCTATCTACTCGATTATGAGGCCACAAGGAGTGACTTTAGAAGATTATGTAAAATCTTTTGGAGGTTATGTTAAGGGATGTGAGGACTGTCCAGCAGGATACACTGAATTAGCAGGCGGAGTAATCTACTCTGTATCTTTAGAAGATGACGGTGGAAACTCAGCAGCTTTAGTTCAGGCACTTCCAGGAGCAGTTGCTTCTTCAGCAGTAAAAGTCGGTAACAGCGATGGTATGGGAACATATACAGTTGTTTTAGACAATGAGCTTACAGTTGGAGAGATTAATACTTTTGTAAATGCAGGGACAATACAAAAAACAGCAGAAATCCAATTAGTTGGCGCAGTTTCAGACTTATGTAACAATACAACAGAAACAGAATTTGCTTGGGTGGATGGAGACAGCTGTTTTGCTTCAACAGAGACTTACCAAATTCAATTGCAAGACGATGATTGTGAAGGTACAAGATTGGCAGAATTAGAATTAGCTTATCCGCAATTATCAATTGTAATAGCAAACACAGATTTTGCTACCAGAACAGTTACTTTGACAGGTACTTCAGGAACAGCAAATGTTTCAGTGAAAGGAGTTAATTACTTGGCAACTTTCGCAACAAGCTTGACAGTTACAGCTACAAACTTCGTTACAACGCATTCAGCCGCTTTAGCAACAGCAGGAGTAGAAGTTTCAGCAAACGGGGCAGTATTGACTTTCAGAGCTTTAAATACAGATGTTACAGGAATTACAATTACCAATGCGACAACTAACTTAGCAGGAACTTTAGGAGCAGTTACTCCGATAGCTTCTCAAGGAGGATGTCAGACAGTTTACCAAACAACAGTACCTACAAATATCGTATGTGAAGACTGCGATCCAATCTTTACAGAACTTTTCAAGTCAGAAGCTCCTAATGCTTATGAGGGAATTGAGTGGAAAAGAATCGATGTAGTGGAAGATGCAGAAGGACTTATGGGTATTAAGATTACAGGAAAACCTATCATCCAAAGACCTGACGATATTGCAAGAGACCAAATCCCTTACTATGAGACTTCAGTGAGAATTATGGTTGCAGGAGGATACGCAGAAGAAATCAACTTGTCAACTTATGTAAGCATCGAGCCTTTTGCAATCAAGCAATTAAGCTGGGCACAAGACAGAGATAATTTAGGATGGCATTTGCTTGGATGGGAAGAGGCTTCAAGAGTATATTTTGAGGGAACATTCCGCCATAAGAATAATATGTATGCAAGACAGGTATTGGGAGAGGCTTCTAATTTGAACTTTTCTGCTCAGTATGTAGGTTTTGAAATTACAATAATGGATAGAGGATTCTCTCAAGGCGGAGGACACACTTCAAACATAGGCACAAGTTACACAATTTGGGCAGAAGTGGGCTTCCACCAAGATTTGCAAGTCTTAGTCAATCAGTTGGCGGCTAAGGTAGGAATCCCAGTAGAGAAGGCTTTCACAGTATAATAATTAAAAAACAGAGGGAGGTGTAAAAGCTTCCCTCTTACTTTAAAGCTCATGAAGATTGATATAGATTTTTACGTACTACCCACTTCTCCGAAGACTATAGCGGTATATGATGACAGTGATTGGTCTTATGCTTCAAAAAAGATATCCCATATACAAATTATCCCACCAGGATCAAAAAAATGCACCACCTTAACATTTCGCAAAAATAATATAAACACTATTAATGCAAAAGATTTAGGATTAGGCTGTGGAGATTTACCTGATGGCATATATGAAATAAAAGTTTTAAGTAACTTTGAGGATATAGATAAAACCAAGTATTACCTAAAAACAGACAGCTTAGAATTTGAACTTTCTAAAAAAATTATTAAGATTAACGAACTTTCAAATTTTGGCAGAAAAGAGCAAGAAACAGTTTTTCAATTGAAATGGCTTTTAGAAGTTGCAAAATCTTACATAAAAGAGGGTAATTACCAAAAAGCAGTTCAAGCGTACAGCTCGGCAAAAAACTTAGGGATATGTTAGCAGGACAGATAAGTTTCAAAAAATACTCCTCCAATGACATAGAAAAGACAGCTCAAGATAACTATCAAAAGTATTATAAATTCAAGCATTTCAGAATAGGAGAAGAAATAGATTTTCTTAATGATTATTTCAAGATGGAAGCCTATCAAAATTTCTACCAATGTCTTGAAGATGAAATAAAAGAAGAAGTGAACAGACAGACAAACAAAAAGTGCAAAAAACACGGCATAAAAGCCTGCATAAAGCACTACAAGGAAAATAAATGCGACTGGTGTGATGAATTTAAGATCCTAAGAGAATGTGCACCAAAAATAGAATGGTAAAGTATGGACTGCAAAGAAAAGGAATGTAAAGACAATAGTATAAA